TTTATTGTAATCATTTATTACCTCCTGTATAAGCAAGGTACATCGCTAGTAATTCTTTGTCTAAAACAATGCAATGGGTAGCATCACCTCCTTTCATATAGATTTTTGTGTGATAGTTTTTAGATATGAATTTTGTCATATTGTGTGTGATTTCCCCTTATGAATTATGTGATTACAATAAATGTTTAGTTTTAAACAGGTCTTGTAAAAGGAGGACCTCTAATTAAGATAGAAGTTATAAATTGATTAATAGCTTTTCTACAAGACCTGTTTAAAAATCCGCTTCAATAAACTCTGTTAACACTTTAAGGTTATCAGATAATAATTCAGGTTTTAATAAATCTTCTTCAGTGACACCAACAATCCTAAATAACCAAAATTGTTGTTCTGGTGTTAACTTCATAAATGCATCACCATTTAGCTTACCTGTTTTCTTATCTTTAATAGCTTTAAACAGTTTATTGTAGAACTTGCTATTTGTTTCTTTAACGACTTCTTCTTGTTCTTCTTTAGGTTTAGCCACAAGTAATACAGCCGCTTCAGATAATGAACGAGTAATCTTATCGTCAATCTTTACATCTTGAGATAAAGAATTACTTGGTTCTTCATACTTAGCTGTTAATTGAGAAATCTCTAATAGCATTAAAGATTGAAGTTCTGAAAAATCTTGATGTGTTTTAACTTTGCTTAAATAGTTATCAGCAATGTTAGCAAGCAGTCGCTTCTTTTTATTTTCTAATTCTATTGCTTCTGCTTCCTCTAACCTCATCTTGCAGTATTTTCTTACTGCTGCCCATGGACCAGTTGATTCATCAAAACGTTCAAACATCTCAGAGCACATGTCTAAGATTCTTTCTTTTATGATGCGAACATCTTCTGGTTTAATAAAATAATCTCTTAAAGAGAGTTCTTCATTAAAAGCTTCATTTGCTAGCTTACGTTGAAATGCTTTTAAATCAGAAACAGTATCTGTTACTGCACCATACTTTGCCATCCTTCCTATGATTGTTGCTTCTCTTTCTACAATACTCATAGTTAATCCTCCTCCATGATACCTGCTTTTCTTAACAGGTTTGTTCTTAAGCAGTCAGCGATCGTATCTGACTTAATCATCTCAGTTGTCTGCATGAAGTACTTTCTTACATTCTCATGATCGTTACTGTTAACCATAACATCATGATCTTCTAGATTGAATATTATAACACCCATCTTTTTCACCTCCTTTGTTATAATGTTCAAAAAAATAGAGAGCCTAAGCTCCCTACTTTAGTACTTCACACTATAGTCTTCTTGTATATTCATCATATACATCATCCATATGTAATCTAACTCTATCTTCAATGCCTTCTCCTGTATTGGTGTTAACTCTGGAAAAGGTAATTTATAAAAACCTAAGAAATGATTCATTATAGTAGAACCATCTAATTGTACTGGTACTACATATGTACCTGGTACGTACTCTCTACCATACACTCTAAAGGTATGTTTTAATTGTATATACTTCTCACCATACTTCGTTTGCAATACGATGTCCTTACCTTTTGCGTCATCTTCTTTATTTATATGTATGTTGAAGAAGTAACTATCGTTATAACGTTGAAAGATACCAAGCATATGACACATAGCTATTTCTACTATGTGTCCATTTCTTATATTAGGATTGTTTCCTAACTGTACAACACCTGCACCTTTTATACTGCCATTTTTACGAGCTTGTTGTTTATAAAAAGTAAGTTCTGTTAAAAATATCTTTTTCTCTATTGCATTCATCTTCTGTATTCCTTTAATTTAAATTAGTTAGTATATTGTAATTAGTTAGCCATACGTTTTTCTATTTCACAAAGCATATCATAAACAGCTCTTCTATCTATACCAACAGCGTCCATTAGCATATGCATTTTATTTCTAGGACGCATTCTTTTTCTTTCTTTCTTACCTACTTCATGAGCTTCTTTTAATACTTGATATGCTTGTTGTTTTATTTCAGTTTGTTGTCTGAACTCTGATATCTTAGTATTAATTCTGTTGATTGCTTCTTCAACCTTTTTATCCACCCATTCTTCTTCAGCCATGTAATCTGCAGCTACTACTTCATATTGTACATCTACTGCTTCTTCTACTACTGTTGATTCATTTGTAACAGATGTTGCTGATGTATCACGTAGCTTTTTGTAAACAAAATTAAGACCTTTATTTGTTTCTACTGCTACTACTGTTTCGATAAATCCGTTTGCTCTTCTCATTGATGTTTTCATGATGTTTTCCTTTCGTATGTTAGTTTTTATTGGCTCACTAACAACCATTATAATATTATTTCAAAAAAATAGAGAGCATTAAGCTCTCCATCTTCTTATTAATCTTGCTATTAAAAGCACAATAGGATTCTTTGTTTCTTTGTATCCATATCTTTTTAATTGTTCTACTTCTTGTTGCATTTGTTCATTTGTTACTTGTTCGAAATTAATTGATTTTACTTCCCACATTTTAAGTCTCCTATGACAGTGGCATGACGTTGCATGTTATTCCAATCTGTCGCCTTTGTTTTGATGAGATACCCAGGGCTAATATTCTTACTCAAGAGTAACATCATATATATCTAGTCCCCCTAGAAATTTTTTCAATTTTTCATTTTACATATGGAGTTTTCAGAATATTTTTTTCATTTCACTATTTTAGTAAGATAGTTTATTATTAACGGTATTAAAAGGTTATAAAAATAAAAAAATGGAGGATTTTTATTAATGACAAATTTTTTAATTAATAATGATATATTGGCACAAGGTGAAATGACAGTTCAACAGCAACTTATTGATAATAAAATCTTAGTAACAGGTATTATGGAATTAAATACATATATTGATGACATCGTACAAATAGATACTGAATATTTTTTTATTGATAATGTAACAGTAACAAAAGAGATATTTGGAACAAGTGAAAAGAAAGTAGTTTACGAATTTATCGGAAGCGTTTTTGGGATAGATAAAGAAGCTTTTAATAAGAAAGGAGAATAAATTATGTCAGATATAAATGAAATGATTGATGAAGCAATGGAAATAGAATCCGCTTCCGCCGCAGAACTTGCTGAAATAAAAGCAAGAAGAGAAGCATTAGAATCTAATGTAGGAAATGTTTGGGGACATTCAAGTTTAGGATTAGAAGCTAAAAGAGCGGCTATGACTATGTTATCAACTAAACACGGAATGTATGCAAAAATACCTTTAGTATGTAAAGCACAAGAATGTCCATATAGTGAAAGTTGTTTAATTTTAAAATATGATTTAGCTCCATATGGAGAACCATGTCCAGTAGAAACTGCTGAGATAGAAGCTCGTTATTCAGGATATTCTATGGATTTTGATATTGAAGGAGCAAGTTTTACAGATAGAGCTTTAGTATCAGAAATTATTAATTTAGATATTATGATAGAAAGATGTAAAGCTTTAATGAGTAAAGAAGGTGTACCTATTGTAGATGTAGTAGCAGGTATAGATGAAAATGGAAATGTTTTAATGCGACCTGAAGTAAGTAAGGCAGTAGATGCATATGAAAAGTTTACAAAGAAAAGAAATGAAATTTATCAATTAATGGTAGCTACTCGTAAAGATAAGAAAGTGGATACAACAGAAGATATTGGTATACATACAATTATTGCTCAAGCAATTGATGCTGATGAAAATGGTGGTTTTGTTATTGACGAAAGACCAGAGGCATTTAAGGGGGAGTAATAAATGAATTTAGTAGATAAATATTTAATAGAATGTGTAGCGAATCGTAATTATAATTGGTGTACTCAAAACTTATACATAAATGTAGACCAACCTTTTCTTCCTACATCTGGACAAGAAGAAATTTTATTAACTCGTGATAATGTAAAAGCATTTTTAATGCCGAGAGGATCAGGAGCATCAACAATTATTGCTATGGATGCAATAACAGAAGCTTCATTAAATCCTATGAGTGAAGTTATGATATTTGTTCAAAATCAATTAGCAGTTTCTCAAATGTTAAAAAGAATAAAAGATATTTTAAACTATTCTTCTATAGAAACATTAAAAACGTCATTAAGAACAAATAGAGATCATATCTTATTAGATAATCAATCAATTATAAAAATAGTAACACCAAATCCAGCTTGTTATGTAGGTTATCGTCCAAATGCAATGTATATAGATAATTTCGATATGATTAATAGCGAAGATCTAAGTAATATCTTTAATAGATTGATGTATAGAACAAACAAAGTATTAATTATTGGAAACAATGTTAATAGCTATGAAGCAACTCAAAGAATTGTAAACATCAATCAAAATCAAATTTAAAGGAGGAAATAACTATGAGTGCTAGTTGGAAGTCAGAAGCTGCAGAAAAATTACTAAATAATAGTGTGAAAAAACTACATTCAAATCAAGCTATTAATAGTGCTTTTGAATTTGTTGGTCAAGGTGCTGCCAATGCTTATCGATTTGGTAAAGAAGCTATGTCTAACCCAGATGGTATTGTAGCAGCTGCTGAAACAGTATTTAAAGATGGTGATGCTTGGAACTATGGAAGAATTGCAGGTTCTTATATTGCAGTATCAAGTGCTGCTCGTATTGCTACTGGAGGTGGCTTAACTCGTGATCGCAATGGTAATAATAACATTATTGGTATTCCTGGAATCTAGAAAGGATAAAAAGCGATGGATGCATTAAAGAAAGTTGGAATGATTGGAGCTATAAGTACAACAGCTGCTTTAACTGGTGCGGGTGCTGGCATAGGTTATGTCGGTGGTGCAGCATGGGGTGGTAATACACCAGGTTCAGACATTCAAAAAAATGCAACAGTTGGTGCAATAGGTGGAGCAGCATTAGGTGCTACAGTTGGTATAGTTGGCGGAGTTGCTGCAATGAATCCTGTAAAAACTGCATCTGTTGTTGGTGGTGCTGCTTTAGGAGTTGCAGAAACAGCAGGAGCAGGTATTATAGGTGGAGCTGAGATTGCAGGTGCAGGCATAATAGGATTTACAACAAAAGGAGTTGCTCCTCTTGCTGTATATGGAGCACAAAAATATGCAAGTATTGGAGCAGGTGCTGTAAAAGGTATTGATAAGTTATTATTAAAAGATGATTTAAGAGAGTCTAATCTTTTAGGTAAAAAGTTAAACTTAGCAGGAAAAGGATTAGTTTATGGTTCTGCTTTAATGGCAGGAGCGAAAGAAGCTTTTAATGATTTTAATAGCAATCGCATGGGACAACGTGATGGACAAATTACTCGTGCAACACCTAGAACACCATCTTATGCAAATAATGCTGGAGCAACTGGTGATTTAGTATTTGCAATGAATCGTAATAGAAGGGGGTAGATTTTATGAGCGTTAGTTCTCAATTAGTAAAACGTAATGCAAAAAAAGGTATAAAAAAAGGAACAGAAGAAGCTGCTAAAAAATCAGGTTCTTTACTTGGGACCGCATTTAGTGTTGGTATGCCATTATACTTTGGTGCACAAGAATATAAGTCTGCACGAGAAGAAGGTAATGGTGTATTAATGTCAGGAGCTAGAGCTGTTGGTGATTTTGCTGTATCAGAAATGATGGGGTGGGGTTATCTAGGATTACAACTTGCTCCTATGATTCCAAAAGCAGCAGTAGGTGTTGCTGAAGGATTAAATACTATGTCACGTAATATGAATCGTGCATCAGTACAAGGTCCATTTTCAAATGCAACATTTAATGATACACAACAAACTTATACAATGAGACAAGCAGGTATGCAACTTGCTCAAGCTAGTAAATATAACTTACAGCAAACACTTATGGGTAATGAAGCTCAATATCTAAAATATTAAGAAAGGAGGAAAAACTAAATGGCAAGTTTAACAGATCAAGAATTAACAGGTTACAAGCCATCTGATAGTGGTAGTGGTATTCTAGTTCCAGAGCAGATAAAAATACAACAATCTAATAGAACTCAAAAAATGTTACCTTCTGATATTGCTCAAAAGAAAAAAGAACTTAGAAAGAAATTAGAAGGCGTTGAAAACAAAACTTATCATTATAAACAACAAAAAGAATATGAAAAAATATTCTCTGAAGAAAATCTAGATAATTTCTATAATTCTCCTGCAAAAAAATATGCTAGATCAAAAGAAGAAAATATTAAAGCTACTGATAAGATAGAAGAAAAAAGAATAAAAAATAGAGAAAGTAGAAAATCTCAAGCAGAGTTTGCTCACTCTAACGGATTAGATAAAAGAAAAACTAATGATTATTTTGAAGCATTAAAAACAAATCCTACCTTATCAAATGACAAAGATTTTGTTAATTATATGAATACGCATCAAGGAGAAAGTGGAACTAACTATGCTTCAGGTTATATCGGTCAAGAAACATTAAATAAAAAGATGTCTGTTCAACAACAGAATGATCTTAAAGAGCGTATTAAATCCAGTCGAGCAGAAAAAGAAAAAATAATTGCTCAACAAGAAAGAAGCGGTTTTGTTGAAGCGACTCCTGGAAAAAAAATGCGTAACATGGAAGAAAGAATCGCTTATCAAAATTCTGATAGAGGAAAGGCAGAAAAACTACTTAAGTCCAGAGATGAAAATGGTGTATTAAGATATGATATAGGTTCACAAGTTTATAACGACGTTGAAAAGCAAGTTGGACCTAGACCATTAGATCCTGATTTGCCAGATTATGATTATTCTCGCCTAGAGAAGATTGTAGGAAAAGACAAGAAGATGCAAAAAAAGATTGCTAATTTAAAAGCTCAAGATGCTGCAGAAAAAGCAGCTAGAGAAACAGCAGAAAACGTAACTGAAGCAGCAGGTAAAGCTGTTAAAAATAATGCTGAGGATGCAGCAAAAAAACTTACTAAAACAAAAGTTGGACGAATTGCAGCAGCAGTGGGTGTAGGAGCTTTAGTAGTAAGTAATATGAATAAGAATAAAGGACAGCAACCGAATGGTCAACTTTATGGCCAACAAACGCCTTATAGTTATTAAGAGGAGGTTTTTCTTATGGCAATAACTAAAAAGTTATCAACCGTAGAGGCAAAACGTATTCAAGAAATTATGCAAGACCCTGTAAAATGGGCACAAGTCTTTGTAACAATTTTTGATAATGCTGCCAAAAAGAAAACGCCTTGGATTGCACGATGGTATCAAGTAGAAATGCTTAGAGACAGAAGTCTCAAAAAAGTAGCTCGATGTGGTAGACGTACGGGTAAAGTGTTTTGCCCATATGCCACGAATTGACGGGGAAAGGCTTAGAGCTCTTTCTACTAACTTATGATGGTGACATACATAAGGGCGTTGCTAATCACAACGATATAGTAAAAAAGAAAGAGATTGTTTAATCCGCAGCGATGTATCTTAAAAAGGTTTGGGAGAGCTATTAAATTTTTAAGATAAGCGTTCAGAGACTACCAGCTTAGCTGGCGATATAAAAAGTAATTTTTATGTTGGGTGTGGCACTTTCAAAATCATATAATTCCTAAAGGAGAGACTTTATGTTATTCAAAAAAACAAGAAATTTAAAAGACAAAATTTTTAGCACAACAATCGATTTTGTTGATTTTGGAGAACGTGATGACTTAGGAGAAATTAAGCAAGACTCTAAAGAAAAAGAGCAAGATTTAGTAGATAACTTTGGAGCACCAAAAATTTCAGTAGGAAAAGAATTTACAGGTCATGCACAAGTAGAAGATGGAAAAGTAAAACTTGTAGCGTATACAAATGGTTTAAAAGAAACATGTATTAGTTTTATTCTTTCTGATAAAGAACTTGATGTAACAACAGGATTTTCTGCAGGTATCTCAGTAGATGCTAAAAAAGAAAAAGCTGTAGAAGGTAAATTAACTGCTGAACAAGTAGCAGAAGCTAAATGTTTAATTTTTGAAGAAGAAATTAAAAAACGTTTAACAGCAGCTATTGAAGGATTAAAAGCTAAATATACTGCATTTGAATTAGAAGAGCTAGAAGAAATTGCAATTCCTGTTCCTCCAAGCATAAGTCATTCTCATTAATTAAAACTTTAAAGGAGGTAATTATATGCAATTAAGAATTAATACAAGTATAAAAAAATCTATTATTACAGTAGAACTTGAAACAGTTAACTTTTGTGCAATAGAAGATAAAATGCTTGATCAATTTGGAGAACCTGTATTTGATTTTGAAAAAATGTATCAACAAGAATTTCCTGTAAGCATACATAAAAAGATTAGAACAAACTTTAAAGTTAAAGTTAGATTCGATGGCACTAAAGATATTGATAAAGCATCATTAGCTGTTAACGAATTTATCGATGATATTAAAGAAGCTTTACCATTATTAATGGAAACATTCATGGATAAAGCAGAAATGATTGATTTAAATGCTGGAACAGAAACAGTCAATATTATTTCTCACTATCATCCTAATCAATACAGTAATAATCCAAGACATCCTGATATAGGATACTATCATTAATCTCCCATAATAAAAGAAGATATAGTCCGAACATCTAGGTAACACCTAGAGAGCTAGGGTAGAAATGCCCTAGCCTTCCCTACGGGGAAGTAACACAATGAAAACAGAAACCATGTGTATCGAAATGCTTTGGAAAGCGTTTACGAAACCATACCATCGTATATTAGTTGTAACACCATATGAAAACCAAGTGCGTTTAATATTTACACGTTTAATGGAAATTGTAAGAGACTCTCCATTAATATCAAATGAATTAAAGAAATCAACAAAAAACCCTTATTGGATAGAATTTAAAAACGGTGCAATCATTCTTGGTTTTACAACTGGAGCAAGTTCAGGTTCTGGTGGAGCATCTATTCGTGGACAACGTGCTGATGCTATCTATTTAGACGAAGTGGATTAACAAATCATGATATAAAAGCTATTTTTAAAATAACATGTGGTCCACTATAAATTCCGTTAATTAGGTGGAAGCTGTAAAATGCTAACAACCTAGCGAAGTATTTATAGAAATATAAATATGTGCTGAACGACTAGAGGATGAGTCTAAAGATTTTTTCTATGGCAATAAAATTCCTCCACGAAAGCGGGACACTTTCTTAATGTCTTATCGTCAAGAATCATTCATTAAGATAATGAGATAGTCTAGACTGGGTTGGAAACAACCAACCGATGAAAATGAGGGAAACCTCCAGAGGCTAAGATAAAGAGCTTAGCGTTAATAACAATCGTATATGACAGAAGCTGACTTCGATTCTGTAATGGCAATTGCAGGTGAACGTCGAGATATTACAATATTCATGTCATCAACACCTACTGGTAAGCGTTCTAAGTTTTGGAAAGCATGTACTGATCCTAAAATGGGATTTACTGAACATTATCATCCTTCTACTCATAACCCTAACTGGGGGCCAGAGATGGAAGCTGAATTTAGGGCTCAATTATCAGAACAAGGGTTCGTTCATGAAATCCTTGCAGATTTCGGAACACAAGATACAGGTGTATTTAATAAAGATAAAGTAGATTTAGCATCACAACAATTATGTTATGCTTATAATGATTTAGATTATTATCAGCTTGAACGTTGTAAACATCAAAATTTAGTTCCACAAATTTTAAAATATGATAAAGCAAATAGAGCTCCTAATAACCCATTTCGCTGTATGGGCGTCGATTGGGATTATGAAATATTGTCCCTTTTTGTAGTAATGCAATCAAAAGAACAAAGTGAATTGACGGGGAATTCCTTAGAGCCTTAATAACCAAATTATCATGGCAACATAGATAATGGCGTTGCTAACTACAACGGTACGGTAAAATAATTAAGGATTGGAAGATCCGCAGCCGAGCTACTTAATTAAGTAGAAGGTTCAACGACTATCCCATAGGTCCTATCGTAGGACAACAGGAGTACGGCCAAGTGGCGGGTGAAAATCCCTTAATCGGAAGTGCTGCATCCTAATTATAGGATGATGATATAGTCTCAACATCTAGGGAAAGCCTAGAGCAGTTCGTAACAGAACGGTACAAGCGTAACGACCTTGTATGAAGATCATGAAATTTGGAGCAAGTTCATCTATAATAATTTTAGATTATGATGTTATACAGCAAAAGTTTAAAGTAATAAAAAGAGTAGAAGTTCCTCGTGGAGATTATTCTTATGATAATGCTGTTAATCTTATTATTGAACTAAATGATATTTATAGACCATCATGGATCTATTGTGATGCAGGTAGTGGTGAATATCAAATAGAAAGATTACATATTTATGGTGAAGAAAATCCACATACTGGACTTCGTAATAAAGTAAAACGTTGGCAATTCAAACAAACAATTGATATTGTTGACCCTGTTACTTTTCAAGTTCACAAAGAACCGATGAAACCATTCATGGTTACACAATTACAAATTGTATTTGACCGTGATAAAATGATTTTATCGCCATTCGATGAAGTGCTACATAAACAATTAATAGATTATGAAGTAGAGAAAATTGGTGCTAATGGTAATCCAGTCTTTACTTCTGTAAATGAACACTTCGTTGATGCACTCGGTTTAGCTTATTTAGCATTTGTACTGGAATTCCCAGAGTTAACAAATGTCGTAAAAAAACCTGAAGCAACAGCTATTATAGAAAGTTCTCCTGTACAATTAGGTGGAGCAGGTCTTAATAAATTATTCCACTCTATCGAAACAAGTGCAGTAGCTTCTGGATTCAAAGCTGTGTTAAATCATGATCCAACAGAGTTACCTGGTGATAGACCTACTACGGTAAAAGTACCACTTAGTTATAGAAGTGGGGCTTCATCAAATGGTTCATGGGGATCTAGAGCAGCTGGTTCTAAACGAGGAAACTTTGGTGGACGCTCAATGTGGTAGTTAGCTGTACCCTATAACAGCTTTCTATATATCCTCCCATTTTTTAGGCACTAGGCTCCCCTTTCCCTAGTGTCTTTTTTATTTATTTTTTTTGTGAGGTGAACAATGAAGAAAATTTTTTATAGACCTAATCTAGGTTTACCAAAAAGATATGATACAGATGGATATGTAGAACCTTATAGAGAGTCGATATCCTATGATGAAGAAACAAATGAATCAAAAGAAGAAACGCTTGAAGATATAGCTGAACAAATATTATCTTTACAAAATGTAATCGTACGATTACCTGATGAAATGCAACCAGCTATTAATATAATGCTTAACACTTTACAATTCATTTTTATTCAAATCGATCCAGACTACATACCAGAATCAAATAAGAATAATACAGATAGCACAGATGATATAGATACTAATGGTACAAACATTAATAGCACAAATAAAGAAAGTATAGAAGATGATTCTGATATCGTTATAACAGAAATAGATGACGAAGATGATGATGATGATGAAATGGAAAATAGTATATTGTTTTCTGATGTTGTACCAAATGTAATTATTAAAACTATACCAAAGGATAAAATTAAATTGATAAACAAAACATATTGTGTTACACTTTTAGAAATAACAAAAGATTACATTAATGAGTTAAAAAAAGTAACTACTCAATATTTTATGGATATGGGAATGTTAATAATGGAGCATGATAAACTCAATATAGATTTTCTTGAAAAGAAATATACATATAAAACAACAGATTTAAAAAGCAAAGACTTACAACATGTTTCAGATTTTATCATTAAATCTCAAATCGTAAGAAATCAAAAACAACGATTAATGGATAAATTGATTAATGAAGAAGAATCTCTTAATAAGATAAAAGCATGTGAAGTCGCAAGAGAATTAAGTATTCGTTATGCAAAAGAAGAATATCGTAACAATACTGTTTATCATGACTTATTTAGTAACATATCTCTAAAAGAATCGAGATTATCCTATGAACAAAAAATGGATAATAATTTATACGAGTTATATAAATACATGAATAGCTCAGTAATATTATTAGATGAATGCCTACGTTTATATATGCGAGAGGCACAAGCTAAATCTATTTTAATTAAAGAAGAGGGGATTAAATTATGATTAGACCAACACATGACAATTTATTAGTAGAAATCCAAGTTCAAAATGAAAAAGAAAAGAAAACAGAATCAGGTATTATTTTAACAGCTAGCAAAAATCAACCTGTAGAAAAAGAAAGTACAGGTTTTGTTGTAGCAGTTGGTAAGGGAAGATATTTAGCAAGTGGACATATTATACCACCTTGTGCAAAAGTAGGAGAAAAGATTATCTTTAATAAATTCGCTGGAACAGAAATTGTTGATGGTGAAAGAACGTTTTTACTTATTAAAGAAAATGACGTATTAGGAATTATTGAATAAAGGGTGTGATAGCTTATGGCTTTACAATGGCCTAAGAAAAAAGCTAGTCAAACAGATTCTAAAAAAGTAACAAAAGCAGATATAAATAAAAACTTTATCGTTAAGGCTATCGGATTAATAGCTGCTCAAGGTAACAAACGTGGTGATGATTATGAAGAACCAGAATATCCTTTAGAGGAAGTAAAAAAAGCCGCTGATGCAGATTCCTATGTAAAGATGGCCTTAATGAAATATAGTTATCTTATTTATAAAGCAGGATATACTTTAAAATCTGATAATGACCAAGCTTTAAATTATATTAAAACTCGTTTTAAGCTCATGGGCTTTATGACACGAAAACCTATTGATATTCTATTTCAGGAAATAGCAGATGATATGGTTAAATACTCTAATGCTTTTTTAATTAAATCAAGAGTAGATGAGATTGGTTTTAATGTAAAAGCAACAGGAATCAATAAAGATAAAAAACCTGTTGGTGGTTACTTTAGAGCTGATCCTACATATATGAGAATTAAAAGAGATAATCATGGAACTATTGTTTCTTATGAACAATGGAATGATGAAGGTGAAACTAAAAAGTTTGCACCAACAGAAGTAATTCATTTTTATATGGATAAAGATGCAAGTCATTCTTTTGGTACACCAAGATTAATAGCTGCTCTTGAAGATGTTAAATTATTACGTCGTATTGAAGGTAACGTAATTAGTTTAATTTATCGATTTGCTATACCAATCTATCAATGGATGATTGGTCTACCTCAAGCAGGAATGCAAGCAACTGAAACAGAAATTCGTGAAGCACAAAGAGAAGTTGAAAATATGGCGATGGATGGTATTGTTTTTACTAATGAACGTACACAAATTAAAGCTATTGGGGCAGAAGGTAATGCATTAGATGCTTCTGACTATTTAACTTACTTTGAAAAACGTGTTTTCACAGCATTAGGTGTTTCAGAAGCTCAAATGGGTAGAGGTGGAGCAAAACAAGATGCAGACTCAATGGAAGGACAAACACATGATACAGTAAAATACATTCAACGTGTGCTTCGTATTTTTATTGAGAATATGATTATATCTGAGCTATTAATAGAAGGTGGTTTTAATCCAATTTTAAAAGAATCTGATTTAGTAAACTATGAATTCAATGAAATTAACTTAGATACAAAAATCAAAGTTGAGAATCATGAAATGCTTAAATTCCAAAGCAATGTTTATACATTTGAAGAAACTCGTACAAATATGGGTATGCATAATAATGCAGATGAAGAAAGATTATTTGCTAATATGATTACTAAAGAAGTTGCTCTTGCTCAACAAGATAACCAATGTAAGAATAATATTGAATTAGCTAATGTAAATGCAAAACATGCTCAAAAAATGGCTAAACAAACAGCGGCTCAAAATGATATAGATTCTAATTCAAATGGTAAATCAGGTAATAATGGTCAAGTATCTTCTAAGTCTAATAAAGATGTAGAAACAAGAAATAAACCATCTAATCAACATGGTACATATTCTGCAAAAGTAAAAGAATCTGTAGAGATTACAGAATCTAGTAAACAAACACACAAAAAAAATTATAATGACATATATAAAAGATATGACAACTTGCGTAATGATATAACAGAAGAGAACTCAGATATAGATATCTTGATCCCGTTAGCAAAAGACGGAATGGTATCTGAAATAAAAACGCTGATCCAAATGACATCTTATGATGCTATTTCTAAGGCAACAGAAGATTTAAGCGGCTCCTCAAATTATCGCTTATTGCCAAACATAAAGGTTTCAATGACCACTTTTAATGAAGAAGCTGACGATACAATTACAAATATCTTAAAAGATATCAAAAAGCAACTTAAAAAAATTGATATCAAAGATGCTGGTCAAGTAAAAGCAGTTTTTGATGCTTTAGAATATAGAGTAAGATTTTTAATAGAGTACATTCTACCAAAAGCATATTGGTACTCTTATATAAAAGCAGGAGCAGAGTTGGGTGCAGAAAAAGCTTATATTATCTTTAATGGTAGCAAAGATCAAGATGAACATCCATCTGAGATTGACACAAATAATTTTTTAATAGAAGACATACCTGCATATCATGCATTCTGCGATTGCAAAGTAAGTTTTAAAGGGGCAGGTGAAAAGTAAATGGCTATAATGATTAGAGAAGACCTATCTTCTAATGAAGGATTACATGTTTTATGGAATTATAAAAAAGGTCTTCAAACAACTGAAAGCGTAAACTTTGATCCAATATCTCCAAATTCTATCATGGTAGATTATGAAGCAATTCATGTGGGCATGACTAGAAACTTTACTTTCTATACTGAGGAAGCTTTAGAGTCTAGTGTGCCAACATGGACTAAACCTTATCTAAGACCACTTATCATGCATCATAATGAGAAAGATGGAAAAATCATAGGACGTATTCATCATGCAAGTTGTACTGATAAAAACACTTTATCTGAAACTAAAGCGTTGTTATTAACAGCTAATGTTCCAGATAAAGAAGGTATTGAAGGTATTTTAGATGGCAGATTAAAAACAACTTCTATAGGAGCAATTGTACATGATGCAACTTGTTCAATCTGCGGACAAAATATAGCTGAATATGGTCCATGTGAACATGAACGTGGAGCTGAATATGATGGAAAATTATGTTATTGGATTATAAAGAAAATGGAAGCCAAAGAATTATCTTATGTTATTGTTCCTTCCGACATCTATTCACAACATATAAAAGTGTATAAGCCAGGGAAAGGAAAAGTATCAGAACTACAAGAGGCAACTAAAAAAGGAGTGTTAAACGTGGAAGAAAATACAATTTTAACAGATGTAACAGAATCTACTGTTGTAGATGAAAATGGTGAAACAGCTAAAACAGAACAACCAGTTGTTCCTGCTCAAACTGTTGACACAACAAAATTTGAAAATGAAATTGCTACTTTAAAACAAGAAAAACTTGATTTAGAAGTAAAAGTAAAAGATTTAGAAAAACAACTTCAACAAGAACAAGATGCAAAAGCAGATCTTGCTAAAACTTTAGAAGCGACTCAAATTCTTTTAACTAAAGCAAATGAAGATATTGTAAAAGTTAAAGCAGCTCTTACTACTAAAGAAGAAGCTTTAACTAAAGAAATTGCTTTAAGAGAATCTTTAGAGTCTCAATTAGTTACTGAATCAATTAATAAACGTAATCAACTTGTAGAATCAGTTATTGAATTAAGAGCTCAACTTAATAAAAGAATCATTGCAAAAGAAGATTTAGAAAAGAAATCTGATGAATTTTTACAAGAAAGTTTAGTTGATTTACAAGAAGAACTCTCTTTAGTAAAAACTACAGCACCAAGTGTTACAGAAGGAATTGAAGAAATACCTCAAGTAACAAATCCAGGAATTGTAGAAAATGTTGAAGAAAATGCTAAATTAAATGTGAAAGAAGAAAAAGCATCTAGTAATATTAATGTAGAAGAAGCCATTGCAGATCTAATGTCTGCTATTATGGCACCTAATAAAAATCGTTATTAATTAAGGAGTGAATAAAATATGGCATTACATCCAAATTCGTTTGTAGGTCAAGATAGACTTCAACCAGGTTCTCGTGGTGAAACTTTCCAAGTTGATATCCCAGGATACAGAGATGGGGCTGACCGAGTAAACAGAACACAAAATAAACTTAACACAAATGCACATGATGTTCCAAACATTAAATATAGTTTTGATGACCGTCTTCCAGTATTATTTAAATACGGTTATGCATTTGGATACAATCAAATCGTTATTCCAAAAGGACGTATCGTAGCAGTAGATCCTCACATGGATTTAGTAGATTTCGATATGAAAAAAGCACATAACACATTAACACTTGCAAATGGTGGTGTGCCTGTAAAAGTAAGAGCACAAGGTGAAGCATATATTGCTTACGCTGCTAATGGCTTAGTATCTAAAGCAGGTGCTACAATGCCAGGTATCGGTAAAGAATGGATGCCAGTTGCAGGTTATACTGACACATATCCAGAATCAAAAGTATTCCGTCCATTTAAAACAAAGAGAGCAAAAGCTCAATTAACAGATGCAGGTTTTACTATTGATACACAAAACACTGGTAGAGTTTTAAAAGACGATGCAGCTACAACTGTTCGTCCAGGAAACCACCCAATCGGTATTATGCAACGTAATGAATATACTCGTGATGATGATGCATTCAACGGTATCATGCCAGGAGCTGTTCTTACAGATGCAATGGTAGAAATGCCTTGGTTCTTATTTAAAGATAAAGCAGAAGGAAATCCATGGGGTTCTGCATACGGCGGATTATTCCCAGGTGCTCTTGTAAAATCAGATGAAAATGGTCGTTTTATTGTTTCTCCATTATCATTTGAAGAATTAGTAGCTTCTATGACAGTTCCTGAATACGAAGCAGAACGTCAACAAGTAGTTGGTCAAGTATACTCAGTATCTCAAGAACTTGTTCCAGAAGGTGCTGCTAAATATGCTCAATGGGCAATTTCAGATATCTTAAACTTTGAAGGATTCAATCCATCTCTTTATCGTCAAAACAACAGACGTGGTGAAGATGCTATTAGTAATTCTCCATACAAATCAAATGGTGAATATCCAGGATATCCATATGATCCAGCATATATGAATTCAGATTTACACATGCTTTCTAGCTACCGTAACACATACGATCAAAGAATGCAACATGAATATAGATTTGATCATGGTATCCCAGGTTTAACAGATGGTTACAATGCTGTTTCTACTCCAATCGAAGATAAACAAGTTGGTGTATTCGGTTGTCCATCAGTTGGAGAAAAAGGAGCTGCTACAATTGATTCAACTGTACCATATGCTGATATGTATTTCAGAACAAGAATTGAAAACGTAGAGCAAGGTTCATTACAAATCAAAGTAGGAGATGCAGCTTACGCTCCATGTACATTAGGTGCAACTATTGAATTAACACACACATCAGTAACAAAAACATTCTTACGTGTTAAATATGTAAATGAATTACAAGGTATTGTTGTTCTTGAAGTATTTGATAGAGCAGCAGCTGATGAATTCTTTAACTCATATGGTGTAGAAAACAAATTAGCTGTAAGCTTAAAATACAACAAACGTGGTATGGCTGGTGTTCCAACATTCATGGATTGGGACGGATGTATCGGTTCAGTAAAAATCTTACTTCAAAAATAATCAACTATAATATATAATTTAACGTGGGGATAAAACTTATCCCTGCGTATAACTTAGAACACTCATCAAGGAGGAATAATAAATGGCTATTAATTTTGCAGAAGCAATGGAAAATCTTAGTGAATATAGAAAAGCTGCAGAAGCTGCGGTAGCAGAAGGAAAACAACCTGCTATTTCTATTAAAACTTTAGACCTTATGGAAAAAATGGGTCGTAATTTTAGAGGAGATTTCTCGAAAGGTAAAGCAAGTATTCAAGAAGCTTTAACATCAACAGATGCTGTTAAACTTTTCCCTAAAGTAATTGAAGGAAAACTTCGTGAAGCTGCAGAACCAGAATATTTAGGAACACGTTTCATGGATACAATTCATGTTGAAGGTGGTTCATCTACAGTATTCCAAATTCCAGTAGTAGGAGAACTTGTTGCTAGTGAAGTTGGAGAAGGTACTCGTTACAATGAAGACTATGTAGACATGAACACAATCGAAAACGCTCCACTTGAAATCAGAGTGAAGAAAATCGGTTTAAAAGTGTCTATTACAGAAGAAGCTATTAATGATTCTAGCTGGGATATTCTTGGTCTTAACATTCGTAAAATGGGTAGAGCTATGGCTCGTTATAAAGAAGAATGGATCTTTAATACATTCTCTGATCATGGTCATGTAGTATTTGATAATAACTTAAGATCTCAAAATCCTGCAGCAGGTACAACAGGTAGAGATCAAGATGGTTCATACAATGATACAATGTCTGTAGAAGATTTCTTAGACTTAGTACTTGCAATGATGGGTAACGGATTTACTCCAACAGATGTAATTATGCATCCTCTTACTTGGGTAGTATTTGCTCGTAACTCAATGCTTGGAAATGGTCTTACATATGGTGCTTTCGGTGCTAACAATGTTCATCCAAATGGTGCTATTCAAGGTACTCCAGCTGCATTTGGTATGTCTAACAACGGAGATGGACAAAAACTTATCATGAGTCCAGATCAAGTACAAAACCGTTTACCAGTTCCACTTACAGTAAACTTCTCTCCATTTGTTCGTTTTGATAAAGTTCAAAAACGTTTTGATATGTACTGTATCGATCGTACAGAAGTTGGTTGCATCGTTCAAAAAGAAGGTTTAACAACTGATAACTGGACAGATCCAGAAAGAGACATTAGAAGTCTTAAATGTAAAGAAAGATACGGGGTAGGCGTATATAACAATGGTCTTGCTATTACAGTAGCAGCTAACATTGCTGTGGCTCCATCTTACCCAGTACCACCAGCTGTAACAGTAGTAACAAAACAACCTTAATAAAAGTTTTTAATGACTGCACTGTAATGGTGCAGTCTCACTTTAAAAAGGAGGATAATTTAATGAGAATTAAAATTGCAGAACTTAGATTGGCTCCAGGTCAAGTAGGTTTTTATGATGAGTTAACTAATATTCATTTAACTTTAACAAGACCTTTCGCATCTGTATATCAAGGTATGAATACATCAAGACTTCAACAATCAGTTAATTCTGGAAGACTTATTTTAGTTTCTGGTTCATTAAGACCAGCTCCAATTAATGTTTCTGAAGAAATTGAAGTAGAAACAGTAATTAATAAAGATAAAGTTGAACCTTCTAAAAAAGAAGAAACAACAGTTGTAGAAGTTAAAGCTGAAGAGCCAGCTATTAAAGAAGTAGTTGCAGAAACAGTTGTAGAAATTGAAGAAGCTCCAAAAACAAAAAAACGTACTTCTAAAAAGAAAGAAGTAGAAGAATAATTATTTCAAGGAGGAATTACCTATGGCATGTAAAACAAGTGGTTCTTCTAAAAAAGGAACTAAAAAGAGTACTAAGGGTAAAAAAAAGTAATTTCGCCGAGAGGCAAAGATCAACTTGTTACTAGAAAATAAAATAAAGGTTGTGGTGATACATGTATCAAGAATTTATAGCATCTGTAATTAATACAGATATCCGTTCGAAAAAAATAATAATTGAATTCTCACATGATATCGATGCTTCATCTATTGATGATAACACACTTCAAATTATTCATCGTAAAACAAGAGATTTTATGGATTACCATATTAGTGTAGAAGGAAAGGTCGTTTCAATTACTTTATTGGAATGGCCTTTACCTAATGAAGAGTATATCTTAAAAATTGAAAAGTTTAAAAATATATTGGGAGATACATTAGTCTCTGGCATTCGCAAAAAAATCATATTTGAAAGTTCTATTTGTTCTACTGTGGACATTACTAGTCCAGCTTTTAATGAAGTGATTAATGAACTTGTAATTAAATGGGTTGAAAACAAAACAGATGAAACTCATGAATTAGTTAATAGCTTTTATTTAGAAGTTAGCCCAGAAGCTAATTTTTATAATATTAATTACAAAACATTAGTTACTAATCAAAATGAAATAGAATTACCTGTATTAAAAGCTGGTCAATACTATGTAAGATGTAGAGTACAAAAAGATAATCAATATGGTTTTTGGAGTGAAACAATTACATTTCTAATTGACAAAACTCCTGCTAAGCCAGAGACTATTTTTGACTCTGAAGAAGATAACGATGAGCCAATTTTCGTAGATGATATACAAATCTTAAATACACCTAAAAGTGGTGAAACTCCTTCTTCTATTATGATAGAATTTGATTGTGAAATCGATAGTGATTTCTTAGATAACATTATTCTAATAAGGAGGGATTACTAATGGAAAGAGTTAATTTCTCTATAAAAGTTTTTGATAACTTTATTGAACTTATTCCTGAGGGCGGGGTAAAAGATAATTCTATTTATGAAATTAGATTAAAAGATCTTAAACAAGAAAATGGTCATAAAGTATTAGATAATGAAACAATTAAGTTTTGTACTAAGATGACTCCTGCCTATACCTCATTAGAGTCTGTTAAAGCTTTAGTAGAAAATTGTAATATACCAGATGAAACAATTCTTTATCATATCAGAGAAGCATCTAAATATGCTGATTACATTAAGAAATGTAAGGATGCTTATGGTAGACCTGATATTATGCTTCAGTCAGATGTAGAACTTATTAAATTTCAAAAGGAACAGTTTTCAAAATATAAAGCGGCTTATGAATGTATCCTTAGATTCTATATGGATAAAGCTGCAGAACATGGCATTAAAGGAACTTTAGGAGATATTACATTTGATACAACAACAACTTTACCAGATATCTCTAAACTTCTTGCTACATTAAAAAAAGAAGTAGAAGATTGGGAACTTGCTTTACAAGGTCATACTAATATAAGAGCAAGTATGCGTACAGGTGTAAAATCATCTACAGGTACATCTTATTCTGCTACAGCAAAAGCAGCTGAACCACCAGAATATTCAAGGAGGTCTTACACATGAAGAATGTAACTAAAGACCTATTTAATAAAAACATTGAAAATATAATTGAGTTATTAGACCACGAAGTTTATGTGGTCTATCTCAATAAAAAAATAAAATGTACTTGTTTACAAGAAGGAACAAGTCAACCAAATGTAAGTTGTAAAAGATGTCTTGGAACAGGTTATAAAATTAAAATTAGAAAATGTATGGCAGTATGCCAAGATTCTTCTATCCCATCTACTATTCGTAATACAACTGGATTTATTGTGTCTAGAAATTACTATGTCCGATCAAAGGACAGGCTAAATAATGATGATATTATCGTAGATGGTAATGATGTTTATTTTTTATTCCAAGGACCAGACTATGCTTCATTTGATGGAAAACAAATCTTTCAAAAGTGTTCTGCTATGCCAAAAAAATTAGATTCAGAAGAATTCTTTATTAACTTTAATAATATTGTAGGTAGGTGATATATATGAACAATAGTATTCTTATAATAGGAGAGGGATCAACTACATACGGTATTAATCAAATCATTAAACAAGATTCATTAAAACTTGTTGCAGGACTTTATGGTGAAAACAGCGAATTAACACAAGCATTTGAATTAGCACAAAGTATAGGTGCTACAAATATATATCTTGCAAATGCTCAATCAAAAACAGCACATATTGATATTATGCAAATAGCTAGGCAGCACAATTTTACTTATATCGTTCCTATTGGTGTAAGATTTTCTGATAAAGCTTTTAATAAACAGCTTAATCGTAGTATGACTTTTGCAGAGATATTTCTACGTATCACAACTGTAATGACAGATTCTATTATTGTTATGACAGATAATCATGCTTCACTCTATGAAGACATTGATTCTTATTTAAATGATATGTTTGATAAAATAAAATTCTTTAAAACAGAAGCACAATCTATTTTAGATAATGGTAGACAATTATGGTTAGTAGGTAACAATTTAAAAGATGTACCTTATGCTAATGTATTATTAACAGCTATTATGGCTATAACCGATTTACCAGCATATCCTGATTATGCAATACCAGAAGCTATATTTAATATAGATGAAATAGATGTAGATAATAAAGAATTAATTTATTTTAAAAACAATGTCTATGCAAATAATTCTATAGAAAACTTTGTTAATTTCCATAATGAGTATAATGCATATAAAATAGCACCAATTGATATGGTAATAAGACAGATAAATGAAGATATTGATCTATCATATTTTAGCGGTAAATTATTTACCAACCAAGTTAAATTAAAAATACAAAGTCTTGTTCAAGAGTATTTAAATTCTATAAAAGGTAAAATGATAAGAGACTACTCTATATTAAGTATTGATACTTATTTAGAATCAAGTTATTCCTATACTATAGTTGTTTATTTTAAAATTTTACCAATGAATTCTCTTGAGGAATGTGATGTAGTAATTGAGGTGTAGCCCATGATAAAAAATCTAGACTTAGAAGATTTGCTTTTAAGTAAAGACGAAAAAAGAAAAGAAGTTGATTTACCAGCTAGACGTGATATTAATATAGAAGAAATCATAAAGATAGCTGAATCTGAACATCCAGAAGATAAGTATATTTTAACAGCTGAAGCGAATGCTTCATTATTTGATCTTATAAAGATGATTGATAAACTTGTTAAGATTACTATGAAAGACTTAGATGTTCAATTTGTTCCTGATGAAGACAAAATACCTATAATAACTCCTGACATTAATCTTAATACTCCATACATTACATATAAAGTAATAGAGAGAACTCCAAAAGGTGAATTAAAACCTAGAGTTCGTCAACAAATAGAAGAAAAAAGTCATGATAAAGATGAGGCAAGAGTAGGACAAGTATTTGGTCAAAAATTTTCATCAATTATACAATTTGATATCTTTTCAAGTGTATATGCTACGGCAGAACAGGTAATGGAAAGATTTGAGGAGCTGTTATTCGTTTACGCTGGCTATTTTAAGCGTAAGGGCGTAAGTGAAATCTATTTTAAAAAACAATACACGGATTCTTCCTATAATATTTATCGTCAGCAGATATCTGTTAGAAGCATACAATATTATGTGGAAACAGAAAAATTGATTGTGGTATTCCGTGACAAAATTCAAGAGATTGAAACTCTTGGTTTATAAGAAAGGAGCATTTAAATGGGCGTATTTGACAATGAATTAATCCTCCCAGGTACTATTACAGAAATTACTTCTGACTATAGCTATGGCTATGACACATCTCTTTTCGGAACAACAGATTCCGTAACAATTATTGGTACTGCTTTTAATGGTCCAGTTGGACAAGCTGTACAAATTTATTCTCCAGAACATGCTGCTTATATCTTTGGTGAGTCTTATGACTATGCTACAAGACGTGAAGCAACATTAGTTGCTGAAATTATTAATGCATGGGAAAGAGGATGTCGTACTATTTATGCAGTTCGTGTATCTGGTAAAGACATTCATAAAGACTTCGAAGTGATTCCAGAAACAAAATTAAAACTTCGTGTATCTGGTCTTTTCCCATCTAATGCCAATAAAGAAATTTATATGGTATATGATAATACAGATGGAGCAGAAGCTATTAAAATCTATAAACCTGCAAAACGTGCTACTATGCAAGAAAAATTAGAAGGTCTTGTAGATGCAGAAGAATCTATCTTAGTAGCTAAAATCGAAATTAACAACAGCTACGGTTTAACTAAAGATTCTAGACTTGTTGAACTCATCAAAGTTGTTAATGAACATTACTACAACAATGTAATCAAATTATCAATTGTAGATGATAACGGTGCTGATGTTACTTACTCTTCTAAAGAAGCTCAAGCATTATCTGTAGGTTCTTTATTCCCAGGTGCTTACTTCATTGGTAGAGATAAAAACAAAGGTGTTGCAGTAACAGATGTTCAATATAAGTTCGTTAAAGATGGTAAAAAACCATATGAAAACTTTGATGACTATATCTACAAAAACTTAGTAATCAATACTGATGTAAATGCTGCATATCCTATCTATGGTGAAACAGTTCAAGCTCTTAACGAAAAACTTCCAGTTAAAATGAGCACACTTTTTGACTTCTTAGAAGTAGTTGGAAAAGTGGATGAAGTATTTGGTAAAAATAAAACTGATTATGAAGAAGTAGAAATTAGCGATTTTGATTTATACAGCCGTCTTGGTTCTGGTTATGCAATCACTGCTAAAGCAGAAGTAAATGAACATGGTGTAATCAAAAAAGTAAGAGAAACTCCTTCATCTGATGTTAATCGTGTTGTTGGTATTACAGATGGTATTTACTCAATGCTTGAAAACTTAACATCAGATTATCGTGTATTAACTTGTGGTGTTGCTGATTCTACTATTAGCGGTAAGCTACCACGTAAAGCTGATTTCAAGGTTATGAGACCAAAAACAGTTACAATGAAAAATGTTATTCAAATTGATTCTTTAGTAGATCCAAAAGAATTCGTTGATGCAAAAAAATATAAATTTGCTGTAGAAAAAATTGATGCAGCTGTTGATGGTGAAAAAATTCAACCTTTAATCTATACAGAAAAAACATTTAAATCCGTATCAATTGCTACAAAAATCAATGAAAAATGTAATTTAGCAGAAGGTACTCTTGTACTTGTTAATGAAACATCTACTGAAACTCTTTGTAGAGTAACAGACGGTATTGTTGCTCCTTTAGCTGCTAGCAAAAATTCTAGTATGGTTGGTATGCTTTTATTTAAAGGTAATGCTGGCTATAAAGTAGAAGCTTCAGCTGATAAATTAATTGCTAAACCTGCTGAAGCAGTTGCTTTAGGAACAGGTATCAAGAAAGAACCATTCAAATATGTATTAGTTGAAAGTGTTGGTTCAGTATATGTATATGAAATTAAAGATGGTGCTCTTTCTAAATTAGCTCCAGTAGGTAGTGTAGAAGAAGTATTTAATAGCAATGATGATAAAACATTAATCACAATTCAATCTGAATTTGGTCAAGAAAACATTATCACTATTAAATCTACAGAATTCGATTATACAACATTAGAAGAATTTGTTGAGATTTTAAATGCAGACAAAAACATCAATAAATTGTTTGCTTTTAAATTAACTGCAAATGGTATTGTTGAAAAAGATTCAACAGTTGAAGATGTATTTAAACTTGCTTCATCAAGCAATGTATTTAATGGAACTACAATGGCTGCTGATAAAGAAGAAGGTGTTGATACAGCTTTATATATTCCATATAAAACTAACGACAACTTCGCTCGTCATTTAGCTCAACATTGTACATACACTTCACTTAAAACTGCACCAACTCATGGTGTAATTGGATGTTCTAAACTTATGGATGTTAATTTAACATCAGTAGCTAAAAAAGTGGATAGCGTATTAGATTTAGATCTTACTCTTTATGCTAAAAAATCAAACGGTAAAGACATCTTAGATAGAAACAATATGCCATATCCAATTGGTAAAAACGTTTCTGTTGTTGTAGGACAATATTTATTTACTACATTAGATGGATACTCATATATTTCTAATAGTGCTGCTGGTTATGCAGGTATGGTTTCAGTACTTGCACTTGATCAATCATCTACTAACCAACCAATTAATATCCCAACTCCTATGTATGAACTTACTAACTACCAATTAAGTAAGTTAACTCAAAAAGGATATGTTACATTCAAACAATCTTATACACAAGGTATTGTTGTAACAGATGGTATTACAATGGCACCAGCAACTTCTCCATTCCGTAGACTTTCTGTAACAAGAATTACTAACGCAATTGAAGAAGTTATTCGTACAGCTTGTGAACCATTCATTGGTAAACAAAATCATTTAGCTAACCGTAACTCAATGCAAACATCTATTAAGTCTGGATTAGACAAACTTAAAGGAAAACTTATTGAAGGTTACTCATTCAAGTTACAACTTGATTCAGCTTCAACAAAACTTGGAATCGTAAATATCGATTATAGAATCGTACCTATTTACGAAATCCGTGAAGTTCGTAACAACATCACTGTTGGCGACAATCTATAAAAAGAAGAAGGGGTTAATTCCCCTCTTCTTATAATAAATTAAGGAGTGAAAATATATGGCAGATACAAATGTTCAAGACTATACAAAAACCTATACAACTTTCTCTGGTTGTGACATTGTTGCTACATTTAATGGTAAAGTAGTTGGTGAGCTTCAAGCTATTACATATTCTATCTCTAGAGAAAAAGCACCTGTATATACAATGGGTTCTGCTGAGCCTCGTTCCTTTAGTAGAGGGAAAAGGGGAATTGCAGGTACTTTAGTATTTACAGTATTTAATAGAGATGCTTTAATTGAAGAATTTAAACCAATGCTTTCTGGCGGAGATTCTCTTGATTCTAAAGGTATTTTAAAATACAAAATGAATGATCAATCTTTTGCTGGTGATGCAGGTTATGTATCTATCGAAGAATGGGATGCTCAAATGACTCAACTTGCAGGTGGAAGTGCAGACGGTACAACTGCTGCTACTGGAAAACTTAGCGATTTAGTTAAGAAATTTGAACCTAAATATGCTGATGAAATCCTACCATTCGATATTACAATTACATTTGCTAATGAATATGGACAACGTGCAGTACTTGTTATCTACGGTGTAGAGTTACTTAACGAAGGTTCTGGATACTCTATTGATTCTGTAACAACAGAAAAAGCTTACACATTCGTAGCTCGTAGAATCGATCATATGCAAGCACTTGATAAAGACGATGATACTAATTTCTCATCTACATGGTAAGAAATACATAATATGAAGTAATAAATGAGAGAAGGCTAATGTTCGGCCAACTCTCATTTTTTTATGGAAAGGAATGATGTAATGGACAATCAAAATAAAGCACATGTTCAAACACAAGAGAAGACTTTTAATACAAGATATGTAACAGAATCCAGTACTACATCACCTAATAATTATTTTGGTAATAATAGCTTCTCTGGTGCAGACATGGTTGCTATAATGCATATAACAGGAATAGATGGTGTAAAAGGAACTTACACTTTAGGTTCTTTACAAACTTTATCTTATTCTACTTCAATGCAAAGAATGCCTATTCGTTCAATTGGTAATGTCAATGCAAAAGATTATGTAATGGGACAAAGAACAATTGCAGGAAGTTTAGTATTTGCTGTGTTTGATAAACACTTTGCATATGAAGCCATGAAAGCTATTAAAGGCATAACAGAAGAGGATTATCATTTCTTAGCAGATGAACTACCTCCTTTTGATATTACAATTACTTTTGCTAATGAATACGGAAAAATGGCAAAGCTTGCTATCTATGGTGTAAGACTTGTTAATGAAGGACAAGTTATGTCTATTAATGATATCTATACAGAAAATACTTATCAGTACGTTGCATTAGATATTGATTATTTATCAGATCAAACAACTAATACATCAGGAGCTATTTATTCACCTTTAAAAGCTAATGAAAGTAGTACAAGTGCGGCGGTTAAAATAGAAGATATTATAGTAGATGAACCAGAAAAAGATAATGACAATGACAAAAATGATATTGCTAAACATCAACTCGTCTATGTAAAAACAACAGATGCTTATACTAACGATGGTATACAAGTAAAAGGAAAAATACAATTAGACTTATTTAAACGTGTAGAGTATGGCACAATACATGTAGAATCAACAGATGGTACAGTAGAAAAAAGTTATGAATTAACGCCAGGTGTTTTATTCCCAATTGTAGATTCAAGTATTCCTCCAGGTGATTATGTTGCAAAGTATTACTCTGGAGAATCTTTTTCTAAAGCGACTAATTTTACAATTAACTTAAAATCAAGTGGTCTAAAAGTACCAGAACCTCCTGTTATTGTTTTAGAACAAAAACTTCCAGATGATACCTATACAGTAGGATTAAAAGCTGTAGATGATTATACAATAGGTATTCAATATACAACAAATGATAAAGATGAAAGTTCATGGAAGATTATTGACCCTCCATCTACTTATTCTGTTATTAAGGGATTAAAAGAATATACAACTTATTACTTTAGGTCCTATAATAAAGATAATGCATCTGCAGCTATTACCTGTTATACTGATGGAAGAAAGGAACATTTATTTTCAGATTTTAAATCTTATATTGTTGCAAATAAAAACTATCTTTCAAAAGAGTATCCTTACATAAATAAAATGTGGGATCTTATTTGGACAGAATGGGTAGATGAACCAACAGGAAGTATTTCTGTATCTGTTCAAAAGATAAAAGGTAAGCTTGATTTATTAGATGAAAATACAAAAAATGCTTATGAATTATTATGTGATATTGCAGCAAAATATGAAAAGAATCAATCCTATTACATTTCTCAAACAACTACTTTAACTACACCTAAAATAATTAATGATGCTGGACGATTAATAGAGTTTGATAAAAACATTACTTCATTAGAGATAAAAGCTCTTACAAATGGTTTTAAAACAATTGTGCCATCACTTTCTTTTAAAGTTGTAAATAATAAATATAGATATTTTGTTAATAGCAAGTATTATGGTATGCATGAAATTATTGCAAAAAACGCAAATGGTTTTTATGCACCGCCTTTATATATCTATGTTCCACTATTTCAATTTGGACAAGAACTTATGGAAAAACAAAACAATGATCTGGCAGCTTTTAAAGAAAGAAAGTCTGCTGCAGAACTATCTTTAGTTTCTCCTCTTGTTGCTTCAAATAATAGTGATGAAAAAGAAAATTTATTACAAGAATTAAGTAATAACATCGGCACACAAAAAGTAGGTATTTCTAGTCCAATAGTTGAGTATATAACAGATAGTGAAGTAAAAGTAAAATGTATAATTCCTGCTATTTATACTGAAGAATGTTTCTTATGTTTAACTCCTGTTTCAGAAATAGGTAAAACACAATTAAAACAAAGAGTTAAAATAACAGGAAATAACTTTAATCATGTTTTCTATAAATCTAAAAACACATTACTTAATAATACTCGTTATGCATTATGGATAGAAGATGAGGACAATAAAATTGTTTCTTATACAACTGGTTTTGACTTTAATAGTTCTTCTACAAAAGTACAAGAGTTGAAGAATACTGAATTAATAGCTATTGCTAAAAAAGCATATAGTTATGATAAAACAAAATCATTTGCAGAATCCTATATAGAAGAAGAGGGACTTTCAGATACAGCTATTTATAATTCTGTAATTGAAGATGTTATTAATACTGTTTCTAATGTTGATTTCTATAAATTTAATTATTTATTAGATGCAATTAGTGCGAAACATAAAAGCACTTTTTCTTCTGTAGTTAATACAGATATTCCTAATCTAAAATTCTCTGCTGATACACATACAATTACAGGTAGCTTTAAAACAATGGGATATACAAAAGTAGTAAGTGTTTATTATAATGGATTTATTTTTACAGAAAAATTAGGAGCTGTTAAGGATAATAAAACATTTTTAATTAATGGCTACAAAGAAGATAATCTGTATATGTATTTATATTTTACAAATGATGCAATGACAAAAGTATCTAAGATTTTATTATTCGATATTCAAAATAGAAAAACTTTAGGAATGAAAGTTGAGGTGGATTGGTAATGATTACAAACAAACCTTCAGAAACAGTTATTGCTCATTCATCTAATAGACAAAGATTAGGGAATAAAACATTATTTACTAATCTAGTAAAAAATCAAAACAATGTAAACGTAAGATATTTTTCAGGTATAGATGCTGAAATTTATTTTGAAGATGTTTATATAGATGAAACCGTTCAAATAGCTTTTAATGTGCAACAACAAGCAATGCCTCTATATGGTTACAACTCTTATGTATATGATGATATTGCATTAGGTTCCCGTTTAGTAAGTGGTCAATTCACTATTAACTTTACAAAGTCTAATTATATGTATCAAGTATTAGATACATTAACAGCTATGAAAAACAATAATCAAACAACAACTGTAAAAAATATTAGTAGTAGAGCTCCTTTATGGAATAAAACATTTGACATTTATATGAGTTATGGTGATGCTAAACAAAATCAAAGAGTTGCTAATTCTACTATCTTAGTATTAAAAAAAGTTTCTTTAACAAGTTGTTCTCAAGAAATAGATTATTCTGGTCAACCTATTTATGAGACCTATTCCTTTGTTGCAAAAGATATTGATTTCTTAACTGAAGGAGAATATATTGAGCAAACAACACAAAAACTAGAAGCGGTTGCACCTGTTACTGCGGCTTATTTTGATCCTACAAATAAAGATAGTATGTTACTGAAATTTGTGTTTGATCCAAATGTTCAAATCAAATCTCTAGCTTATAAAATGACATCTATGAATTTCTACGAATCTGTTTATGAAACGGATGATGAAAAAACACTTAAAGATACATATGTCTATCAAGCTTCAAAAGAAGCAAGTAATCTTGTTTATGAACACTATAATAAAAATAAAGGAAGTATTCGTATTTCAATTACATCAGAATTTGTTGATAAAAATGGTAATGTAAGATTTGATGAACAAGTCTTTGATATTCCTAAACGACAAATCAATATGTAAATAAACTATAATACTATAGTAATAAGTATTAGTGTAAAAATAAAATAAATTGTAAATTCTAAGGGAGGATTTAAAATGAAAGAATTAAACGCAAAAATTCAAGCATGGAAAGCAGAACATGGTAAGGTGTTCAAAACAGTAATCGATGGAGAAGATTATATCTGGAGAAAATTAAAACGTAAAGAGTATGTTATGCTAATGGCTAACAAATCTGAAGAAGAAGATTTAGATGCTCGTATTTATGAAAGACAAGAAGAGATTGCTAAACTTGTTGTTTTATTCCCAGAAAATATTTCTGAACTAGTAGAAGAAAATGCTGGACTTTCAACAACAATTGCAGATGAAGTTATTGCTCGTTCAGGATTTGGAATTACTGAAACTCAAGAACTATAATTAGATTTGATAAGGGGGATTCTCTAAATGAGAGTATATAATTCAGATCAACAGCCTAATGTTCCTGTGATGGACCTCACAGAAATCTATCTAATGTTAAAAGAACAATATGCAGAAGTCTTTATGCTTCAAGTAGAGAATCAAGTCTTCTTATATAAGCAATTAGGTAGAAGAGATTACAAAGACCTTGTAGAAGCTGAATGTAGTGACTATGAAAAAGAAGAAATTCTTTGTAAGGAATGTGTACTCTATCCAGAGAACTATGACTTTGAAGAATGTGATGCTGGTATACCAACACAACTAGCAAAAGCTATATTAAGAAATTCATTTTTAGATTCATTAGAATCAAGACAGCTATTAATCAATGTATTTAGACAGGAGATGTACGATATGGATAATCAGGTTACTTGTTTAATTCATGAAGCATTTCCAGAATATGATATAGAAGAAATTGAAACTTGGGATCTTCAACGTACTGCTAAATATTTGTCTAGAGCAGAATGGATACTTGCAAACCTTAGAGGGGCAGTATTTAGTCATGATCCATTTACAGGTAAAACACCTGAACAAATTTTACAAGAACAATCTGCTTCACCAAGTGTTCAAACAAGTGAAATTGAATCATATGAAGAAGAGGATGAATCTTCTCCTATTTCACAAGGTATTGTAGAAACTATCGAAGAACGTCAAGAACGTTTAAAGAAACAAGGTGTTAAAAAACAAAAAATGACACCTGAAAAATTAAGAGAACTTCAAATGAAATATCCAGAGATGGATTGGGGTTCTAACGTATTTGAAGAAGTTACAGTAGATAACTTAAAAGATTCAGTTAGTGTAGATTCTCCTGCATTAAGAGCAGGATGGTAATAAAAAGGAGTTGAAACCGAATGGCTAATCAAAACGATGATCGCTTTGATAGAGTTAAAACGGTTGCTAAGGCTGCTTTGGCTGTAGGAGCTGGAGCAGCCTTTCTTTATAGGGGAGGAGGCAACGAGCTCTTATCAAAAGGGTTAAAACGTGCAACAAATGCTTTAAATGATTCATTTAATAGCGTATCAAAAAATTCTTTAAGGGATCTTAATGGTCAAGCAAAGAAAGTTTTTAAAGAAGGTATAGAAGAGTTTAAAACTAGCTATAAAGACTATGATGATGTAAAAGCTACTTTAAGACTTGATAATCCAAATAGTTTATTAAATGTATTTCAAATTGAGCATTCCCTAAATACAAATCCTAATGGATTTTTACGAAAGATGTATGCACAGGAAGAATTCATTCCTGGTATAAAAAGAGAATTACAAAATCGCTTATCAGATATAAATCCTAAAAGAGTTAATAATATAGTTGATAATATCTTAACGCATGTCTCTGATACATTAGAATATACTGAGGAAGCACTTCCTGATCATTATAAACTTTCTTCAAAGTTTAAAAAAGCTAATAAAGATGTTTTAAATGAAGAACAAATGTTAGACCTTGAAGAAGTTATTAGAGAAAACTTTATTAAAAAACGTGAAGAAACACAGCAGTACATTAATTCACATCAAGACCTATTAGAAAACTTAAAAGCTGAATTACTTGATTATGATGGACTTGCTACTAAGTTTGGTACAAAGAACAATCAGAGACAAAATATGATTGAACAAGCATTAGGAGATTCTCAAGTTACATTAAGAGAATTAGTAGAGAATGCAGATCAAATAGAAAAAACAAATTTGATTTCTGAAGGTAATCAGAACCCAATGGATGTTCTTCAACGTGCAAGAGAGTTAATTGAAAAAGATTCAAGATACGGTGATTTATTTGTAGATAAAACATTAAGAATAGATGAAGATGGTAACATTAGAAGTTTTGCAGAAGCTGCTAATATTGGTAAAAAGTTTGAAACACAGTTTCTTCATACTTTACCAGGTAAGCTATTAAAACCTTTAGAAACTAGAGCATTTAAAAATAGTGCTCCTAACTTTTATTTTTCTAGTAAAGGTAGTGTAGATTATTTACTTCCTAAGCTATTAGAAGATAGAGAATCTACTATATTAGAGAACTCTTACTTTAGAATTAATGATAGAGGTTTTAGAGTTGCAGGAAATGAATTAAGACGTGAATCCAAAATGGATGATTTGTTTTTAACTTCAGGTACATATGGTTCTCATGTTAGGTTATATAAAAATATAACTGGTGACGTAGATTACTCAAGTGCTCCTAGAAGTTTTATAGCAGAAAAACTAGATATGGGGTCCACTCCTAAATTAAATGCTTTTGAAAATCTTAAGTTAAAATATAAGAAATTTAAAGATCCACAATGGACTCCTAATCTTATAAAAGATAAAATTAATAATCTATCTGCAGATCAATCAGCTGAAGATTACTTTGAAGACATGAAGGAAATTAATCGAATCTTTAAACGTTCCACAACCAAGATGGATAAAACGACAGTTGCTCGATTAAATAACTTTAACTTGGATGAATCAACAAGAGAGATTTTTGATTTATTAAAATTGGATGATGAAAATCTATTAAAATCTATTGCTTATATAAATACTGGAGGTACGACACAAAACTTCTTAAATGCAGACGCATCTTCATTAATTAATCGTTACCAAAAAGATCCTAAAGCAGCTCGTTCACTTGTATCTATTTCAAAGAAGATAACAAATGTCGGGATGAATATGGAGTATACAAATGCTGATCATTATCCTGACCTTTTAAGAAAAGAACTTTCTAAAGAAGCATTCCTAAGATATAAACAAGCATTTGGCGGAGATGCTTTAATGAATATGCTTAATAGTGTGCCGTTATCTAATGCACAACGTTCTAATGCTAAGAAACTTGCAAGTTGGGGTATTTTTCAAGAAGCAGGTGAAATCTATAATAAAGATATTTCTCCAAAGCAATTAGAAGAATTAACTAAATCAAAAACAAACTTACAAAGCTTATTTGCTTCAGAACTATCTAATGAATCCAATAAAGATAGATTAATGAAACAAGAGTTCCAAGAAGTTGTTTCTGCTATGAGTAAATCTGCTTCGACAATGTTTGATGAATCAGATGCACCATTAGAGCATTTAAATAAAATTGAAAAAGCTAATAGACCTGGTTCTCATATTTATGTAAGAAAAGGTATTTCAGCTTTAGATATTTTAAGTGATTTAAATAGCACAGAGAAATTAAAAGCTTTCGGAAAGCAATTTACTGCAGGAAGAAAGAATATGGAAGATTTCACGAGTTATTCATTCTATCCTTATTTTGGATTATTCCGTTTAACAGATGCATTACCTCACCTTGCATTCTCTCCAGAGAATACAGGTAGCGTAGGTGACTTAGCTAAAAATATTATGCTTAAACGTGTTATGCCAGTAATAGGTGCAGGTTATACATTAAGCTATTTAAATTATGAATCTAAAAACTTTACAGGTAAAAGTTTAACAGAAGCGGCTATGGTTTCATGGTCTAACTTTGATTTAGGTGTTAGAACATTTATTGATAAAACACCTTTAGCTGAGTCTTTTAAAGATATGTATTATACAAATGATTTAGTTAATTATTATAATCCAGATCCATATCGTAATGTAGAAGAACAACGTGAATGGTACGAAAAAGGTGTAACACCTGTTCGTAAAGGACGTTGGTGGGGAATGTCTACATCTGAGTTTAGAGGAGGAAAGATAGAATACTTCGAACCTAACAAACTTAGACAAGTAAGTACACCGTGGAAAGATATAGGTGTTTATGGTTCTTCAGATGAAAAATGGAAACATAGTATTATTCCTACTTTAAGACATCCATTATCTCCTATTCGTTATTTAATGGATCCTTATTGGCTAGAAGAAAAAAATAAATTCTCTAGACCATATCCAATTACTGCTCCACTATTTAGTGAAGGTACACCATGGAGCGGTATTTTAAATATGACTGTTGGTAACGCTATTAAACCACAAAGAAGTATGCATAACGAAGTATTAGGTAATGACTTTACTGATGTAAGAGATTTAATTCTTCGTGAGAATGAAAGAATTAGAAAGAAAGATGCATTACAAGATAGATATGTCATGTTAACTGGATCTAGCTCTGCTACTGAAGAAAGACAATTTGATATGTCGGGCACACCTACCTTACAAGGTAGTCCAGTTATTCGTGGCGATAATATTGATTTATCTAATTTTAATAAACAAAGTGGTGTTTCTGCTCCTTATTCTGTTACAGCTAATACGCATAGAACAGATAGTAAAATTACAATACTAGATAAACTTGTTATGGCAACAATGGATACAGGAATGATTATGCCACAACTTGAAGATATTAATGCTCAAATTAAATATAAAGCATCTACTCGTGGTATGTCAGAAACGAATTATGCTAAACAATATGATTCATTAATAGCTGCTGACACAATAGATATTGTTAGAGATAAAGACATTAGTGCTGAACTTAGAAATACAACTTCTACTAAAGAATACATAAGAGATATTGGTTATTCTGCAAAACAAATTAGTGGTATTTATGGGTTCATGTTTGATGAATTAATTCCTGGCAAGAAACAACATATCTTAGCAAATGCATCTTCAATGAGTTCTTTCTCAAGAAGTTTCTGGGATGAATCTTTAGGTGGCGTTGGTGGAGGATTCATGGAAATTGCTCGACGTTTCTTCCCTCATGCTAATCATGACAATATAGAAGTTAATCCAATTAGAAATAGTATGCCATCATGGATGCCAGAAAGATTTAAACATGGTGATCCATATACTAAAGTTAAAAAAGGTGAAATGAGATTACCAGGTAGAGCTTATGAAGCGATGAATCACTTTACACCTAATATTGATTTCTCTGTTCATCCTTATATGACAGGTGCTTCAAAAGAAGAGTTAACACAATACTATATTAACAAAAAAGATATGGATGAGTATTTTAACTCACTTCCTATGCAAGAAATTAATTTATCTACTAAAGATGTTAAAAACCTGCAAAAGAATGCAAAAGCTGCACAAGATAATGTTCAAAAGCTATTAAGATCAGGAAAACTTAATAGCGGAGAATTCTATGATGATTTTCAACGTTTTAAAATATTAGCAGACGTTGCTCCTTATAGTTCAGAATACAAAAACTATAAATCAATTGTACAAAGTCAATTAACAGATGCGAACAAAAAAGAATACTATGATATTCTAGAACGTGTTAAAAAACAATCTACACAACATGAGTTTTATAATTATAGATATACTAAAAACTCTTTTGAAGAAATAGAAGGTTATGTAGATACAATCACAAAAGATGGTTTTACGTTAGTTGGAAGTAATAAAACATATGCATTAGCAGGTGTTAAAACAACACAAGAAGGTATTAGTACACAACTTGCAGCGGGAGATAAAATCAGAATTAAAGTTGATGCATTAGATGCACAAGACGATTATTTAAAAGCTGTTGTCTATAGAGATGGTGTTAATATAAATCGTGAAATGATTCGAGATAAAACTGCTGAAAGAAGTTCTGATGGTTCAGCAATAGATGCTCATGCAATTGCATCTAATACACAACGTCAGCTTGGAGCAATAGCAGAAACAATTGGACATTTACCTATTCCTATTATTCATAATAGATATATGAAGTTAGAAACACCTTTAGAAGCATATAAAAGTGAACAAGTATATGGTACACCATATGCAACATGGTCTCACCCAATACAAGGATATATTCAACCAGCTTTTAATAAAGCAGTATCAGTTGGACCTATACATGCAGCTTTAGGTGCAACATCATTTGCAGCCAATGTTTTTATAGAAATGTCTAATACAAACTTTACTACTTCTCATATGATAAGAGAAGCTGCTGAACTTGCTACAACTATAACTGGTAAAAAAGTAGCTGCAGAAACAGTTGCTAATAATATTACAAAAGCAGTTAAAATTTCTAATCTGTTAATTACACCAGGAGCAGCAACTGGAGCTACAATAGGTTTTGGTATTAAACTAAGTAATGAACATATAAATAAAGGAGCTATGATTGGTTCTGCAATATGGAGTGCTGGATACTTAGTAACAAATGCTAATAACCCATTCTTGGCAGTTGGTGCAGGAGCCTCTATTGGTAAAATAGCAGGAGACTTTTTAGAAACATCTGGTGGCAAAAAAGGAGCGGCAGTTGGTGCTGCAATAGGATTTGGTATTTCTTATTTAAGAAACCCTGACTTTAGTATAGAAGGCATGAAAGAAAAATGGATACCAAAGAAAACTAAAAAACGTTGGGAAATGGAAGAATACTTTGATAGATTAAATTATATAAAATACAAAGGGTTGTTTGAAAAAGCATCCGAAAAAGCTCTTAAAAAAGAGGGTGTTAATATTAAACAATTAATACTTGAAATGGAAGAGAAAGAAGCAAAAAATGAAAAAGAAAAGGAAAAATTATTAAAGTACAAACAAAAACTTGGTAATAATTATATTAGCAATACCGAATATGGTAAAAGCTTAATGAGACGTATTGACAGCCAGCTTACAGAAACATTAGAGTCAAAGATTGTTACGGCGGGAGAGTATACAAAATCAGCAATAGCTTATAAACAAGCTATGGATTCAACAATCTATGGGCTCAAAGAAAATGCGTCTTGGGCACAAATCCTTAGAGCTTTACCTAAGAATGATAGAGATTTCTTCTTAGAGTTTGCTAAGGTAAAAGATGAAAAAGAACAAAATAAAATTCTTGCAACTATTTCTCCTTATAAACGAAAAATACTTCAAAGTATTTGGGGTAGAAAAGTAGATAAACTAGAAAGTAATGAATCTTATTTTAGTTCTTATAAACTACCTAATATGTTCTGGGAAGGTTGGAAGCCTAATGTGGACATGGATCAAATCCAAATGAAGACTATTGAGAATGAAGGTATGCTACTATCTGACTTTGGTTATTATGATTCTAATAAATACGAACCTGGCTATAATGAAGTTTCTCCTATTAACAATTATCAACAAGATACTAGTTTACTTTCATTAAAAGCTAATTTATTTACATCATTAAATGGTTTAGGATTGACAGGTGTAAATGTAAGCATTGAACCAAGTCAAGTCCCTGGTATTCAGATGATTGCAGATTTTGCTAAGATAACAGATTATAGAATCAAGCAAAAAATCAATCAAACGTTTGGAAGAACATATTATTAAATTTATTACAGAAAGGAGTGTGAAAGAGAATGGATGTTGTAGCATTATTAGACAATTATGGATTACCTATCGCAATGATTGCAGTTTTTATTGGGTTTACTATCAAAATGTATAATGATAATAATGAACAAAATTCACGTAGAGAAGAAAAAATGTATCAACAAAATCAAGAGAGAGAAGATAAACTTTATAAAACCATTGACGATGTAAATTCAATAAACAAAGAAATAAGTGAAACGAATAAGGGGCTAACTGAAACTAATAAGAAACTTACTGAGACAAACAAAGAACTTGTACAACAATTTAAAACAGAAGTTCTTATCATAAAAAATGACATTGAAGATATAAAACATGCAGTTTTAAAAAACTAATAAACATAATTGACAGAAAGTTTGAAATGTGTTAATGTAAAATAAAAAAAACATGGGGGTACAAAATGACAATTCAAGAAAGACTAATTAAAGTAGAGGAAAAGTTCAATGAGCTTAGAAATACATACACAGAAAAAGAATCTAGTGTTGTACAATTACAAGCAGAACTTTCTGATATTGAGAAACAACTAATCTTTACAAAAGGTGCTTATCAAGCATTAGTAGAATTGTTAGAAGACCAAACAGCTGAACATGTTGAAGCTGAAGTAGTAGAATAAGATACATATTTAAGAGCTCGCTAAATCTAGCGGGCTTTTTGTTTTATAGTTTATTTTAAAGAGTATTATAAAGATAGCGAGGTGAAATCCATGAAGAAGAATAAACGTTATACATATAGCGACGAAGTTAGAAGTCGTCTTTTATTACAAAGAGACAAAGAAATTGACCAAGTCGCAAAAAATATATTAGTAAAAAAATATGAAGATGAATTAAAAAAAGAATATCCTGATGCCAATGCAAAAGAATTAAAAAAGAAGATTGTTGATAAATATAAAAAAGAATATTATGACATACGTAGTAACATTATTGCTCCTTTGTATCATGATAAAGTTTCTGACATTATTAAGATTGGTAAAGAGTCCGTAATTATTAGTAATACCAAAAATTATAATCAAGAAACAACTTATGCAGAAAATACTAAACTTCCAGATATATATAAGAAGATAAGTATTAAATCTGATTTATTTGATGTTATGGAGAAGTATGGTACTTCGTACAATAATACATCTAAAACACAAACAGGTTCTGCACTTATTTCAAATGTTATTGAATTTGATAAACTTAATTATTCTTATACAACTGTAAAAGCATCTCAATCATTAGAACATGCAAATAAAGCTTATGAGTTCTTTAAAAAGTCTAAGAAATTTATGGCTTATGATTATGAAACAATGGGTGGTACAGATGAATTCGGATATAAACGAGTAGATGCTTTAACAGAGTTTGCTTATAGTGTATTTGATAAAGAAAGTGGAAAATCCAAAACAGTTAGTACAATTGTTGGTTTAGATAAAAAACAAGAAACACGTTTTAGAGAGCTTATTAAAAATGTAAATAGGGATGGCATTTCTTCTAATGAACAAGATGTCATCTATCGTCGTATCGGTTTGTATGGTCATAAAAATACAAGCTTTATTAAAGATGCAGATGGAATGTATAAAGTTGAGAAGATGGCTGATCTTGAATATGGTCATAGATTCTCAGATGCAGATTTAGAAAGAGGTTTTAAACGCCTTAGAGATATTTATGAAGATCAAGCTAAGTTAGGTAAAACGACTGGTGGTCTTTATAAATGGCAAGAACGATATGCTGAAATGATCGGTCTTATGAATAATAAAGATATGGCAGTACTAGACTACAATGGTGTTATTGCCGATAGACCTTGGCAAAATAAATTCTTAGCTACCATGGATTTAAATGAATCTCAAAGACAAGAGTTTATGAAAATCGCTGGCATTAATGATATGTTCTTAGATACAACTAGTGAACGTTTTTATGATGTGCGTGTACATACTCGTTATGCTGCAAATAATGTAGGTTCAGAAGCTTACTATTCAACTGATGAAGCTAAAAAAAGATTAAAAGGGAACACACCATTCTCACAAGAAGGTATTACAAGAACACTCTTTGCAGAAGAATATGAAAAAGCAGGTGGTGGTGCTCATACTGCAGGATTCGATACACAACTCCTTGCAAAACTAGCAACAGATAAAAATGGTTTTGGAATGAATGGAGAAACATTTGTAGACCGTATTTATAGAGATGCAAACCTTAGTAAATCAGCTATTAATAGCTCTGTTAGAACTGGGAATTTAGATTTGTTAATGGCAAATCAATCTGTTCAATTCTTTGGAGGCGGTAATGGTCCATTAAGTTATGTTTATGATCCAGTTAGTAAAAACTATAGAACAGCTAATCAATATTCACTTGGAGAAACTGTATCTAAAGAATTTACTAAAGAAAATCCAATTAAACGTGGACGATTATATACATTAGATTTTGCTGGTCAAGTTAATATGACAGATGAATGGGTAAAAAACATTGATGGTATCCATGATGAATATGCTCAGAAATCTTTATATGCTATTAAACTTAATCCATTCTTTGATGAAAAAGTAGCAGGTGCTCACCAGGGATTACGTGGTCATTCTGTAATGTTCTTTAATTCAAAAGAACAAATGGAAGCTACATTATCTAATATGACAAAGATAGGTGAAAGAGATTCTGCAACCAATCCTTTTAGATTTTTATCTGGAAAAGCAGGAGAAGAAGTAAGAGAAATGTTTACAACACATAACGTTGTAAATGGAAAAATTATAAAAGGTGAATCTCCAGTATCTATTAATGAAATTATTACTAAAGCAACTTATGCTGATGTAAATGATACTGCTGCCAGAATGATTCGTGAAGACAGTTTCTCTAAAGCGATGAACTTCTCTCAATTCTATGATAAACTTAATGAATTTAATGAAGCTCCTGTAACAAAAAAAGAAGCAAATAATATTTTACTTCAAATCATGCAATCTAAAGATAGAAAAATTTCTAAACGAGTTGCATCAGGTAAAGTACTAGAACTTTCATATGCTGATATTCAAGAAACATTAGGTTATTCATTAGATAATGGAAAAACGCATAATCTGATTTCTAATACATTAAATAATCAAATGACAGCATTTGAATATATGTCTAGTCAGAATGAAGTATTCAAAGCTATTAAAAATCATTTCTATGAACAAGGTTATGATAGCGACCAATTCCAATTTAAGTTTGAAAACATCTTAAATCAATTAACAGAACAAGAGATTAATTCTATTACCAAAAATCCTCGTAAATCAAAAGAGTTCTGGAATAATGGAAAGCCAACTGAATTATTTGGAAAGGACTTAAATTATTTTAACTTTGATGTAAGAGATTTCTTTAGGGAGAGAATAGAGTCTCCTATACAAGCTTATAGCAAACCAATAATTGATGAAGATATATTAAGAATTGATTTGGGCCCAGGTAAAGAATATAACTTTGTTAATAACTTACTTCGTCGTACAAGTTATACAACTGAAATGAATGCTGCTCAAAAAAATAATGAAGGTATTACTCAACTTCGTAATTTCGTAAAGAATGTTCAAGCAGATAAAAGCTATGGTGATTTATTTTCTCAATTCGATGATGCTAAGATTGCCTCTTATCAATCATCTGATATGTTTGCTAGTTCTATCATACAAGAACTTAGAGAATATAGAAAAGCAAATCCTACTGCAGGTTATTTAGCAGAAGCTTATACTCAAGACGCAACAATTAGAAATAAAATATTAGATAGTGCTGCTAGTGATCCAAATCTTTATAAACGTATTGCAGAGATAGATGCTAATTCACCTACTTATGTTGTAGCAAAAGGTGATCAACAGCTATTACGTTCACATGCTCAAAACATTGTAAATAATATCTTAGTAGATGATATCGATCCTTTTGATTATGCAAAAGAATATGGTTTTTCAAATAATCAAGCTAAACATATGAAGTATTTATATAATCAAGCAAAAGAAGAATATACTGATTTCATGACAACATTCTTAGATGCTTTTACTTCAGGGAAAAATACATCATTTACTTATAATGCTAAAGATAAAACATTCGCTTTAATGAATGGTTCACAAAAAGCTTTAGATATAGACTTACCTAAATTAAAAGCTATGGATGGGACATTCTTTATAGATATGGGTTCTACTAAAGTAGCACTTCATGCAAAGATAGATGCACAGCGTGCTATTAAAAAAGGTACTTATGCAGGCAGTAAAGATGTGAATGTTATTTCTACTTTAGGAGCAGCTTTTAATGATACAACTAGTATGCTTAATTTCTACAAGGTTGCTAAAAAAGGAGATAGCAACAATGATATTTTAAGACGTACACAAAGCGTCCTTCAAAATGTCAAATCAGGTATTCTTTCAGGTTCAAGTGTTGACTTTAATGACATCTTAGATATTCAAACACCTTTTCGTGTAGACTATAAAGATATCATGGGACTTGCTCCTTTATTAAAACAAAATAAATTATTAGAAGGTAGACAATGGAGAGATCCAGAGTTTTTATCTAAATTAAGACTTGATAAAACATTTGAAACTTCTGATGATGCTTATCGTGAATTATTCCAGAAAAACATTCCTGAGATGTTAAGAGTTATCGCTGAACAAAAAGGTGGATTCAATGATGAAACCTGGATGGGTATGATAGCTAAGAACATGTCTTTCTTAGGAAAAGAAACACAAATAGCTGACTTTGTTGGTATGATTGATGGTATCGCTCATAGAGCTGGTATTGAAATGTATAACAACATGCGTCCAGTTATTAACCAAACTCGTGCTGTGCTTTATCGTACAGAAGATTGGGAGAAAGCTTTAGCATCAGATGAATTTAAAGGACGTAATGTAGGTTTAAAGCCAGTTACTTCAAGCCTCTCTTCTCAACAAATTTTAAATAGAGAGTTAACTGGTGTAGGAAGAACATCTGTTGAGTTACAAGTTGGTAAATTAAATATTTCAGAAATTCATTACCGAGGAGCTATTACTGATTACTATAACAAAAAAGGTAATTTATCTCAAAGAGACCAAACAGTATTTAATAAATTAAAGTCTGTCAACTTAACAGAACAAGAACAAGTAGTAGACCCTAGAGTTGCTAGTAAGTTCTTTAATCGTATGCAAGAACAAAAGATTAGTTCTAGAAAACAATTAAGTTTCTATATGAATATTAATGAACAAACAATAGATGCTGTTAATGAAATAAAAAGTATGAGGCCTAGATTTGAAATTGATTCAGAAACAGGTTTACTTCAATTTAAATATGGAAAAGGCGTTGAAAAGAAACGTCATGATAAATTATTAGACATTGAAGGTTATAATAAAAGCTATACTCAAATGTCTAAAATAACTGGTAAGTTTAATCAAGGTTATTTTTCTAAGACAGATGGCATGCTTATTAGAGAAGAAGAAATTAATAAACTTATCTCTGGCTTTAAAACAGCAGAAGAAGCAACTAAATTCTTAGATCAAACTTTTGATTCAGCTTGGTATGTAAAACCAAATGACATGGTAACTTATAAGAAAATGCTTAATGGCTTCGTTGAAAAAGGTATGGGCGATGTTCTTGCATTTGGATTAGGTGAAAGCGATGATAAAGTTAAACAATATTTATCTGCTATTAATAAAGGTTATATTGGAAGAGTTGCAACAGATGATTTTATCAATGAAGAGATACTAAGTAAGTTTGATTCTAATATTGGTAGAAAAGTTGGTATCAAATCTAAAGAAGAATTAAAAGACTTAATCTATAAAGAACGTTATGAAGCATTCGATACGTTAAGAGATATCTTTGGTAAAGAACATGATTTCTCATTATTAGCTAACCATTCACAAGGTAGCCATAAAAATACACAACTAGGCTTTGAAGAATTAGTTGGGACAATGAAATATCATTTAACCAAAAATGGTATGACAGAAGATGATGCTATGTCTAAGGTCTTTAGTGACTTAACAGCTGCTGAACATAAGTTTATAAATATCGATGGTGTAAGTTTAAAAGATGGTGTTATTCAATTTCCTGACCATTTAAAAGGTGGACAAGATTACTATGATAATGCAGCCTTAGAAAAGATACTTGATAAAGATGAATATAAAGCCATGAAAGATGGGTTACGAGTAAATTACAACGGAAAAGAAGTAGGTAGCTTTGTAATGACTGGTCTTTCAGAAGCAAGAGATTCACAATGGATGAGTGGTAAAACAGATCCTGAATTTATTGAAAGCATTGCTGATTTACAAGAAAAAGCAGCTCTTGCTACAGGTAAAGAAAAAGAAAAACTTGAAGCCAAAATACAAAGTTATCTTTCAGCTTTAGATTGGAATACAAAAGGACAAAAGATTACAGATAGAGAAATTCAAATGTTAGAATTACAAAGATATGACCAAAATCTTGTAGACCTTATGCAATCTAAGTTAGATAATAATACTTTTGAATCTGTAATGGGACATGTTTTACAAAGAGATGAAAAAGGTGCATTTGTTAAACAAGGTGATAAATATCTTATTGATGAATCTGTTCAAGGTAGAGCAATGTTATCTGAAATGACAGATACATATCGTGAAAAGTATTTACGTGGGCAAGGTCAAACATTATTTGATATTACAGATAAAAAAATAGATGACATATTAAAAGCTAATTATTCTAACGAAAGCGTAAGAAGTGGTATTAAAAGCTTAGTTAGCAGTCAAGGTGAATTATCAAAAGATACTGCAGAACATTTATATTCTATGACTCGTGGTATAAAAGCTGTTCGATTTAATGGAGCAGGTTCTTATAGTTTAGAACAAATGCAAGAAGAAGGATTTGAAATAAAGAAAGCAAATCAAATCTTTAAATCATTTGATCAAGGTAAATGGTCTTTAGAACATCCAGATAGTATATTCAATAAGAGCTTAATATTAGACTTTGGTGAAGAATTTAAATTAGATTCAGAACGCTATTTAGCACTTCCTTATGCCCCTTCAAAATTAACAGGAGATACAGTAGTTAGAGAAAACTTCCAAAAGAAATTGAATTCTGTTTTAACTTCTTTGAATAAGATTGAAAACTTTAATAGAGGTGTTAAACAACCTAATGATACAAAAGAAAAACTTATGGCTAGTTTTAGAAAATATCGTACAGAGTTGCAACAAGAAATAGAACTATTTTCTGCCACAGGTAAGAATGGAAATATGGGAGACTTTAGTGTCCGCTTAGACCAGTCTTTTGTAGGTAAATCTTCAGGTGTTGTTGCACTTAATCCTTTAGAGATTGAAGCTTTTAGTAAAAAAGAAGGAGCAAATGTCCATGAGCTTCTTGGTACATCTTATAGAAAAGCTTTAATTAGTTTAGGCGATGAAGATAAAGCTCTAGAGTTTATGAACTATGAACCATTATCTCGTTCTAAGTTTATGGGTAAATCTATCCTTAATCATTATTCAGATGGTTTATATTTAAATGCTTCTTATGGTGGAGAAGACATCTTTAAAGAGATGGGAATCTTAAGTGAGAACTATCTAAAAAAATCTGGCTTTGATTCTATGGATGCTCTTAAAAAGCATTTAGAAACAGAAGGTATTATGGTTAATGCAATTCGTACACCAACTATCAAAATGGATTCTACTGCTCCTGCTATGATGTATTTAGATACTTCATTAAAAGGTAAAAGAGTTAAGACATTATTAGAACCTTCTCTTGCTAGAACAGAGGACTACGATGGGGACCAACCTATCTTCTCTATTTTTAAAAACATAAATGGTGAAGATTCATTAATAGCAATGAGAAATGGTCATGGTGATGATCTAGTATGGAAAGATATACAAGCTAACATGGTAAGTAGAGGAGTTGGTTCTCATCAATACTTCCACGATAAGACATATAAGACATTAATTGAAGATGCTCAAAAGTCATTCCAAAATGGTAGTTTCATTTCTTTAACTGGAGATACTGCATTAGATGAAAGAATATACGCTGAGTTCAACATTGCTCCTACATCAGAAGCTATTATGAAAAATTCAGAAGCTCTAGATGAATTACAAAGCATTTATAAATCAAAACATGGGGCAGCTTTTAATTTAACAAATGCTGATGATATTGGTAGAGTTTCTGATATTATTGAATCTATGGAAGGCAATACAAGAGAACGTTATTTAAAAGCAGCAGCTTTTGATCAAGCCTTTGCAAAAACAGAAACAGGTTCTATTGCAAAAGTACGTAAAACAGCTATCGGTGAAGTCAATAACCCATTAGCAAGATTAAGAAGAACTGCTGACTTAGCACTTCCTAAATTTGGACCAGATTCAGAAAAACGTATGATTCTTCAAAAAGCTTTTGAAGATATTGAGCAAGAGGTTATCTCTGCTAAAAAAGGAAGTCTTAGAGACTACTGGGATAAAACATCTACATTCAAATCTGCATTAAGTAATTTAACATCTGGAGACACTCAACGCAAAATTGCGGGCAGAAGAGAAATGACAGAATGGTTAAATTTAAACATGGCTGGAGACTTTGAAAAAAGTGCAAGTCATTTAGCAGCTATTAATTATATGCCTAATACATCTAAAGAAGATGCTTTTAATTATATTCGTGATACATTTGTAGAAACAATTGGAAGTTTTGATTCTTTAGAATTGCAAAGATTAAAACAATATGATACTCTAGGAAGTAGTATTAAATCTTATGGATTAATGAATAATGCAGGAGATTTATTAAAATATGCTCCTAATGATAAGACCACTCTTAAAAATATCGGAGTTAATGCAGCTGTTGAAGCAGGTTTACTAGATACAACTTTAATAGATACAAATCATATTCAAGGTGTAACAGCAATTAAAATGCATGGCGTTTCTCAAGATGTTTTAAAAGATGGAAATAACGAAATCAGAGAGCAAGTTACAAGTGGTCTTAAAAAAGGCATGTCAGAAATGGCACAATCCATGACAAAGGGGATGTCAGAATTAGCTGGTTCTAAATTAGGACTAGTATCTGCAGGATTAGCAGCAGCTTATATGATAACAGGTTTTATTGGTAACAATGCATCTCACCCTGCAGATATGCAAGCTGCACAACAAATGACACAACCTAGTGGCGGTGGGTTACCACAACTAAGTGATTACGGAGATTCTTATCAAAATAGTATGCCTTCTAATAGTGGATATGTTATTAATGTTAGAGGAAATGGTTCGCCACAAACATTAGCTAGAGCACAACAAAGCATTTCTCAAACTATGGGTAATACAATTGATGCGAACATAAACGTAAGAATGAATATTATGGAATCTAACGGTAATATAAACGATAGATATCTTGATCAATTACTTGTTAACGCTATCGGAAGATAGCGTTAATTTTGATAATAAAAATAGGAGGATAAAACATGAGTCAATCTACTAATAATGCTTCAAAAATACTTGACGAGCTTTTAATTACATCTGAAGGTTACGTCCTAAAAGATGATGATTTTAGTTTACCTACAGATATGGATTTCTCTTCAGAAAGTTTTAGTGTAGACTTATACAACAAGTTAAATAATGGTGAATTAGATTTTCCATTATATTTAGAAACACCATTTTCAACAAAACCAGGTTATTATGAAGATGAACGTGTTTTTATTGCAACAGCTGTTCCATATATCAAAAAAGCTATTAAAAAACATATACCTGATAACATAAGAGCTTTAAATACAGCTGAGTCACATGAACAACTAAACTCTGATGACGGCGATACTGTTTACTTTATGAATGAAACTTTATTTTCAGGTGAATCTGCTTTTATATTAGGTGATAGAGCATATGAAAACTTAGATGAGTTTTTAAATATTCAATCTAACAAAAACGGTAAGTTTGGTGTCCGTTTCCTAGGTATAGATGCACCCGAAATTCCTCACTACATATCTACGCCAATGACATCTGGAGATATTCATAAATTTAAATTCGGAAAGATTAAAAACAAAAGTAACTTTGTTTTTTCTAAGTTTAAAATATCTGGAGAGTCTATTCTTGATAGAAATGATAATGATACAATAAGTTTTTTCTATGACTCAGAAAATGATACATATTATGAAATAATTGAAGAACATTTTGCTCCAGGTTATTTAGATTTATCGGATGAAGAAAAGAAAAAAATAGAAAGTCTAAATGGCACAATCGGAAAAATCGTATATGTAGATGAGTCTAAAAAGACAACTGTTAAAAAAGGACTTGAAGCTGCAGAAACAGTTAGAGATATGGTTGGTAGAGCAGAAGAAATTTGTTTAATGTTAGACCAACAAAGTTTAAATAGACAAACTAACCATTATGAATCACCTTATAATAATGATTACTACTCTTATAACTTCTCACATGCTTTAACACCATGGAATACTATTAAAAACTATTGGAATAAATTTTTTAGTGATGCCCGTTATAAATATATGGGATTTAATGCATGGGGACAAGATAATAATAAACGTATGCTTGGAACTATTTATTTAAAAGTAGTAGTACCTGAATTAGGTGAAGAAGCTGTTTGGATTAACTTATCTAAATATGTTCTTCAAAAGTTTCCTAAGGATGTAGAAGCATTACCAGATTATACATCAGATCCAAAACAAAACTTACATAATGGTTTTTGTTCAAGTGCTTTTAAATTATGGACATATAACTTTACAGACCAAGTAATTCTTGATGCATTCACAACTTATACAGATGATTTTGTTGAAGAAAGAAATAAAATCTTTGAAGAACTTGCTGGAATGAGTATGAATGATATAAAAGAATATACGATGATTTTAGGAGATAATGTTTTTATCGTGCCTCCAACATCTATTCGTTGTATGACTCAAACTCAAGCAGAAAGAGTACAGCTTTTACGTTCAAGAGGTTCTGCTACAAAGCAAGCTCCTATTTCTGAAAAGATGATAGAACTAAAACTTTATTTTAATAATGAAGATGGTATTAATGGTACACCATATGATGTAACACTCCCTAATGGACATAAAATAACTTATTGGATGAATGGATTAAGAAGTTTAATAGCTCAATTTAAATTAACACCGTTCTTACCTATTGAAAATAATTATATCAATCAAGTGCTTAATGTATATGCAGTTACTTTAATGGATTTACAAGTATCTACAATGCCAGGTTTTCCTAAATGTTTACAAGTTACATTAACACTTCAAGAATTTAATTATCATATTTATATGCCCGAATTACCTCTTCCTGAATTATTAAAAGAAGAAGATTTGTATATTAATATGTTTGCTAGATGTATTCATTATCCAGTAATGCGTTGGTACTATCAACGACTTCTTCAAAAAGGTGAAAAAGTTAAAAACTTAGCTTTTAATAGTAAAGAATATATTGCAGAAACATTCGGTTCTAATACGGCACTTGTTCCAATGGATTTTAAAGATTCAGCAATTGAATTTTACTTACCAGATAAAAAACTTTTAGATAGACGTTTACAAGTTTTCCTTGCAAGAGAATCTAAACCTTTACGTTCTTCTTATGAATTAACAGATGACGGCAAAGAACTTATTAGACAAATGGCCCCTATCTATAATGATTTACTTATAAATAAAATAAATAAAGACACAATTGCTTTAGGTAAAAAAATAACAGAAGTTTGTACAGTTGATTATTCAGGTGTTAAAGAATATTATCCTCATACTTTATTTGATATTAAAACGAATTCTGCTGTTCTTGAAAATAATGATGTAGGTCAGTTTTACAAATACAAATATCAATTAGTCGGATCAGATAACAATATGTTATTTGGCTCATCATTTGCAAATTACACATCAGAAACAGAAAACAGATTCTTTAAATCTGATTTTGGGATTGAACGTGTACAACCACCTATTGGAAATTTTGTAAGAGCTATTGAATATGACAATATCCCAATTGATGATTATGATGGTAGAGCAAAAACAACAGGCTCTCCTTATGTATCAAAACATATATCTGACTACTTTAATAGCTTTACAGGTTTATCTAAATTTGGTGGTTACGAAGTAAAAGAAAGTATTGAAACATATGAAAATGGTAAAGAAGGACGATTTATTTTTGATGTATATGTTGCAATGCCACAAATACTTAAATCTCAAGTAGAAAGAGAAGAGTTTTTAAAAAATGTTATTACTCAATTAAAAGTAGATAATAATTCGGATATATTTGATTATAATTCAGCAGGAGCATTATGTATTAAAATTCGATTTGCAATTCCTACACTTGTTTATAAAGTTAATCTTTATTCAAAAGAGGAACATATTGTTCATGTTGCAAATGGCGATATTTCATTAGACACATATAGTAATGGATTTGCATTTTTAGGATTTTGTGATCAAAACGTAAAAACTATTTATTTAGAAGATGGCACAAAAGAATACTTAGACTATACTGGAAATGCAATGGAAGATATGTCTGAAGATGCTATTGAAGCAAATAAATACAACTACCTAGAATCAGAAAACAGTATTGATTTCAAGAAATATGATTTCGGCGAAGATATTAATATTCAATCTATCAGCTGTTCTTATTCAAATAGTTTAGCAAGAGTAAGACTAAATGCTATGGATGGTTATGCACATCAATTCTGTGGCGGACAAGATTCTGTTATAGAGATTTCTATTACAACAAAGAATGAATCAGCAGCTTCATTACTTCAAAACCTACCTAGAATTGCAGCAAGTTATGTTATTGATTATAAAGAAATTCTTCCATGTTGGCCACTTCGTATAAAGTCAGAGATTACAAAGCTATTTGGTATTAATGAAGTATTAGTTGAAGCAGTAGATTTATCAACTGTACCAAACTATCCAGGACTATATAGTATCACATTGAGAATGGTATCTGTAGATAGAAGTACTCGTAATAGAGAGACACTTAAAAAACTTGAAGAAATTAATAATGCAGGTACTCTTGCAAATGATGCTAAAGGTGAATATATGCAAAATACATTCTTTGATTTAAATCGTGTATTAGGCAAAGCAGAAATTTATCCTGATTTAGAATTACCATTAGTAGATGAACTTGAATATGCTGGTTATAAGTTAACAAAATATTATAATCCAGAACAAAGTACAAGAAAATATTTAGACCCAGATTTCTATTTTGTTTATGCTCATATTCTTACTCATGAGCTATTAAAATCAGCAATACAAAAAGGATTAGATGAACAAAAAGTAGAACTTGGTTTTGAACTTAATGATAAATTTGGAAGTTCATATTTAGTTAAAGAAAACACAGATACAGAATCCAATTTACCAATGTCTGCAGAACCCACAAATGATGTTGCAAAAGATATACAACAACAAGCAGAAGCTGCTTATTCAACTAAATATATAGATTCTGTTGCAGATACAATGAATAGAAGAGGATGGTTGGCTCTTGAAGAGAAATATAAATTATCTTCTAAATTACCTCAAACACTTGCAGGAATGAAAACACCAGTTTGGTCTATTACAGATAAGCTTGTCTTTCCATTAAGAGAAGAACAATACAAGTTAATTTATAATGGTAATGAAGAACAAGATAATATTTATCACCAACAAATTAAATCCCATGAAGATAAAATGTATTCTATTATAGATAATGAATTAAACTATCCAATTAACATGAAAGCAATCGGTATGGAAGAATACACTAAGAAAAATTTTCCTGGTGATCATTTAAGAGATAGCGAATCATTATTAAAGTGGGCAGAAAAACGTATTGGTAAATTCTCTAAACAATATGCTTATAATCGTTCATTCATTAATGAGTTGGCACATGATAATTTAAATGATCCAACTGCTGTTAAAGTAAATGGATTAAAAGATATTCTTCTTGCTTTTGCAGATAGTGCTACAGGCTATGCATTTTGTGAAACTACAAAAGTCCTTGCAATAAATTTAGCTTCAACAAAAGATGATAAATATTCTGCTGTAAACTGGAAGCTTAAAATGTTTAATAATTATGGTGGACAAGTTTATAATGGAAATACTGTTAATTGGGATGTGCTAGAACCTTATTGTAAAACAAGAGGTAAGGACAGAGAGTTTGCAATGAATCTAGATGATGCGATTGAGAATGGTACATCATTTGGTATTTATCAAATTCAAATGTATCCAAAGGCTGCTATTATTGATTTAATGTCAAGTGAATATGAAAAACAAAAAGTAATGCAAAGTAAAGTAGAGTTTGTTTTCTTAGATCCTTATTATAGATCGTTACAATTAGATGATCCTACAAGTGATGAATTAAAAGCTTATAAAATGAAATTATTACTTGACCCAGCATATTGTGCGTATGCTTATATTAGAAATCTAATGGTATGGTATAAATATCTTCTAAAAGAAGAAATTGCTTTATCTATGTATGAAACCATTAAAAATGAAGCTGCTAGTAAAATAAAAGTTTCAATAGGAGATATCAATTCTTATGGTTACGGCAGCTCGGGAGAAACAATTAATAATTTCAAAGAAGATAAATTTGAAAAAGCTACTAATCAAACGTATAAAGAAGTTTTTACTCAACATGCAAAAGTATTCGCTATTGCCTATGCAGTCTTATACGATACTAAAAATAATAACCATCTAGCAACGGAAACAGCTCTTGAAGAAGAAGGCGTTCCAAATGAGTTATTTAGTTATGTAGATAAATACAAAAACAAGACTGAAAAAGATTTAAAAGCTTTAGAAGTAGATATTAGAAAAGACTTAAAAAAGGAAAAAGAAAACAAAGAACACTCAGATGAAATCAAAGAAGCTTATATTAATAACTATAAACTTATGCTTTCTGCATTAGGCTATGATGTAGATAATGATACCCATACAGAAGTTACATACGACAATCTTTTAAGATATGGTGTTGCTATTGTAGGTCAATATGAAACACAAAAAGAAGAATCTCGTATCAATAATCAAACTTTTAAAGAAATAATTGAACAACTTACTTCTGATAAAAAAGATATTATAAAAGGTAAATTAATAGGTCTTTCTTTATTACTTCTTAAAAATGGTGGCAGTGTTTTATCTGCAATGAGAAGAAGAGAAACTTATGAGCTAGATAGTTTAATGTTGAGTTTACCAATGCCAACAATTAATGGCGAAAACAATGATTTAAGAAAATATGTTTTAGCATTAGATGGACGTGGCGTATTAAAATTAGAATATGTAGGTTCTTCTACTCAATCTGCAGAATCGTTGGTTAAATTTGCAGCTTCAACTAGAATTAACATTAAAAAATGTAATAACATTCGAGAGTATCTAAAAGACTCATTCTTAGATATGATTAAATACGATAAGCGAGGAAGAATGTTAAGAGCTTTCCCTACTTATTACATGTTATTTATAGATGAAGGACGTGATATTGGTTTATGGAAACTACATGATAACTTTTATAATATGAATGCAATTTCAGAAATCACTATTACGAAATCTAGAAAAATAGCTGCTGATACAGCTCAAATTACAATGAGTAATATGTTTAAAACATTCTCTACAGATGATGCACAAAAAGATTATGATGCTTCAGAAATCAATAATGTACGTTATAATATGAGAACTGCATTTAACTCTATATTCTCTCCTAGAGTATATGCTATGAAAGAAGAAGCATTAAGACAATTAGATGAAACACCTAGAGCTGCTCAAATAAATCCAGGAGTACGTGTTCATATTAGAATGGGATATGGAGCAAATGCTGCCGATCTTCCTGTATTATTTAATGGTTGTATTGCTGAAGTAGGAACAACTGATCTTGCAGATATTGTTGCTCAAGGTGACGGTGTGGAGCTATTAAATCCAATAACAGATATTGATGATGCATCTGATGTTGAAAATAAAGAAAAATTCTTTATTGAAAAATGGGTGGATAATTGGCTCACAAATGGTGCAACACCAAAACAAATCATGACTGCATTATTAATTAGTAGAGGAACATGGTTTCAAGAATTACTTCGTACTTATTCAAATGGTCGTTTCTTTAATAGAAATCCATATGGTATTGTTCACTTTGGAGATCAAGAGTTTAAAGATATATTCTCTGCAGGTGAAGTTGTACAAAACATTTATGAAGCGAATCCAAGAGCTACTTATGGAGAACATGAAAAATACTCAGGCTTAGAAGCTTATTATGATACATTTAATACACCTGTTATTTCTATGCATTTATTAGGTAAAACATTTTGGGATGTTATGCATATATGTGCATCTGTTCAACCAGATTATATTACAAGTGTTGTGCCTTTTGGCATGAGAAGTTCTATTTTTTATGGTGCTCCAAGATACTATTATGCATATGATTATGCAGAAGAGAAATTAGATAATGGTGGAAGAATCATAAAAGAAAAACGTAAGCCATTCCAACAATATCATTTATATAGTTCATTTACAGATATTATCCATAATAACATAAGAGCTTCTGCAAAAGAGATTAAAACAAATGCTGTAGGACTTTATCAAGAATCTCATCTGTTTGGAGATAAAGTAAAACAGGTAGGTCCACTCTTTGTAGATTTTGATATTTATCCAGAATACCAAAAGTCAATGACTGTAGATACACAGTTATGGGCAAAAGGTATGCCAGTTCTAGGTAATATGTTTGGATTTACGGCTGATTTATCAAAAGATGTTTCTAATAAAGGATTTAATAAAATTCCTGGTGCAAAAGAAATTGCATGGCGTATGACAGCTTCAGCTTTAAAAAATTCTGTTAAAGATATGTATACTGGAGAGCTTACTGTCATAGGAGATCCAACAGTTAAACCATATGATAGAATGGTTATATCTGATGCTTATGAAAGAATAGATGGTCAATGTGAAGTAGAAGCAGTTGTTCATACATTAAATACTACAACAGGATTTACAACAAGTATTTATGCCGATTGTATTTCTATTGTAGATGATCAATACGAACAATATGCTAATATCTTCCTTAATAAAGTAATGGGTTATGCTTCAGCTTCATTAGCAGCAAACTGTATTGGTTTTGTATTTAATAAACATGGTAGACCTATCGTTACTTCTCTTATTAAGATGACAACTAATGGAGTTGGAAAAGGTATTAACATTGCAAAGAATATAGAATCATTTTTAGGAAAAGATGATTTAGCAATTGTTAATAAGATTATTTCAGCTAATGATAAATTATTATCTTTTACAGGTCATTCTGTAGAATCAACTTTTTTATCTGTATTCAAAAATAGTTTAAAAAAGACAACATCTAAGTTAACAGCTTACTCTGGTTTAAATGTTGTTAGTGTTATTCAAGCAGATGATTATTTAAAGAACCTAGCTGCTACATTAAATGAAATAGAAGATGGAACGATAAAGAAACAAATTACTAAAATAATAGCAAGTGAAAAAGACGATTTAGCAATTGCTAAACAAGCTCTTAGTGAATATAATGAACTAGCAAAACTAAAGAAATCTAGTATATCTCATTTATTAAAAGCAGATGATGATTTAATAAGTGCAATTACAAAACTAGCAAGTCATAGTCAATTAGATGATGCATCTAAAGTTGTGTTTAATCAGATAAGGTCTAATCCAGATTTCTTATCAGATACTAAAAACATTAATAGCTTTAGAAAAGCATTAGTAGCTAGTGAGAAATTAGGAGATGATGCTTTAGACGTAGCAAAAGCTCTTAAAAAGATTATGAATAACTCCGATGATATTGCAAAAGCCGCTTTAAGTATGTCAGATGATGTTCTAAAAAAAGGTGGATTAAAAACTTTATTTACATCAGGTTCTGAAACTTTACTTGGTGGAATTGCAGCAACTGGTATTTGGCCCGCATTAATTCTAATGGTATTAGAAATGGCAATAACAGCTTTAATCGGAGGTTATGCAACAGAATTTGTTTATCGTTATTTACAAAATCTAGAGGTTCTAAAAATTTATCCACTTAAGAGAAAAGGTCGAGTAATGGTAGCTGGTATTGATGGACATAAAGGAGTAGTTGTAGGATCACCTACAGAAAATCAACAAGGTGAATGGACTCAATTTGTTTCTTCATTATTTGATGGAGACAAAGGAGGGTTCGTTAAATCATGTATTAATTTCTTTATTGATGATGTTAATATTAATACGGCTGCAAAACGATTAAGAACAGATAATTATTTACCTGAGAAACAAGGTAATGTTAATAGTGACATCACTCTTGAATCTGTAAAACAAGCCATTGCTAAAGATATAAATTCAATCTACTCTAACAATGGTAAGTATAGTGCTAGAGAAGTTATGAAACTTGATAGAATTATGAACTTAAAAGATGAAAATGAATTAAAGAAACATTTAATTGATCCTAACTTTAAATCTGGAACGATGCCAAGTAAAAATGTAATATCACTAAGAACGAATCCAATTCAAGAGGATGAAGAAATCAAGCCATATTTAGAATCTAACTTTGCAAGTATTTTTACGGCTTCTCAATCAGGTTCTATAGAACCACTAAGTATTAACTTTAATGGGAAAGATGTAGATATGCAATGTTATACTGATTCTGGTGCATGGATTATTCCATGTTTAAGATATGATGCAATGCTATTATTAAAAGATTGCTTACGTATTTTATTTGAAGATAGTAATGTTGCAAATTATAACAACGAAGAAAAGATTACACCTCATGTCTTTATAACTTCTGCAACGATTATCGGAGGAAAGGCAAGTTGGGAGAATACAGGTTATGCATTTAGACTTCAACTAGATGGTTCAAAATATACTAAAGAAGATGCTTATAATTTTACATTAAGAATGAAGGAGTATCATGCTTCTATTGATGTTACTAATTATATGGAATGTTATATTATTCAAAAGAAGAAAACAGAAATATTATTTATTGTTAAACCTGTTGAAACTTATGAATAAAAAGGAGAGATATATATGAGTGAAATAAAAAAAAGAATACAAGAGATTAATAATCCTGCGGTGCATAACCGCAGGAGTTTTACTACAGTAGGAAAGGTTACAAAAATAAACGAAAAAACAAATACTTGTTCTATTCAATATATCAATAATGAAGGATATTATAGTAATAAAGACAATGTACATATACAAATATTAATGCCAGGTTTTATAGGATGGTTTCCAAAAGTAGATGATTTTGTTTGTATCAATATTATAGAAAGAAACATTGTTGTAACTGGTCCAGCAGATAATACTTATTCAATGAAGACACGTTCTAAAATCCAAACAAAAAAAGAAATTCTATCGAATGACTTTGGAAGTACTTTAGCTGGCAATATTTTTTAAAGGGGGAGTATAGTATGGAACAAAATGAAGTTTATTTAAAAGTGAAAGATGAAAATGACCCATCCACAGCCATTGCTCGTTTTAAAGATAAAAGTTTAAATCCAGATCGAACATCTGATAGAGGTATCGTTAACGAAGAAAATGCATCTTCACTTATAATAAAAGAAAATGGGAATATTATTATTAGTAGCGATGAAACATCTAATATAAAAATCAATCAAGAAAAAATCATTGAAACAACAAATGAATCTGTAACGATTTCTAATAGAAGATTTTTAAATACAGATGAAGTTATTATTAATAATCAAAAAATGAATCCTCAGTTACTTGAACTATCAGATACAAAAGTATTATTTGATAATCCAAATGACTCTATTGGAAACTTAATGATGGATGGAACAGTTCTTGTGAAAACATGGGAACCTTATTTAAAAAAATATGTTTTAATTAGACGTAAAATCAGAACACCATTATTCTCACATAAACTTAATAAACCAGAAGCACCAGAGTTTATGGATACAATAACAGACTATGTAACTGATTTAACAGCTAATACTGCAATGCTTATTAGAGATGAAAAGATTAAAAAAGAAAAAATCACAGCACAAGAAGAAGCTGCACAAGGTGGTTCTATTTATGACCAAGGTGATTACAATAATTATCTTACTGAATTTGTTCAATCCTCTAATAGTATTACAAATCAAGGAGGTATAGAAACTGTTTATAACAGTAATGGTTATACAACTACAAATGATATTATTTCAACTAGTTCTGGGTCTACTCCTTTATTGTGGCCAGTACCAGAATATAACGGAGCTTATTCTTCTGACTATGGTTCAAGATGGGGTAAACATCATGAAGGTGTAGATATTCCTCCTAATCCATCTCTTCATAAGAAAACAAAGATTGCTGCTGCTGAAGCAGGTACGGTTATTGCTGCTCGTTCAGCTCCAGAGTATCCTTTATATGGTTCACCACCTTTTACTGGTTATGGTCAAGTTATAGAAATTGATCATGGTAATGGATTAAAAACACTTTATGCTCATTTAGATAAAGTGCTAGTAAAAGAAGGACAAACTGTTGCTAGAGGACAACATATAGGATACATGGGTTGTACAGGAAGTGTTGTTTCAAGCACAGGAGATGGTACTCATTTACACTTTACAGTATGGGGAACTTGGAATAGAAAAACAGTAGACCGTTATACAGGATTCGATCCAAAACAATTTATTAAACCTCAAAATTAGTAAAGGGTGATTTATTATGACAGATTTAATGTTAACTAAATCTGGGGACTTGATGTTTGTATCTGAAGTGCGTAAGCAGAATGTTGTAAAAATAGCATTCTGCATTTCAGATGGAAACGCTTGTAAGCTAGATTTTATTATAGAAGATTGTTTACCTTTAGAATTGTCTCCTTCTCAAATTAAATTAAATTTTGATATTGATGATAAGAAAAAAACTTATACTTCTAAGGTTATCACAAAAAAAGAATTCTCTAAACAAGCTTGTTTAATAAGATTAAAAACTCAATTAGGAGAATTAAAATATCATACAACAATAGGTTCAAGAATAGAAGAAGTAAAACATAAGTTTTTATTTAATGAAGCAGTTATTGCTAAAACAGCTACTTTAGCAAAAGAAGCTATTAAAGATATATATCCTAATGCAAAAGTAACTGCAGAACCATTTGCTAAACACTATAGCAATGGCTATAAGCAAATTATGTTGATAAAAGTTTATGATGAAGATATTATTATATTAGAATATGAATTGGGGTGATATTAAACATGAAAACATTTTCGGAAATTTACAAAGACCTAAGACAACGTTTTAAAAAACGTTCAAATATTGATGTTACGGATGGGACGGTTATTGATTCTTATTTATTAGCTTCTGCAGAATCATTAGCAGCAGCACATGAAGAAATTGAAAACAGTAAGAATCCTCATATCTATACTAATCTAACTGGGACCAATATAGATAAAATGGCTCTTCTTATTAACTGTCCTAGATATGCAAATGAAACAGATGAATCTTATCTTTATCGTTGTATGAAATGGACATTAATTAATGAGAGTTCAAATGTAACAGCTATAGAAACTGCATTATCTAATTTAAAAGAAAGTTCTAATGCTTCTTATGTACCTTATACAGAAGGTACAGGAACAGCAACTGTTTTTATTATTCCAAATGATTACTCATCAGAGGAACAAAAAGAAAGAGCCGTTTTAGAAGTAAAAAATAGATTATATAAAGTAGTTTCTCCAGATTCTTATATTAACTATAAAATCTGTAAAGCTCTACCAATTGAAATATATGTTCATGTGTCTTTTAGTAATGGCGTAGATACAAAATCTATTAAAAATAATTTACAAATAACAATTAAAGACTACATAAATAAAATAGCTATAGGTGATACATTATCTTACGGTGCAATTAATAAAATCGGCACACAAGTTAAGGGTATTGAATTCTTTAATACAACACATATCTTAATAGATGGAGAATTACTTAGAGAACTAAATGCTGTTCAAACAATAGAAACAAAGTTCTTATTCTATAATATTAATTGGACAATGGTGGTGGAATAATGTTAAATACAGAAAGTTTATTTAATAAAATGTTAGAGCATTTCCCAAAGTGGATGGATATTCGTAAAAGAGCAACGAAATCTATAGGGGGCCAATTACTTGAGTCAGTAGCGGAAGAAACCGCTACTCTCAAGGAAGCTCTAGAAGAATTCAAAAAAGATTTCTTTATAGAAAGCTACTTCGGGAAAGAAAATGAAATTGTAGACTTCGTTTATAAAATACAAGTAGGAGACATTGATATTAGTGTCTTAAAAATAATTTCTCATAATCTTACTTACACTAATGACCTCAATGTTTTTTATAAACAAACGGGGGTTTTTTATTATGAGAATAGTTATTTATTCTTTAGAATAGACGATATTGGAGAAGATAAAATAGAATATACTTTAAACGATTATTATTTTGTAGAAACACCTGAAAAGATGCATGTATGGAATATCTTTGATGAGTTTGCAACATTTGTTGGTATTGAAAGACATGAAGGTGAAACAAATAAAAAATTAGAGAATCGTATTCTTAATGTATTCAAAAATAAAATGAATAATACAAAAGATGGTCTTAAACATGCCATCCTTACTGAGATTATGGAATTAGATCCAACATTAACAATGGATGAAATTACTATAGAAGGTGTTACACCAGAAAATTTACGAAAAAAATACGATGAGTTTTCTACTGTTTTAGATAAGCTTTCTAGTATTAATAAGGATTCCTATAAATATAAAAAATGGGACGTAGATCCATGGTTCTATAGTATTCGCTCTATTGATTATATTCCTCATGCATGGGATGTTGCTCTTGAAGTATTTAAAGACGGTATTGGAAAAACAGATGATTTAAAAATATTATTAAGTACAACAGAAGATACAACAGATGCTTCTATTGTATTATACAAAAAGAGTACTAAAGATATTGATAACTATTTGAAAAAGAATAATGTTAATACAAATATTGAATTAAGTCTTACTCAATTTAATGAAGAATTAAATCCTATTTTATCTCGTTATAAAATTACAGCAAGTAAGGCTGTTGATATTACTAATAAAGATATTAGTTTTCAATACTCAGATGTAGCACATAAACAAGGTGAATATGAAGTATCTAATCTTGTAGCAAAAGATGATGATGGTAACTACATTATGAGTGATGTTCAAGTTAATGATTATACCATTCTTCCAGCAAATAAAAAGTTTAAATTAAGATTTAAGCCATTAGAATCATTTAAAAAGTTAGCTATTAAACAATGTGACTTTGTTAATGATGATAAAGTATCTAAGTCTTTATTAAAAGCTAATGATTCGTTTGATTTTTTGAATAACCAATTGACCTATAAATACTGTAAATCTTATGCTAGTACAATTAATGATTTCTTAGAAGTAACAAATTTAACAGATACAGTAAGAGGATTAACTGTACAAACATCTGAAAAAGAAGCTTCTGCAATATTAAATATTGATGATATGGCAATGGAACATATTTATTTTTCATATGGATGTGATATGGCTGCTATTAATAATAACAATATCGTTTCAGAAAACTTTGATATTGTAGATAATAAGTATGTTAGTTATAGTGCTCCAGGCGAAACTAAGTTTAAATTAGATATAGAAGCAAACTCTATTAAATTTACAACGATAGGTCATTGCCAAATTACTATTTATAAAGATGGTTCTGTATTATCAGGTCCATATACTGTAACAGATACACAAACATTTGCCTCTGATATGTCTAAAACAAGATCTCGTTATGTAGTAGAGATTTTATCATTAAACAGTTTAGAGAAAATAACAGTCAAAGATTTAATGTATACAAGCTTTGATATTATAGAAACATTAAAATATGGTCAGTTTGCAGAAGACTCTTTAGGTATCGTTCTTCCTAATGTTTCTAAGAATGAACTTTCTATTAAGATTCAATCTTATTTTCAAAATGCACCTTATATATCTAGTATTTATATAGGAGCACCTTATGATTTAAATACAGTTTATGAAACAGAAGTGTTTAGTACTGGAAAAGATTCTCATATGTATATTTCAAAAGAGAATATGCAGGCAGATTTAATTCTGGTTGATGAACATGATACAGAAAATCTTGATAGTAGTTATACTGTATTAAACTATAGACCTTATTTAGAATTTAAAGGAACAAGTAATTCGGCTTATATTCAACTTAATCTTAAAAGCTTTATTAAAATAAATAAAATAACAACAGATATTGGTGTTGTAAAAACAAACTTTAAAAATGGAGAATATGTTTACCTGATAGAACTAAAAAGCAATAATATAATCTCAAAAGTATTTGTTGATGGTGTTGTTGCTAGTAATATCAAAACAAAAAGATTAATTGATTTATTTAATATTAGACCATCTAATAATGATAAATTATATGTAACAAATATTTTTGACGGCTTCATTTCAGAGAAAAACAAATTCCAATCAAAGCATAAACTATCAGATATTGAAGAAATTAAAAACGCTTTTAAATATGGTATGTTTAACTTTGTTAATGTGTCTAATGATTTCAATCAAGCCTACATAAGAGACTTAGATAATAACTCAGTTATTGTTTCTACAACAGGATACAATGGTTCTATCAAAGATGCATGTTTAAAATTAAAAGATAAACAAACTTATGTTGCTTATAATGAACATAAAATGATTCAACAAAAGAAAACAATGATTCAAATTGAAGATACTTTTAGTCCATTCATTCCTTCTGATGCTCTATACTATTATGAATTAACTAGTATGTCTTCTAATGTAAGTATTCAGTTTCATGATTTTAATGAAGTTCATTATGAAATAATTTATACAGGACTTAATTGGACAATAGGTAAAAAGTATATTGCTTTAGAAGCTCACTTTGACATAACAGATCCTAAAAACTTTTTAGCAGATGTTATTACTGTTAATAAGCAATATAAACTTCAAAAAACAATTAGTATTAATTATATGACAGAATTAGATAATGAAACGATTATTAATTTATGTAAATATATGATCAGTACACCTAAAGGTATTACATTAAATTATAAAAAGATAGATCCTATTACCACACCAATAGAATCCGCCCCTGAATATTACGGATTAGAATCTATGTTTAAACAACAAGATGGTTTTAATAAATTAAGCTATTGCAATATAGATAAGATAATAGAGTTTTATGCAGGAACACCTGAAAAGAGTGATTACTTTACTATTACAAGTGATATGTACACGCTATTAAAAGATGAAGGTATTATTGTTTGGAATGATACAGCTCCAGCATTATTAGATTATAGTATTTTATATATACAATATACAATTAAGATTCCAGCAACATTTACTGTAGATGATGATTTATTATATGAAAAAACAAATCATACTATTGAAGGTTATTCTTTCATTAAACGTATTGATGATATAGCAAACATTAAAAACAATACATTTATTGATTTATCTAAAGAAACTTCATTCTTAACCGCAGACAAAGTAATTGTACATTGTACAAATCCTAGTTTCGATGCATATCTTGAAACAGGTGGTATTAGATTTAAAAGGACCATTGAAGATAATGCTTTATATGCAAGGTCAGGTTATTATTATGTAGATGGCTTAGAATATTATATGTTTGCAGAAGAAACTTCTGAGAGAACTAATAAAGTAATTAATATAGAATATGGAAACACAACAAAAGATAATGAAGGTATTCATTTACAAAAATCATCTCATAACTATATTAATAACTCATTACTTACTACTGAAGGCATGGGTAATATATATTCTAAAAACTTCACAAAAGATAGTAATGTGTTTGGTGCTAGTTCACTTAATGCTTTAACAGCATGTAACAGTTTTAATCATTGGAAGAACGTAGGTTCTACATTATCATTAGTAGACGCTCATAATGGTGTAGGTATTTCATTAACACCTTTTATTACAGATGGTTATGCTTATGTTGATATAACAAATAGTTTATATGAGAAAACATTAATTTCACTTTATCATACAGGTAGTGGAAAGGTTCTTATTGGAAAAGAAAAGAAACAAGGAGATTTAAAATATCCTAATTCAGATAGCATTGAAATCATTACAGAAATTAAACCAACTATGTCTAATAATAATATTTTATCTCATGTATTTGAACCTGATTTAAACTTTAGTTATTATTTGGTTATAAAAGGTTCAATTGTTATAGATGATATTATTATTTGTCATGCTGATGTCACTAGTAACTGGGATTATCATAAGAAAAATATTTCTACTTTAGGTCTTACAATTAAAGAACAAATATTAGAAGAATATGTTAATCGCTTATTTTTTTATAATACAAGTGGCTATAAAAATTTAGGTGCAGAAATAGATAAAAATAATACAATCATAAATAGTTCACTTGTTAACTGGGGACTTACAAAAATAAAAGAATACAATGTTTATGATGATTGGAATTATTGTGAGCTTAATTATGTAGATATAGAAAATAACATGTTAATATCTAAAGGTTTAGAAGGATATGTTATGACTGAACCTATTTTTGCAGGTGATTTAAATATGATTAAATCATTAATTATAAAAATAAATGATGTGGAATTTAATCAGACTTCTGGTTTTACAGTTTATGTTTATTCATCAAATGAACATTCAGGTGTATATGAATTAAAATCTTCTTTTAAAAATAATATAGGTGTAATAAAAGAAAAAGAAGTTAAACAGCTTGGAAAATATATTAAGATTAAAATTCAAATGCCACAATACAAAATTATAAACACACTTTCATTGTTTGCAGAATATAAGGAATCAGAAACATCTGCTCCAATAGAAAGAGTTAATACAAATGGTCAATTAATCTCAGAGATTTATGATGGACAATATCAAGCAAAATATAAATTAACTGATATTAACATAGAAAAGATAAGTAATATAGATGATGTACAAATACAAATAAGAGCATCTAAAGTAAATAAAGATGAATCTATATGGACAGAATGGAAGATGATTAAATTAAGTCCTGAACTAAAAGTACTTAACTCTATTGTCTTTGATGATTATAGATTCTTCCAATTAAAGATTTCATTAAAAAGACAAGATACTTATATAAAAATTAATTACTTAGACTTAAAGGTGGTGAGATAATTTTATGTTCCAAAATAATGCACGTATAGAAAATTTAACAGGCATAAGATTCTATGAACAAGACGTTTTATATGATGACCATACATATAGTGGAGATATAGAAATTATTATAAAAGCAGATTATGTTTCACCAGGTTTTGGCATAGCCCTCTTAAATAATGAGGGCTTGTCTTTACAAGAACAAAAAGAAATGATTTTATTTAGAACAGGTTTTAGAGAATCATCTGTTATTTATAAATATGGTTATTCACAAAAAAATATTAAACGTTATACTTCAATATTTAAGCCTCCACATAATAATATTTATTTTACTTTTTCAAAACAAGGAAGAAATATAAAACTATATTGTTCAAAACTAGATATACCTTTAATAGAATATACGCTACCAAATAATAACTGGGATAAATATAGTTTAGGTATTTATTCTAATGCAGGTAATGTTATTAAAAGCATTAATATTGCATCATCAGTTCCTAAGAACTGGATTGTGAATATGTATAATACAGACGGTGGTTATGTTAAGTTTGTTAAATCAGGTTTTGAATTTATCTCTTGTAAAAACAATGCAGAGATTGAGCAGAATAATACATTATTAAAAAAAGGAACTTATTTCTTAAAATATGATGTTGATACAACTAAGCATAATGATATAAAAGCTTATGTTTTTAAATCTGGTGACGAACGAATAGATAATGAAAGTAAGAACTTATTAATAGACAATACTTACTTTGTTCTAGAAGAGGATACACGAATCAATATAAAATTTACAGGTAAAAATGGAGCTATTAAAAACATTAACTTATGTGAAAACTTATACGATCAGTATGTACCAACTAAGGATGATAATTCTAAGATAAAAGGAAGCTATATAAAAATTGATTTAAACGAAGTTGAATATGTAACATGGACAGGTGCTATTTTTAATCTTCCTGATCAATCTATCATTGCAGATGAATCTGAAATACCTTATGTTATTAATAATAGCTATGAAAAATTAAATGTAGATAACCTTAGAATAGAATTAAAAAAGATGTATATCTATACTTATTATACAGATGAAATGAAGTTAATTATTGAAGACCGTACTAATCCAAATAACGTTATTTTTCATAACTTTAATATAGGAACAACTTCTTTAACAATATTTAATAATATGGATGCTTTAATCATTGATTTAAAAATAAAGAAGGCACAAGAAGATAATCTTATTGATTTCATAACAGATAGTTTAACTAAGAACTATGTACAAAGAGATATCGCTAGTCCTATTGTTGTAGTAGATAAAGAAAATATTCCATTAGATCTTTCAAGTTCTTATCGTTTTATTTATGTTCCATTAAGTGAAGAAGATACTGCTTCTACTTATAAGAAATATATCTTTACGAATATAGAAAGAGAGATTTTTGAAGTAGATGATTATATACAATTAAGTAAACTACCTTCAAGAGAAAAAAGTAAAATAAAAGTTTATGGTATCTATAAAAATGCAAAAATCAATAAAGATAATTTTTATGCAAACTCTAGAGAAGGTATCGATGATTTAACTTTATATACAAATAACTATACTATTTTAGATAAAACAAAAATTAGTTACATAAACGAAAATACTGGTGAAATATATTTAACTGAGATTGATGATTTTGAATCTATAATTGTAGATTACGAAAAGAGAGAGAGCTACTGTATTAATTATTTCCCAGAGGTCTCTATGTATGAAGTATCAATTGCAAACGAAGGGCAAGAATCAACTATCATGTATGATGAACCTATTTTAAAGAATGGTATTTTAGAATCAGAACTTTATAGACCTTTAAAAGCTAACAGTACAACTTATTTAAAACCAGTAAATAAACAATATATTGTATTAAGAAAGGAATGGAATGATTAATGAAAATATATCCTTCAAAACATAGCATTGTACAAACTTCTGATGTTGATTTAACAAAAGACATTCCTTTGGCTTATATTGATACTGAAGCAAAAGAATATAATTGTATTGTCCGATCCAAATTAGATTATGATGAAATCAAGCCTATTCTTCCATATCAAACATTTAATAGCTATGATGTTTCTCTTTTTAAGCCAAAGAAAAAAGGTGTAATTGATTCTAGTAGTGATTTCGTAAAAATTGATCATGCTGACATTGTGCAAAGAGTAGGAGATGTATATCAATACATCCCTATTAGCACAACAACTTTTGTTCCTCAGGAGTTTGATTATTCAGTTGTTATAAAAAAGAATATCACTTATAAAACACAAGAAAACTATAATTTTAAAGTAGGTTGTTTAGATGATACAACGAAAAAAGCAGATCAACTGCTATCTAAAAAGCTATTAAAAGTCTTTGGTGATGCTCCTGCAAGAGGTATTTGTCCTATTAATACTTGGGTTAATAATAAAGATATTTCTGCTAATAGCTTAACTAATTCTAAGATGGATGAAATTGATTTTGTTTTTATTCAATCTAAAGATGGTTTTACAAATAAAACATATGATTATAGTACTTATGGTATTGTTGATAAACCTATAAAGTTTGAAAAAGACTTTTTATCTAATCATACAAATGTATGGGTGTGTGTAGATAACTTCCCTATTACATTAGAAAACAAAGAAGCTGTACTTAAAGATTCTAAATTATATTCTAATGTAGCTATTAATAATAGTACTTTCTTAAATACAAATGCTAGTAATACTACTTTTACTATTGAAACAGAAGATAAGGAAACTGTAAAAGTACATTATTTATTTAGCGGAGCTTATAGTGCTGCAATTGTAAAAGAATATGTAAATAAAGGATTTGTTATTTATACATCTAAAACATTTTTTGATCAAATCGAAACAAATGCAAAAGTACTTTATGAAATCATGATGTATGTTTATAGCAATACTTATTTAGAATCTGAAACAGTTACTCAATGGATTACAGATACACCCCCTGATTATATAATTATTAATAACAAATTAAATACAATAGAAAAATTCATTAGTAGTAAACAAATTCATAGATTCTTTGATTTATCACAAAATGAAGTAATGTTTTCTAAGATTAATATCTCTGCAAAAAATGTAATCATGAGAGGAATAGTAAATGATTATATTACATTTGAAAAGCTTTATACTGGAGCAGAACATGCTAAATATGCAGATCCTCCAAAACCATCAAGTAATATGATATCTGTTTATACGCCTCAAAGACAAATTATGTACTTCGATGAATTTGTTTATTCTATTCAAGATAACATAGAAGATTGTATTAGCTGGACCAGAGAAGAAGACATGATTGTATTTAAGATTCGTTCTTTTAAACATACATATGGTAATGTTCATATTTCATCTGAAGCTATTAACGATATAAAAATACCTTTAGTAACAACAATAGATTATCAACAAGTGCCAGTAGAAAATATAAATTTCTATATCTATAGCAGAGATAATATTTTAAACTATTGTGAAGTAACTAAGTATGAAGATACAATGGGAACAATCCTAGCACAAGTTAATATTATAAGAACTGATGGAGATATTAGTGTTTATGATATGAGAAGACGTGGTGGTGGTTTACCAGAGAATATGAAAGATAATCAAGAACTATTAGATATAGGATATATTAAAGGATTAGCTTATAGGAAATCAGGTGCTGTTGTCGTTACATTACCTAAACGTTTAGAAGAACATAAAGAACTAATTGAAAATGTTATAAGAAAACATATGGTAGCTGAAAAATTCCCTGTAATATTATTTGAGGATAATGTTTTAAATAAAGAATAATTTAGATATAAAAGCTATTAATAGCTTATCTAATATAAAAAGGTTAAAGGAGTGACATAAATGGCTAAGAAATTAGAACAAATTGATTTTTCTGGTGGGATACGTGCAGAAAAAATTCAACATAACTTTGATGCATTAGAGGATCAGTTAGCAAGAGAACGTCTTGCTATCGCTGGTCACGGTGTTTCTACAGGTCTTGATTTTACAGTCGATAAATTCAATGTAGAAATTAATGAAGGAAGCTTAATTGGTCATAACGGTAAAGAAGTTTTCTTAGATGCTAAAACAATAGAAATTGAATTACCTAGATTAAAACAAATAAAAGATGAAACTTATTTAGTTCAAAATGGCGGACAAATTATTTTACCTAACATACCATACTGCTTACATAGAGAATCAGCAGTTAATATTAATTCATTACAAAATGGTATCACTATTCTTAACTATAATAATTCTGGAGAGAAAATTAAAATAAGAAATATTGTAGATAATGTTATTACTATTGATAACTCTTATAGTGGTACATTAGTAAAAATATCTTATAGTTATACTTATAAAAGATATGATACGATTTATATTAATTTAGAAGGAGAAATTAAATTACTCGAAGGAACAACTTCTTCTGCTCCATCTATTATTATTCCAGAAGATAGTATGTATGTTTTAGGATATGTAGAGATTGACCCTTATTCTATAGTTGGTACAAATAAAGTAGCTACACTTAAAATCAAAAAAGATATGAGAAGCTTACGTAATATCTTTACAGATTCAAATAATAGATTATTTATTTGTGGTGTGCCTTTTGATAATTTACAAATCATTCATATGGAACAACCAGAAAGACCATTCATTAATCAACTTTGGTATGATTCAGTAGCTAATAAATTAAAAGTATGGGTTGAATTAGATGGTATTGAACAATGGGTAAACGTAAACGATGATTCAACAATCCCTGTTGAAGAAGTTAAGATGTGGGAGCCAGATGAAAATCCATCCGATAGAAGATATTTTATTTTTAAATCTGATGAAATACAATATCACTTTGTGCCAAATCGTAATTGCTTAGATATAAGAATTGACCAAGGTATTCTACATAGAGATCAATTTGATGAAGTAACATTAAGAGAAGCGAAAACAAATAAAACATTAAGAGATTATTTAATAGCTAATCATGGTTATACAGAAGAATTTATTCAAAGTATCGATGAAAAATATGAAAATATCGGCATTGGATTTGTACTTGGTAGTCCTCTTGATAGAAAATGTTATGTAGAAGCAATAATTCATCATAGAGTACATGAAAATCCTTTAAGTAAAAGATTTCAAAGAACAGCAACTTTTGTTGCTACTAACTACTATAGAATTAGTAATTCTGAAAAATTATTTACTCTTGATGAATATTATAGATTCGGAGAACATCAATTAGAATTATTTTTAGATGGGAAACGATTAGAATGTGGAATAGATTTTATAGAAGGTAATGAAGCAGAATATGTTTATGATAAAGATCATGTCTTAATTTATCCTAAAAAAGGAAAAGCTATTAATACATTTTTAATTAAAAGAGATTTACCTTCAAATGCTATTCTTTCATATAAGATTACAACAAGTATTTATTCTTATGATCATGTAGAACAAGTAGTAGGTAATTTAGGTGATAGAATTAATGTTGCTGAAATAACAGCAAACAATGCAAAAACTGAAGTAGAAGCTATTAAATCAAATGTTAATACTCAGCTTCATGAAATTAAATCAGATGTTAAAGCTTTAAAAGAAAGTGATAAAGAACATTCTAACTTTCTTAAAGTAACAGATAAAATTGGTTCTAATAATTTATCACAAGATATTATTAATAAATTACATAAAGGCTTTATTAATAAAACATTTACTAAAACAGCATCTCAAGTAGTTTTATTAGATGGCATTGCCCCAGAAGATTTAATCATTGCATTTGATATGTCTAAATCAACTGGTAATAATATTCTTAAAAGAATTGAAAATGATGAGCCTCAAGGAGATGGAGATTATTATATTGAACGTTCAGCAGGACAAGTAAAAATGATGTTTAAATCTGCATCAACTGTAACTAATGGTTCATCTATCTATATTACTGGAATAAAATTCTAAAATAGAAAGGATGAATTATTTTGAAAGAACCTCAAATTTCTTGGTATATAACAGAAAATGAATCTGTCAATTTAATTGATGGAGAACATTATGCTGGGGCTTATCGTCCCAGCAATATAGAAGCAACTTTTGAAATGCAAGTATGGAATAATAAATGGGGTACAGAAGATATTTCAGATGTTGAAAATCCTGTACTTGTTTTAATGTTTGATACACTTGAAGATTGTACGCTTTTACAATTTTGTAAGGTAAGAATTGATAACAGTCCATTTAAAGAATTAGAAATATTAGATAATAAAGGCATTCTACCATTAAATAGACCATTGTCTGGAAAAGCTAATAAAGGAACATCTAGTGACTCAAATAACTATTCTAAAATTACAATAAAATTTGGACCAATATATTATGGTATGAAAAATGGATTAAAAAGTTTATTAGTAGACTTACAATTTAATAAGTAAAGGAGTGAAATAAATGTATCAATTAGACGAGAAATTAATGGCTGATAATAGGGCAATTATTTCTATTGCTCCTGATAAAGATCATATTGAACCCAACCTAAAACCAGGTATGCAAGTTTTTGAAACAGAAGAAAGAGATACTTATGTTGTAGCAAGTGAAAGAAAGTATCATCGTTTAATTCAAGAAGATGCTTTTACAAATAAAGTTCATCATGACTTAACTTTTGCAGGAAATATTACTGTAGAAAAAGACCTTATTGTAAAAGGTAATTTAACAAATCTTGAAACAGAAGATTTAATGGTAAAAGATAATATCATAGAATTAAATAAAGATGAAATTGGTAATGGTATTACAAAAGGTGCTGCAGGTATCGAAATTAATCGTGGAAAAAAAGAACGTGCACGAATGCTTTTTACAGAAACAACAGATAGATTATCTACAACTGGTTTCACATTTAATCTTAATAATAAAAGTTTATTTTATATCTATCAAGATGGAAATATTAAAACTGATGGTGATTTAAAAGTAAATAATGCTACTATATCAACTGATACATCTATAGGTAGAAACTTAACTGTAAATGGACAATCTTCATTAAGAGGAACATTAGGCGTTGCACAAGCTACTACACTTAATAGCACACTTAATGTAAAAGGAACTTCTCTTTTAGAAGGAGCAACTTCTATAAGATCTACGTTAAATGTATTAGGTGCAACAACATTACAAAATATATTAACTGTACAAGAAACAGCTACTTTTAATAAAACATTACATACTGTTGGCGATGTTACTTTTGATTCAAATATGCTATTAAAAGGTAATGCACAAATAAATGGTACTTTAGATGTAGGTAAAACAACTAATTTAAAATCAAATTTAAATGTTACAGGGGCAACTGTACTTAATAGCATATTAACAGTTAAAAACAATACTTCATTAGAAATGAATTTAAATGTTAAAGGGAGTACAACAATAAGTGGTACAGCTTCTGTTACTGGTAATTTAAGTACAACAACTATTACTAATACAAATAGTATTAGAACAAAAACTTTATCAACAGTTGAATCTGCATCTATAGGTACAACATTATCTGTAGCTGGAGCAACGACTTTAAACGGAGCGGCTAATTTAAAAAATACTTTGACTGTAGATGGAGCTACTAATTTAAAAAGCACTTTAACTGTAACTGGCAATAGTACATTAAATAATTTAATCGTAAATGATTCAGCATCAATTGCTAAAAATCTTACGGTTAGAGGGGCAACTCTTTTAGAGAATACTTTAACCGTTAATAATAAATCTACTTTTAATGATAACGTTCAAATAAAAAAAGATTTATCAGTTGATCAAACATTGACTGTAGTAGGAAATAGTAACTTCTCTAATGCTACAGCATCAGGTAATCTTACTGTAAGAGGAATAACAACACTTAATAAACTAAGTGTATCAGGAAATGCTAACTTTACAGGTCCTACAGATATTGTTAATTTAACAGCTGAAACAATAACAATGCGTTCTACAAGAAATGCTATTAAATGGTTAAACAATACTGAAACCTATATGTTATATGGAGCATCAACAAATGAAACTGGAAAAGGTTATACATTATATGATGCATCTAAAAATGATTACAATATTGTTTTAAAAGCTGAACAAGTAGCTGGCAAAGAAAAAGGATTTGTTTTTGTAAGTGGCACAACACCTATTTTCCATATTAACCAGATAGGTGTAAGAAGTACTAATAATATCTATGTTAAAAGAAATTCTACATGGAGTCAGCTTTTAGCAAATAGTGATTCTCATAAAGCAAATCATAAAATAGGTGGTCATGACTTTTTATCTCCATCTGATATTGGAGCAGTAAAGAATACAAGAAACACACCTGAACTTTTAACAGATGTAGAAAGTTCAAAACCTGTTGCAGGTATTAATGGTAGATTATTCTTCGCAAAAGATACAAAACGAATTTGGCAAGACTTAGGTAATGCATGGCAAATTATTGGTGGAGAACAAACAGTAAAATGGGCATCTATTATAGATAAACCATCTAACTTTACACCTACAGTTGCTTCTAAAACTGTGTTAGGTGGTGTTAAAATTGGTAAAAATATTTTAGTAGACCAAGATGGAACTATTCATGTACCAAAACAAACAATTGAGTATACTGTACATGTAGAGGAAATTGTAGCAACTGAAAACCAAAGAACTTTTACATTAAGCAAACCATTCATGAAAGGTCAAAACCATGTTACACCACATATATACGGCAGAAGAATTCCACCTAGTGCTTATACGGAAACATCTAATAAAACAATTGTATTCAAGCAAGGCATACCAGCTGGCTCTGCGGTTGAGTTTTATGTATTAATAGTTCCTAATGATAATATTGCAAGTTTTGTAATTAAAGTTGAGGAATTTTATGTGGCATCTGGACAAACTGACTTTGTATTATCTCAAGGCAGATACTTAGTAGGATCTAATAAGTTAAAAGTATATTTAAATGGTGCTCTTATGCCAAGATCTGCATTTACTGAAGTTGACCAATCCTTAATTAAATTAAAACAAAGTCCTGGAGCAGGAAACCATATTATGATTGAATATACATGTATAGTATCTTAGTAAAAAGAACGCCCATAAAGCGTTCTTTTTTATGTAATACATCTTGTGTAGAGGTAATATGGGAATAGAAAGACTTAATAAAAAAATGAGGTGATAAATGTGGCTAGAACATTTGTTGGACGTTCTTCCGAAGAATTATATAATAGCGAACTCTATAAACTGTTCGAAGTAATGCAGCACATTATTGATGAACCAGATGACCCAAATTTAGGCCCTTTAACAAGTCGTAATGGTTCTTTATGGCTAGATCGATCAGTTGGTGGAGATTTAAAATTTAAAGCAGATGGAACATGGAAAACTGTTTTTAATGATAAATTTAGAATGATTTGTGAAATACTTAGTCCAGAAGAACCTTCTGTCCCTGTATCAGGACAGCTTTGGTTAAATGATGGTATCTTAATGTATTTTTCTGGTGCTGAATGGTTGCCAGTAAAATCTGTTAATGTCGCAACAGAATTTAACTTATCTGCATTTGAACAGTTCTTAATCATTTCTCCAATTAAAGCTGCAGGTAAATTAGTTGTAGACCAAAATGGAGCTATTCATACACCAAAACAAATAGTTGAACATACTGTACATGTAGAAGAAATTATAGCAACTGAAAATCAAAGAACTTTCACGTTAAGCAAACCATTTGTAAAAGGTCAAAATCATGTTACACCATATATATATGGTAGAAAAATTCCACCTTCTGCTTATACAGAACTATCTAATAAAACAATTGTATTTGAAAAAGGTATACCAGCTGGTTCTGTAGTTGAATTTTATGTATTAAATGTGAGTTCAATTCAAAACCCTTATAAAGAAGAAGTTTTTAAAGTAACTGATCCAGTTATAACATATACATTACAAAGTGGTAAATACTATCTTAATACAAACTCAATTAGTGTTTATGTAGATGGTAGAAAGCTTCCTCGTTCATTCTATAAAGAAGTAGATGAATCAAATGTGAAGATTATAAAAACAGATGACTTAGAAACATCTTCTGCAAAAAAACATACAGTTACAATAGAATATGTTAACAAAGAAGCATATGATAAGCAAGAGACTTCTGATGCTAATGGCCTTGTACCTTCAGAAACAAATACTCAATTCTTACTTCCAAGTGTAGAATTAGATAGATTCTTTATAAATGGTATGCATACACATGATTATACTGAAGTAAGTGATGTGGCAATTGAATATCCTACTGCTGGACTTCAAGGTAAGTTTGCTTCTGCTATTCATGTTAATCCTAAGAAATTAACAAACATAAAAAAACGTTTATTTAAAATCAATCCTAGTAATCCTATTATTCCAGTAACAGAAACTAATACAGAGTTTTATGGTATTGAAGGCGGAATAGGAAAACTCTTATTAAAAGCTAAAGATTGTGCAGAATATACTTCTGTTCCTATAGGTATAAGATTATCAGAAGAAGCTATTAAAAAATATGATTTTATTGAAACAATTACTTACGAATTTAAAAACGTAAAAGGTACTGGTACGATGGTAAAAGGTAAAGTGCATTTATCAGAAACAACAAGTATTTATGTTGGCGATATTTCTGATGAATTATGTGTCTTTACTCAAGGACTTTATTTAGATGATCATAAAGATAATTATGTTTACGAAGATGGATTCATTAAATTAAAAATGGATAGTAAAATGGATGTTGGTGTAATCGCATTTCCAAAAAAAGAAATCGGGACCATTACTTCTTTAAATGATAAAAAAGAAGGTATCATTCATATTAATAAAACATATAAGCGTTCATTAGTATTTGTATATGGTGAAAACTTAGATTGGTCTGTAGCAGATTATACATTTGATAAAACTAATAAAAATATTATCTATGTTAAAGATGCGAAAGTTGGTATGAAATTTGCAGTTGTAGAAACACATGCAGATGACCCAAATGAAGAAATGTATGTTTCATCAGGTATTATTAAAAAAGATCCTGATACTCAAGATACATATATTAATATTCCACCTGGTTCAATTTCAGAACAAGATAATGTTATTCTATTTGTTAACGGTCTTTTAATCATGAAAAAAGACGTTATGGTAGATACAGCTAATAATCGTATTGAAGTGGCTGGTGGCTTAGAAGAAGGTCTTAGCTACATGCTATTAAAAGATTCATCTGGACGATTTGTTTTCTCAGACTATGTAAGCTTTAATACGATTCCATTAAATCATTTTTCAGATGCAACTTTAGTTTATATTGGAAACCAATTAGCAACAGATGGAAGAGCTGTTTATACTTCTAGACTTCCTGAGAGAGGTTATGAAGGAGAAATAAAACAACTACTTACAAATGATTCTTCAGATTGGTATTATTATGACAGCATAAATGGTTGGATAATGATTACTGAAGAATCGGAAATTGACTTATTAAATGCAACTGCATCAAGTTATATATCTGATGAGTATTCGATTAATATTTTACAAAACTTTGGTAAAAAAGAATGTGTTTATTATTCATATCAATATGCTAATTCAGTTGAACAACCTTTACGAAGAGGTGTAATAAAATCATTAGAAACAAAGGACGAATATCGTACAGCATTTAATCATGTATTCCCTGCTAATAGAAATGCTTTATCTGTTTGGCAAAATGGATTAAGACAATATCCAGACACAACAGGTGATCCAGAAAACTTCAATGGTGTATTTGAAGTAGGTAATTCATCATTTAAAATGCCTAATCCAATTGACGGTATTATATTCTATGTTGTTGAAAAACCAGAAGGTAATGAAGCTAAATCTTGTGAAAGACAAGTCTTAACTTATAAAGATGTTATTGAAGGAACAACTAATATCTTTAAAACAGATATTTCTTTATATCCTGGAAATGTTAGAGTCTTTGTATCAGGACTTAGACAACCAGAATCAGCTTTTAAAATCATAGATAATTATCGCATTATGATAAAAGATGAAATACTTGCTTATCCTAGTAACTTCCCTAAAGAAACAATTAAATTAGATGATGGTAGTTTAATTGAAATAGAACATAAATATCCAGATTCTATTCTTATAGAAGTAAGACAAGATTATGGATTAAAAGAAGTAACTTTACCTATTCGTTATGCTGGCCAAAATGAATGGTCTGTTGCAGCAAAAGATAGTGATGATATTACAAAAGGTGGAGATGGTTTACCTGAGTCTATAATAGATTCTAAAGATCTTATTATGATTTATATAAATGGTTTAGCTTATGGTAAAGATTATAAGATAGATAAAGATCAACAAAAAATCATATTAACAAATGAAACAATTACTTCTACTTTTGGGGTAGATCCTTTAGAAGAATTCTTTAGATCAAATCCAGATGAGTATGAAGCATGGCGTATTCAAAATGGTGGAAAAGAATACGTAGCAAAAGAAATAAAAGACACCATAACTTTTGAATGGAGGTAAATTAATAATGAGTAAACAATTTTCAAATTTCCCATCAACAAAAATGCTTCCTATGGAAGATATTGCTAATGAATTAAGAATCATTCATAAATTTGCATCAGCTGAACAGAAGGCAATCGATACAGAATCTGTAGCAGGTGTTCCTTCATCTAATATCGCAATCATTGCAACAGATGAATATGGTAGTCCATTACAATATCGTAATGATAAAGAAGTTTATATCGATGAAAGAGAAACTGTAAAGAATGCATTATATCTTGATGGTAAAAAAGCAAATGAATATTTAACAAAAACAGAAGGTGCGGCTATTCAAAACTTTGGTGCGAACGTAGCCAAAACTTATGCAGATGAATTTGCAGCACTTCGTGATGAACTTTATCAATTAAGAGGAGAACTTACTAGAAATGGCTTTGTAAATGAATATGGTTTATATTCAGGATTCCAAGACTTCTTTAGAACAAGTAATAAAAAATACTTACATAATAGATATTCTAAAAATGGAGAAGTAATAGAAACAATCGAGCTTTGTGGTTTATCTCCTAACTTTGTTAATAGCACAAATGTAAATAAAATAATTCCATCTCAAATTGGTGTTATTAAAAAAGGTGACTGGTTCATGATTAGTAAAACAGATACAGATGAACATTATCTTGTAAAAGCAACTAATGTAGAACTTCTTTCTACTGAAGAAGAAGTTACATTTGAAAGTTCAATTTCTGTTGAAGGCATTCCTAGTATAGATAACCCTACAGCTGTTGTTATCACAAAAGTTCATGGAGATTATTATAACGGAACATTTTCATTCTCAAAAGTTGAAGATTATACTTTAACTAATAAAGAACGTTATACAATGCTTAATGATGATAGTGACACTAAGATGGAAAAAATATTAGATAACCATACAGGATACGCTACTCAATTTAGAGTGCCTAAATTAAATACTGGTGCTTTAAAAAACTTTACAGTAATGTCACGTATTACAGGTTCTCCAGGAGCACTTACTTGTTACATTATTGATAAAGATAAGGCAAATAATATTTTAAATCTTAGTTTAGAAGAAGTAGGTGAGGATAAAGGATTAGTTGCAAAATCTAAACCTATATCTTGCTTACAATCTTCTACTGTTAATATCACAGAGATTGAATTTGATTTTAGAGATCCTATCACAGATAAATATCCTATCTTAGCTGGTGGTAAAGATTATAGATTTGTTATCGTAGCAGAAAAAGCATCAGGAACTGACTTTTGGGAACTACAATTTTCTAAGAATGCTTCTAATGAATTAAATCCTGATGTACAAACTAATAACATAACATATACTTATTTACAAGGTTCAGGATTCACTCAAAAAGATGAAATAGGAGATTTAATCTTTATTCTTGCTACTATTGTTGTTAAAGAGAATTCTGAAACACCAAGAACAAACGGTATCTATACAAGTAAGAAAATTTCTGTGCCAAATAATAGTTCATTAGCAAGAGCTAGATTAACTATGAGAATTAATAGAGAAGGTCTTTTCACAGCTGATACAAAAGGTATTGTAAATGATGGTGGTGTAATAAAAGTAAAAACAACTGGTATAAATCCAGACAATCTAGGTATTAAAGCTAATGACACTATTGTAATCGGTAATCAAATTAGACAATCAATGATTGATGTTAATGGAAAAATTATTGGTATAGATAAAGCATTATTAGTTGAAGAAGGTGCCCCTGTATATAAAGTTGGATACAAAGCTTATTTAAGAGCTATTAAAAATGAATGGGTAACTGGTTCTAGTCCAAGATACGAAATTAAAAGTGATATTTGTCTCCCTATGGAATTAAAAGCAGTTATGTTAGATGACCAAAAACTTAGCGAAAATCATTCAGACAGATTAATATTTGAATGTGAATTTAGAGATGAACATCAATTACCAATCGATGCGAATGAATTCCAATTACAAATTGTATGGCAATCACATTTATCTCAAAGTGAAATTATAGCAAATGATGCATATACAGGTCGTATCTATGACTTAACATTATCATTTGATAGAACACTTTAATATAAGTAACGGGCACACACTACATGGAGCACAATGCTTAAGCTAGAATGGAATTATGGATAGTCACTGTGCCCTTATTTATATTATTTTTTATGGAGGTGTAACAATGGCAGAAGGTATTCGTAAGATAAACGAATTCGTCATGGGAGCAGGTAGAACCATTATTATTACGGATGAAAAAAATAATTATTCAAGTTTTTCTCCAGGAACACTTTTTATCAACTCTAACGGTGACGTAAAAGTAAAAAAGAATAACCAACCTGATTGGGCTAATCTAACGCCAGCAAATTTATTTACAAATAAATCTATTTCGTATAATTTTATAGCTGATAAAACACTTACAAATCAACAAATCGCTAACAATACAATTATCAATGATAATATTAAGGATTCAGAAATTAATACGAACAAAATTGCTAATAGTGCAATCACTTCAGCAAAACTAGCAACTAATAGTGTTATTAATGATAAGATTCTAGATAATACTATTGCAAATAGTAAGTTAGCAAATAAAACGATTCAAGGGAATAAGATTGCTAATTTAACTATTTCAACAGATCATTTAGCGAATGGATGTGTTACTTCAGATAAACTTGCAACGAATGCTGTTAAAGCAAATATTATTGAAGATAGAAGTATTACTGGTATTAAAATTGCATTAGGAAATATTAATGATGAACATTTTGCAGATAAAGCTGTTCATACAGCTAAAATTGCTGATGGTGCAGTCACAAATATAAAAATAGAATATGGTGCCATTACAGAAGAAAAACTTGCACGGAATTCTGTAACTAAAGATAAAATAGCATTTGGTGCTGTTTCAGGTGATAAACTTGGATGGCAATCTGTATCAACTGATAAGATTGCAAACAATGCAGTATCTACTGATAAAATAGTTAATGGTGCAATTACAGGTGATAAACTAGGGGATTATCAAATTAGTACTGCTAAACTTCACCCTTCTTTAACTCAAGCTATTAATTCATCAATCAAATTAGATTCAACAGGTACAGCAACTGTTTTTGGTACTTTAAAAGTAACTAATAATATAAATTGTGATGGTGTTATTACTGCACATAAAGTTTATAATGCAGTATGGAATGATTTAGCTGAAGGTTATATTCCAGGTGAAACATTAGAACCAGGTACTATTGTAGAAATAAGAGAAGATGGAAAAGTATATAAGGCTTCTGCTTTATCTAAATCTATAGTAGGTGTTATTTCTAATGAATATGCAGCATGTTATGGTGCAACTCAAGAAGAAATTAAATCTGGTGAAAAAGTAGCAGTAGGTTTAATTGGGAAAGTTCATGTTTATGTAAATGGACCTATTTCTGTTGGTGATCGTATTGTTGCAAATGAAAATGGTATTGGTATTGCAAGTACATGTAATGCTTCAAGTGGCATAGTTGGAAAAGCAATAGAGACATCTAAAAAATCAGGAATACATAAAGTATTATGTTTAATATATCCTAATTAATTAAAAGCAGATAATATCTGCTTTTTTTTGTGGTATTATAAAAGAAGAGGTGATTAAATAGTTAAAGAAAGGTGATGGAAAATGATAGATACATCTAAATACATAGAAGATGCTATAAGTTTTTTAAATAATCAAGACGTAGAAGATCTTAATTATCAATTTATGTATCAAACAAATTATTTTAATAGCGAAGACTATAATTATACTTTATACAATATCGAAACAAACTTAAACACATTATATGAAAAAACAAGAGTACTTCAAGATGTTATAAAATATACAAGAGAATATATTAAACAAAATATATATGAAATATCTGATGAGTGCCGTTCAATTCTAGAAGCTATTGAAGATAATGTAGATTCATTAAAACAAAATAACTATATTAATATTAATGTTCCTTTCTTAGAAAGCACAGGATCTTATATGGACCGTGATAATAAAAAGTTACCTAAGAACGCTATCTATGATGGAACAATTACTTTATCTGGTACAGAAAAAGAAAAGCTTAAAATTAAAGCTGTTAATCAAAAAAATAACTTTAAACCTTATAAAGAAAACTTAGCTAACTTAATTCAAGAAAAAGAATATCGTTCTTTCTATATGTTAGATGCTCCAATAACTAATGGATTAAAAGAACAAATTACAGTTGAATTTGAAACTGAAAACATTATTAATCAATTGAATATTGTAACATCTAATTGTAAAATAAGTAATATGAAATATATAGATAATACTGGAACAATAGATTATATTGATGAACATTTAAATATTGTTCAAGTCCCTAGAAAAACAAAATCAGTTGAATTTATGACAACAACAGATTCTTATAAGAAGATTGTTTATTTTGTGGACCAAGCAAGATTAAAAGCTAACTTTTGGGATTCTATTATGGAACATGAATATGCTAAAACAACAACAGGTGCTGGTACACTTACACAAGGTCAAATTGATGAGATGGCTGGATTAACAGCTTTTAAAAAAGAATACGAAGCGTATGTAAAATCTGTTGAGGAATGGATAAAAAAGAGACAAGCTGTAGTAGATGAAAATATTGCAAATGGTTATACTGATTCTGTTCCAAAGATTGATTTTATTGTTGCACCAAGTTCTATTACTGGAGAAAGTAATACATTAAATGTTAATACTGATAAAACAACGGAAGTGCCAAAATCACAAGTTGTTGTTAATGCACCTATTACGGCCCCTAATGTTTATCCAGATATAGAAAATTATAGAACACAATCTTATTCAAATTATGAAAAATTGGTAAGTAAGACAGGCAACAGAGTTGATTATTTTACAACATTATCTGACCCTAAAACATATTCTTCTTCTTACCAATATAAATAAAGGAGGGTATAAATAATGGCTAAAAAAGCTACTGGTGGTAGTGGAAAAGATTACACAGTAAGTTCAAATGGTACAATTACAGTTAGTAGGCCAAATGGTACAACAAGTACTGTAAAACCAAGTGATAAAAATTATAGTTCTACATTGAATGCAATGCATGCGGATACAGGGACTGGAAAATACTCAGGAAGTTCTAGTTCTTCATCTAGTTCTAATAAAGGAAGTTCTAGTTCTTCATCTAGTTCTAGCTCCAACAAAGGCTCTTCTAGTTCTAGCTCTAGTTCTGGTAAGGGACCTAGTAGTTCAAGTTCGTCAAGCTCATCTAGTTCATCTTCATCGAGCTCAGGTAAAGGTTCTCCTTCTTCTACGGCTAAACCTGAATATTGGAAACCAGCTCAAAATGAAAATCCAAAAGTACATACTGCAATTATTAAAGATGATAAAGGAAATGTTATTGCAACGCATGAAACATATATTAAAGATGGGGCCATGTATGATAAAACAACTGGTAAAATATTAAGTAGTAATCATGGTGTTCAAGGTACATATGGAGATCCAAAAGAATATACTAAATACTATGATCCTGTTACAGGTGTAGGAACATGGATTAAAAACCCAGTTATAGAATCAAAACCAAATGTAAGTTATAGTGGTGGGGGCGGTGGAGGTCATTATAGACCATCGTCAAGTTATAGTCCGCCACCTCCACCTCCTAGACCTTCTTTTATTAGTTTTAATGAACCTGTTCCTTCTTTTAATAGCGATTTAAAAAAGGTGACTAAGGTTACTTACTTTAGTGGAATAGATACATTAGAAGCAAAAAAGGTTGAAACAAATCAAGAAGTATGTTTTATTTCTAAAACAATTACAGTAGGTAAGTTAAAAGAAAATGAATACATAGAGTTCTATGCAAAATATTATGCAGATGATAATGCTTCTATTGAGTTTTATATTATTGATGGAGAAAGAGAAGTAGCTATTTTACCAGTTAATGATTCAACAATAAGAAATGAAAAAATATTTTTCGAGATGGATACTAGATTTCCAATTGATGAATCTAAACCTATTTTAGTTAAACAAGGTATAAAGGCAACTAATCTTTCTTTTAAAGAAGCAAGTCAAAAAGCAACAGATTATAAAATGGAAAATGTTTATAACATTAGTTATACACCCAAAACAAGTCATAAATATACTCCATTGAATGAGACAATTAAAATAAAAGCTATTATTAGAGCATATACACTTACTAAGTATTCACCATATATTAAGACAATGAAAATAAGAAAATATGGAGGAACCGCTTTATGGACTCAAGATTTATAGATCAATCTAAACAAGATTATAGTAAAATGCTTCTTGCAAATGGTAGCTTAGAACGTTCCAAAGAAATAGCTGAATTAAATTCTTACGAGCCTATTTTTAAATTTAGACCAGCTCATGATCAAGCAGAACCTTCTGCAAAAGATTTAAATGAAATGATTAATGAATCTTATGTAGATATTAATGCATTAATTGTTGGTTTTAGAGAGGCGGGAAAAGATTTTCATAACCTCATGTTAGCAACAGATGCTAAATTAAAAAAGATTAAACAACAGCTATTAATAGAAAAAGAAAAACTAGATGATCTTAATATACTATGTAATCAATATACTGATTTTAATTCAGTAATTAATTTAGATGATACTAAGTTATTTGGAAGCTACAGTTATGATAATGGCATCATTTCTGCTAAAGTACAGTCTCAAGAAGCAATTCCTTATACAATTGCTGGAATAGATGGAAATGGATACGAAGGAAATGATTATGTATATAAGTCTGATGCATTCTTAAAAAAATCAATTGATACAAGTAATCGTAACTATATCAATGATAATAATGATTTAACAGTCTATGAATATTCTAGAATTACAGCAAGTAACTCAGAAAAAGATGTTTTTCAATATGTAAACTTTGATAGTATTGAAGCAAAAGTTACTATTTCAATGACAAGTATCAATGAGTTCAATAAAATCATTATTAATGTTTCATCTAAAGATACTTTCTTAACAGCAGTATTAACAAGTACAGATGGCATTAGTTATAAAAATGTATTATCAAAACCAATTGAAGTAAATAATGATACTTTAAAATATGATAATGTTAATTATATTGCATCTAGTGGAATGTTATGTTTTCCTTCTACTAAATATTTAAAACTTGTATTTGAATCTAATGGTGTAACAGATGATGTATTAGCATTTGAAAAGGTCACTGTTATAGATACAGTAAAAACTGAGAAAAAAGAAATTGCACCATTCTCTACAAAAACAAATACAATTACATCATATGGAATATCTGATATTAATAGCAGTAAAATTAAAAACACTAAAACATATATTCCTTCTAATGAACGATATATATATGATAGAACTAGACAGAAATTAATGTTGCATGTAATGCAATTAGAGGAGTGATTTATAGATGTCAAAAACAAATGTTAATATTGATTTTAAAGAAGAAAATATTAAAGATATAGAAGGATTACAAACAAAAAAAGAAATTGTAAAACTTAATACTGCTAAAAGACATGCTATTAAAATTAATGATATACAACTTGAAAAGAATATTTATAATGCTGAAAGTATTATTAAAACAAATAACTTAATTTCTAATCCAGCAAGAAGTATTGCTATATTCTGCAATGAATATGTTCCTGAACACTTTTCAGCAGGGAAATGGATAAGATATTATTTAACTGTTAATGGGCAAGATTTTGAAGTTGTGCCGATTAATTCTAATAATAATGGTGTAAAAATTATTAAAACAAGTGACCTTGATTTAAGTTCTGATTATGTTCAATACATTAATCAAAAAATCAAAACAGCTTATTTAACTATTAGAATTTCTACACCAAATAAATATGAAACACCTTTTATTTCAAATCTTAAAATATTAGTAGGTGATAAAAATGTATAGAGATATGGCTATTAAAATGAAATACCATAAAGAAAAGATTATACAAAGTTTTATTGATTTAGGCGTCTTTCCTACGGATGAGCGTATTCAAGATTTATTAGATAGTATTGATTTATCTACTGCTTATCTTAATGTAGAAGAAGCTGTTCCTGGGAAAGACTTTGATACTGAAACTTATAATGCAATGTTCTTATCTATTTATAAAGATTTAGAATTACTTTATAACCTTCTATTTGAACTAGCTGTTAAAGAATACACTCTACTTACTTCTTTTGTTGATACACATTTAGATAATCTAGAAACTACAATGAATTTCTATAAAGAAAAAGCAGAACAAGAAACAAATACAACTTCTTTAGGAAATACGATATTATTTAAGAACCATAGCTTTAATACAAAAGTGCAAAATAATATTACTCATATAGATTTAGGTACTGTATCTGTTCATAACAATTCACGTATTGCAAGTATTTTTAATGCTAATGATATAGAAGGCGACAAAGTTATTTTTAGTTATACAAAGAAGAATGAAACATTAAGAGCTACACCTTACAACTATAATTACGCAACAATAGTTATACCTGGTGAAACAAATAAAAAAGAATATGCTTTTAATCTAAATAAAGATCAAATCATAGATGGCATGATTAAAATGGATATTAATAAAACACCTTCTAAGGATAATGTTTATACTATTCTTGGTGCAAAGGATAAAGTGCTTGTAAAACAATTTGGAGAAGTTACAAAGTATAACATTAAAAATAGACCAACTAAATTTGATATGTTAAGTTTCTCTGAAAAAAGCTATATTGACTTTTATACAATAGGAACAACTTCTATTACATTTAGATTTAATAAGAAGCCAGTTAGCACAAACTTTTCATTAGATAACTATATTGTAAGTAACTTAAATTATGTTCATCATTTCTTTATAGAGTGTGATGCAGGATTTAGTTTTGATTTTGATATAGATGGCGGTCAAATATTTGCATTAAAAGAAACGGGGCTTATTATAGATAATGAATTATATTTTCCAAAGAATATAGAAGCTAGAGAATTTAAAATTATAGAATATGAACTTGGAAATAAAGAAACTTATAATGTAACTGTAGATATTATAAATGATGATGGAGATCAAGTTGATATTAAAAGCATTATGATTAAAGAATTATTAACAATGGAGGATAGTAATAATGATAGTTTATAATATGCGTTATCGTGGTCCTTTAGAATATGATAAATTTGTTTTAAATACATTTCAATTTCATAATGAAGTAAATGGTGTTCTTATTAAAGAATTTGAGAACTCAAATAATAATAAATCCTTTAAAGCAATACAAAGAGATTTAAAAGATTTAACAGCTAATTATGTTGGCAGGGAATTAGATATAGACACAGAGACTTCAGAAAAGATAGGATACTCAAAAGACTTGTATTTATTTTTAACAGAATATAGGGAGGTTTAATTAATATGATACCAAAAATTAGTTCCGAAGAATTAAATAATATTTTAATTGATGCAAAAGGTAAATTAGATACATTAGATAAAAAGTTTGAAATAGCAAAAAATGATATGGAAGATAAATTAAAAATCATTAATTATGAATCAGAATATGTTCAATCAACCTTATCAAAAATTAAGTCAGGTAACTTTCAAAAGATAGATGGTATGGTTGGTTTTGCTTATTTAAACAAAAGCACTACTGGTAAATACGATAGATATGGTAGCACTGTTCATGCCGAACTTATTAAATCTCCTATTAATGTATTTAACCTAGAGGTATCAGCTTTTAATGAGGTTTATTTCAGAGAGGATGTTAGTGTTTCTGTTAACGGCATGAAAGATGATAAGTACTTATCTTTATTAAAGCATGATGTAATTCAAAAACCTATTTTCTTTAATACATATAAAGATAACTTAGTAACAATCAAAATAGAATTAACAGATTTAGCAACAATACTTGGACCAAGTAAATTTAATGTAATAGAAATCGATCCATTCTTACATGGTTCTTTTGATATTGAAGAAACACGTATTTATGAATTTACAGAAGAAGGAACAGTTAATACAAATGCAGCACCTCTTACACTTCCTAAAATGCCTAATGTAGGAATGGAAAGAATTGTTCTTCCTGAGAAAATTAACTTCTATAAAATTGAAATGGATATTAGAGTAAAATATGAAACTTATAGAAATACATCTATTGTTTATCCTTTTGGAATCAAACATATCTATTTCTACAATATGGATTTTAAAACAGATTCTTATTTAATAGCAGAAATAACATCCAATAAAAATATCTCTTACATAAAAAATGATATTATCATAAAAACACCTTTTGGAGAACAAGCTGCTAAGATTACAACATCTGGCATTCAACTTTACTTAGACCGTGATGGAGAATCTTATGAATTATATTCTCCTATAGAGCCTTCTTCCCCTGATGATATTAAAGAAATTGCAAGAAACGTTAAAAAGATTTATGCTCGTATACCAATTAGTCCTAAGGATAATTTAATTGGAATAGCTTTTAATATAGTTAATCGCTCAATCTAATTTACTATTTTGTCTAATGTGTGTTGACAAAAAACTTCATACGCTGTAAGATATAAACATAAATACACGTACGATACGTACAAAGAAAAGGAATGATCTAAAAATGGATTATACAGAAATGTATTATGAATTAAATCATGGTATTTATCCTTTTGAAACTGAAGAGGCAAAAAATAAAACGCAAAAAGTAATTGATTATCTTATAGATGCAAAGATATCTGAAAAAGATATATTCAGAATAATAGAAGAAGCTCCTAAAGCTGATTATCTAAAACATGAAGATTTACCAGAATGGCTTTGGGAAAATTCATTACTTAATAAAAACACTTTCTACTATCATAATGTTTTACAAATACGTTCTAAATCACCAAAAATGAATATGGAATCATTAGAAGTAGAGAGTGTTCCATTTTATCTAGAAATGCAAATTAAGTTTACTACACATGATTTGCTTCTATATTTTTATAAAAAAGCTAATACAGAATATAGCTTTATAGATGAAAAGAAAGATATAGGAGCAATAGCTCATCTTCTTAATCAATATTCAAAGATTGGATTTATAGATAGCGTTGATTTTATGTTAGCTTTAATCGATTATGCAACAACAGCAGAAGACTGCTCAACAAGCACAATCTTTCAATTAGACTCCAAATATCGTTCGGAAGTATTTGAGCTATTAAAGAAAAGAACAGCTGAAGCAAATGCTAATCACATTAACAAAGTTGTATATAGATAGTTTTGGAGGGGACATATGTGAACACATGGTACAGAGAAGCGGGGGGTATGTATGTAAAAGGTAAAACCAAAGCCTTTACTAGAAACATCTTTATTGAGCCATTTGATTATACAGATATAAGAAGAAAGTTTAATAATAAAGATGTTTATGTTACACCTTATATATATAATAAAAGACCACAACAAGAAAGCTTATTATATGGAAGCTTTTATATAGATTTAGATTTAAAAGTATCTAAGCTAGAAGATTATGAAAAAGTAAAACTAGATACCTTAATGGTTTTATCAATCTTTACAACTGACTTCAAAATACCATTAAAAGACATAGAGATTTACTTTAGTGGTAATAAAGGATTTCATATTGTTATTCATCCTATTACTTTAGGTATTGTTCCTAAAAAAGATTTAAATCATGATTTTAAGCTATTAGCTAAACGTATTAAATCTTTTACTCTTAATAAGACAATTGATACAGTTGTTTATGATAATGTAAGACTAATGAGAGTTAATAATACTATTAATAGCAAATCAGGACTGTATAAAGTTAGAGTAACAAGAAAGATGATAGAAACGTTTACTTATGCTCAAATGAAATTATATGCTTCTAAGCCTAGATTTGATATAAAACGCACAAATGTTAAATGTAATACTGAAGCCCATAAGAAATATAAAGAATATATAGATGAACAAATACAAGAAGATAAACAAGTATTAGAAAGACCTAAGAAGAAATTAAAAAAGATGGATGAACTTCTTCCATGTCTAGCTTATATGTTAGAGAATCCACCCGAAAAAGGATGCAGAAATAATACAACTGTTATTCTAGCTTCTGCTTTATTTCAATGTGGTGGAACAATTAATGAAGTAACTGATCTATTATTAGACTGGAATAATAATAATCCAAATAAAATATCTCAACATGAAATTAGAAATACCGTACATAGTGCGTATAGACAATTTAAAAATGATAGAGGATATGGATGTAAATCTGTTAAACAACTAGGTCAATGTTTAGGACCATTGTGCAAATTATATAAAGGGGCGTGAGATAGATGTCATTAACTGAAATTCTAGAGAAAGCAAAGAAGGATAATAATTATCTTAATAAAGAGCTATTAAAAATCAATAAAGAGAATGTTATTATTAAAGATTTTATGGAATCTACATTAGAAGATTTAAAAGCCTTTGAAGAAAATTCTTGGAGTAAAGGTGATGGTTATGCTTTTAGTAAGTTCCCTTTAATGACTCAACATCTTGAAGGACTTGATGAAGGATTATATCTTGTTGCAGGAGAATCTAATACAGGTAAATCTGCATTGATGATGAATATGGTTTATGACTTATGTACGAACCCAAATAATAAATTATTTGGAATTTACTATTCACTAGATGATACTAAGTATGATATAATACCTCGTATAGTAGCAATGGATCAATCTATTCCTATTGGTGTTGTATCTAAACCACAACGCTATCAAAACTTAATTGATAATGCAGAAGAGAATAGTTCTACTTATATTAAATACTTAGAGAAACGTAATGTAGGACTTGAAAAACTAAAAGACCAAAAGAATTGTTTTAAGATAGAAGATGGCTCTAGAATTAAATCAGCTGAAGATATGTTTCAACATATGAAGCAACTTCAACTATATGTAAAAGCTATTAATCCTGAAATGAATATTGTAGTAGCAATAGATGCTGTTGATGATATTCGTTTTGCTACAAAACATTTTGGTTCTACTACTGATAGACATGCAGAAATTGCTCGAACGATAAAAGAGTGGAGTACTGAATTACATATTCCTATTTTCGGGTCAAGACATCTTAGTAAGTTAAGACAAAATAGAAGACCTACTTTAGATGATTTAAAAGATAGTAATGAATATGTTTATGAAGCATCAGTTGTTTGGTTAGTACATAATGATGTATCTAAAAATAAACAAGCTGCTCAAATTTACTATCAACCTGAAAATGGCACAGAGAAATTACCAGTCTTAGAAATTGACTGGGCAAAGAATAAGAAATCTTCTTTTAAAGGAAGAACATATACATATTTTATTCCTAACTTTTCAAAAGCAACGGAATGTAAAGAAAATGAATCTAAAAGATACGATAGTATCGTATACTCAAGTTTATAAAGGAGGGTTATATAAAAATGGCGATGTTAACTAAAAGTTTTGATACCATTCAATTAGGTAACAGAAGTGATGTATGCTTATTATGTGCTAAAAAAACTGGTAAGCGTTTTGCAGAAGCAAAGAATGATTTAAGAGGACAACTCTTAGGTAAAAAAGTACTTAGAGCTACTAATGATATTTGTTACTGTATCGATTGTCTTAAAGAAATTGTTACAGAAGCAGAATCTACTTCTACTAATGACGGAGTAAATATCTAATGCTAATTGAATATGCTATTAATAGCTTATCATTAGACTTAAATCAATATAAGAACATAGGTGATGCTAATGAGAGATAAGACAAAGAATGATCCATTAGGAGCACAAATTAATTGTCATAACTTTGATCAATGTCCATTCTGTTATGGATGTAGAAACTATAATACAAGAGATACAGAATGTGAAGAATGCTTAAAAAATAAAAAGGTAAATCTATGTAAAGTAGAATTACATAAACCAGAACTTATCAGTAAAATGATTACTAGAACACGTATTGAACTTTAGGGAGGATATTAAAATGGAATATATTAAGAATGAAGGATTATTAAAATTTGTAGAAGAGCTTACAGCTAAATATGGTTCACCTGAAAAATTAGAAGTTGCAAATAAAGTAGCTTTTAACTTAGAAAAAATCTTAACACGTAAAAAGCTTTTAGTTGCTGGTGTACAACAAATGTTTATTGAAGTTCTTTTTGCAGCTGCTGCTGTACACAACTTATTTTATACAGAAGATGATTTAACATCTCTTTTTAAACTTAGACAAGTTGTTTATTCAAGTGATATGGAATATGATCCAGAACTTATTGAAGCTGTTCTACAAACAGTAGAAGCACAATTAGGAGAAGATTCTCCAGTTCCAATGTGTAAGCCAAGTGTTAATTCACCAACAGAAACATTTGCCCTTGCTTTATGGATTGCTAAAAACTATAATCCTCTTGCTTAATGCAAGGGGTTTTATTTTAGGAGGAGATTAACAGTATGAATCTAGTAATTAAACTAACTGAGAAAAAAAGAAAAAACAAAAGTGCAATGCTTATTCTAATCAAGAATAATAACGATAGTTTTACAAGACGTATTTATACAGAAGATGATTATCTTTTATATAAGATGATGTATGGAGAAGATAATATTGAATTAATAGCTACAGGAGGGACCAACATATGCAATTGACAGAACAACAATTATTTGAGTATATTCATTGTCCTGCTAAATACCATATTAAACATGTTATGAAAATTAATATTGCAGAACCTATCTCTATGCAAAAGCTATTAAATACAGTATCACGATATTTTTACTTAAACTTACTTAATGGAAGAGTTCCTACATTCAATGACCTTAGAAAAAAATGGGACAGTATCTGTGAAACCTATTCAGACTATATGGATAATAAAAAGGTATTAGCAGGATGGGGACAAATTATTAAGTTTGCTCAATGGGCAGAACGAGATAAAATTATAGTAGGTGATGTTGAAGCTAAATATATGTTTATGGTAGATAATGTTCAATTTACTGGTAATATAGAAACTATATTAATAAAACCTAATAAAGATATAGAATTGCTTACTACTAGTTTTTCAGAAAAGAATCTAGATCGTACTGAAATAGATATGAAATTAAAACATACTATGGACTTTGTTGGTTTTAAAGGATTATATGGTGTAGTACCTACAGGGATAAAAATTCATTCTGTAAAACATGACCAAGATCTATTTACAAATCGAACAGAACCAGATATTATTAGACTTAGGGATACAATTAAGAATGTATCAAAAAGTATAGAACAAAGAATATTTTACCCAAGGGAAAGTTCATTCTGTAGTTCATGTACTGCAAGACAGTATTGTAAATACTGGCATCAATAATAAAGGAGGTAATTACTAATGGCTATTGAAATTAAAGAATATGTTGGACATGAGCCAAAACATGTTAAAGAAACAAAAACAACTACTAAAGAGCCTGTTAAAAAAGGTAATGTAACTAAAAAAGATACAAAGAAAAAGTAGGGGAGAAATATGGCTAGCAAACTAATAACAAAAAAGACAACACGTACAAAAACAAAAAAAGAGACAACGACAACAAAAAAGACTGGTCGCATCAAAGCAGTTAAAAAAACTGTAGATGACATCACTTTTGATTCAACAATGGAAGCTAATTATTACGAATATTTAAAAGCAGAAAAAGCCGCAGGCAGAGTCTTATATTTTGAACTGCAACCTGAATATCAATTACTTGATAGCTATGTAAAATATGGTAGAAAAATTAGAGGGATCAAATATATCGCAGACTTCCTAGTTGTGTATGCAGATGAAACAGAAATTGTTATTGATGTTAAAGGTCGTGAAACAGATGACTTTAAACTCAAACGAAAAATGTTTGATGCTAAATATCCAGACTTAACTTTGAAGCTAATTACATATAATAAAACTACCGAAACATGGGTTGATTATGATGAGCTCAAAAAAACAAGAGCAAAAATCAAACGTGAAAAGAATAAGGCAGCCAAGGCTAAACTAGAAAGTTAAAAGACCAAGGGGGCCTATGTATTGAATAGCGACAATCATGATTTTATACAAACTCAAAGAGAAAAAGAATGGGGAGAAGTAGAAGATTTAGTTATGCTTTATCAAAAACAATTTGAAAAAGATGCAGACTATAAAACAATCGCTGCTGCAAAAGATGCAGCTGAAGAGCTATTAAAACGTTTCTCTCCATTATTTAAGAAATACTTGGTATTGCTACAAACAGGACAAATTGACTACAATGACATTGAAACTAAATTATTTGTTTCTTCTTTTATAGAAGATGTTCGTTTACAAAAAGCTCTTAAACGTACAAAGCAAAAATATGAATTTAAATCAGATATTTCTAAACGCTTTAAGTTTGTTATAGAAACTTATGGTGCCGCTTCTGAAGATGAAATCCTAATGGATCTCAAAATGATTTTCCTAGTTATTGCTAAACGTTATAAACAAATGGGTAGAACATTTTGCGGTTATCTCTATAATGCCTATCGTCATGAAGTATCAAGACATATAAAAAAATACATAAAGAATCCTATTAACATTCCTTATAAAATATTAGAATTTGAAGAATGTGTTAATGGAGATATAGATAAATCTATAGAAATAAGTTATGAAGATAAATATTATGAAAATAGTACAGGTATTCCTGATTTAAATTGGATGTTAGGAAAAGATTGTTCTGAACTATTTGAAGAACTTAATCCTATAGATAGAAAAATACTTATTAAATATTATTTAGAAGAATGGAACGACAGACAAATATCTGAAGCGTTCGGTATACATATAAATACAGTTAATCAAAAAAGAAGATTAGCAATACAAAAAATCGCAAAGAAATTAAGTATACAGAATAAAGACATAAAACGTAATAGACGTAGCGGTAAAAAAGCTATTTTACCAATTGTTTAGAAAGGGATGATACTTTGTACTTTAAATATCTCAAATACGTTATTATACATAAATATTATGTTATGATAGAATGTTTTAAATTAGGTGTTCCTATAAGAGGAATATTACATGATTGGCACAAACTGTTACCTTCTGAATTTATTCCTTATGCTAGATACTTTTACGGAAGTTGGTATGAATGGAATAAGTTATCTGGTGAAATTAAAAATCATATCTCAACAAAAGATACTCAAGAATATGTTAATCAACAATTTGATATTGCTTGGTTAAAACATCAACATAGAGGAAAACATCATTGGCAGTATTGGGTATTAAAAGAAGATAGTGGTAAATTAATAGCTTTACCAATGCCTGAGAAATATCGTAAAGAAATGTTAGCAGATTGGATTGGTGCAGGAAAAGCTATTAATGGTAAAAATGATGTAAAAGAATGGTACTACAATAATAGACAAAATATGATATTACATCCTTATACAAAGTTTTGGATTGAAAAAGAATTAAAGTCTCTCTGATAAAGAGAGATTTTTTTTTATTACTTTTTTTTCTATTGCTTTTTATTTTATTAAGATGTATACTATACGTACAACACGTACGAAGGAGGCATTTAAAAAAATGACTTATCCTATGGATTCAAATAAAAATACAAAAGTAAAATTCACAACTAACTTAACGGTAGATTGTTTAAAAAGTATTGATGAATTAAGTCATATTATAAAAGTAAAAAATAGAAATGAAGTTATAGAATTCTTAGTTAAAAAGGAGATGTCAAAATATGAAGTGGATAAAAAAAGAGATTCCAACTGAAATCATTAAACAGATTTCAGCTAAATATGAAATTAATGAAACACTTGCACAAGTACTTTTAAATAGAGGTCTTGATGAAGAAAAGATTAATATGGTAATCAATAACATACATGAAGCAATGATTGATCCAACTTTACTTACTAATGCTTCTTTAGCTTCTGAAAGAATTTATACTTATTTAAATGACCCAAAAGCTTATATTATCGTCAGAGCAGATTATGACGTAGATGGTCTTACATCTGGTTACATATTAGGTCAGACGTTAAGAGATTTAGGTAAGTGTAAAGTAGATGTATCTTATCCTGAACGTTCTGATGGGTATGGTCTTAGAAAAGAATTTTGTGAAGCAGTTATTGATTATAAACTTAAAAGCGGTATTGAAAGAGTACTTCTTATTACAGTAGATAATGGTATTACAGCAGTAGATGAAGTAGAACTTCTTCAAAGTGCTGATATAGAAGTTATTATTACTGACCACCATTTACCTAAAGAAATTCTTCCTAATTGTATTATCGTTGATCCTCATGCAGATGAAGAAGATATATTTAATCATTTAGCTGGATGTGGTGTTGCTTTTAAAGTATCACAACTTATTGCAAGATTATTTGATAACGAAAGCTATATGAATAATTTATTAGCACCACTTGCTATTGGGACGATTGCAGATATGATGCCTATGTCATTAGAAAACATTGCTTTTTGTATCTATGGATTAGCACAAATTAATAGCGAAGATTGTCCAATTGGTCTTAAAGCTCTTAAAGAATATCTTGGGAAAGAATCATTAAGTTTCTCAGATATTGGATGGGAAGTGGCTCCTAGATTAAATGCTTGTGGACGCATGGGTGATGTACAATTAGCATCTAGATTATTCTTTACGAATGATATGGACTATGACACTATTATGGATGATATAGTTGTTGAAATAGATAGAATGAATAATGACCGTAAAGAACTTACTGAAGAAAAAACAAAAGAAGCTTTTAATCAAATATCAGAAGAAGATCATATTCAATTAGCTATTCTTAATGATTGTAAAGAAGGTATTGCAGGTGTTGTTGCTAATAAGATTATTGCAGAATATCAAAGACCTATTGTTGTTCTTGTTAAGAGTGAAAACTGCTATGTAGGTTCTGCTAGAAGTACATCAGCATGTAGTATTCAAGATATCTTAAAACAAGAATTTGAAAAAGGTAATGTTATGGCTTATGGTGGTCATGAAGGAGCTGCAGGTCTTACTATTAATAGTGAGAACTTAAATAAATTTAGAGAAAGTATTGCTAAGTATAAATTTGATTTTATTGATCCTATTGAACCTAGTACAGAACAAGAATTACTTATTGATGGTACACTTGAAATTAAAGACTTAGATATGGATTTATTAGAAATTCTTAATTCTATTCCATATGATAAGAATTCTTTTGCTCCACCAGTATTTGAATTTATTGTAGAAGTAGATAAGAAAAATACAATACCAACTAAAAAAGATAACAATAACTTATGGTTAGCTATTAAAGATAAAACTGGATATAAAAAGATTTGGGCAAAAGGTCTTACTGCTAAATATGTTAGCTTAAAAAACCAAAACAAAGTAAGAATTGCTGCGGCACTTAAAACTGACTTTATGAATAGCAATAAAACAGTTACAATGGAAATCTTAGACATTAAAGAATATTAGGGGAGAAAAACTCCCCTATATAAAGGGGTGTAATAACACATGAACTTAGTAAATAAACTAACTATGGATTATGAAAAATGCGTCGATATTATTAATCCATTCTTTTTTAACATTAAAACTGAAGAACCTAAAATACCTGTAAATATATCTACTGGAATAATAGCACCTAGTTATATAAAAGGTAATAGAAGTTGTATAGTAGAACTTTCTGCTAATCCTGATAATATAAAATCAAATATGACAGATATAAAAAATAAAAAAGAACTAATGATTTTTAATAGGGGCCAATTGTTTATGTTACAAGATATTAATAGCATTGATTGGATACTAAGTAATATGACAGGATGTATCGAATTTAAAATAGAATGTAGGAACTTTATCATAGGAGGCAACAATGAGTAAAAACTTTAATCATATTCATGTACACACAAGATATAGCTTTTTAGATGGTATGGCATCAGCATCTGAACTTGCTAAGTTAGCTAAAGAATTAAATATGAAAGCATTAGCTATTACAGATCATAATCACTTAGGTGGTGTTTATGAATTTCAAGAAGCTTGTAAAGTTGAAGGTATTAAACCATTACTCGGTTGTGAAATGTATTATACAGAAGATACAACTATATTATCTTTACCAGCTGATGAAAGAACAGAGTTAGCTATTAATAAAGCTAAAGATGCTGGTGTAGATATACCTGATAAAATCGGTGGTAAGAAAATTACTAAGAAACAAATTAATGAATTAATAGCTGATTATACTTATGACACAAAACAATACCATATCTTATTTATTGCACAAAATCAAACAGGGTGGAAAAACCTTGTTCAACTTCAATCAGAAGCAGCTGCTAAATGTACTTATAATGGTCGTTATCTTTGTGACTTAGAAATGATTAAAAAGCATAGTGAAGGACTTATTATGACAACAGCATGTGTTGGTAGTAAAATTGCTCATCTTATTAATCATGATAAAGAAGCCGAAGCAGAGTCTTTAATGCTTAAGTTTAAAGATATCTTTGAAGATAGATTGTTCTTAGAGATTCAACCATTAGATATTCCTGAACAACGAAGAGTTAATGCAACTTATATGACATGGAGTAAGAAATACAATATTAAATTAATAGCTACTAATGACGTACATTATGGTAGAAAAGAAGATCATGATGATCACGATACATTACTTTGTATTGGAACAGGTAGCTATAAAACAGAAGAAGAACGTATTCATTATACAAATGATTTTTGGCTTAAATCTTATGATGAAATGATAGATGGTTTTAATTCACAATGTATTTCTTATCATGGAACATTTAATGAAGCTTATTTAAACTATTGTAAAATAGCATTAGAAAATACACTTCTACTTGCTGATATGGTTGATGAGGATATTAAATTAGGTTCTGATGTAGATTTGTTCCCTCAATTAGATATTCCAAATAATATGTCTCCTGAAACTTATTTAACAATGCTTTGTTATAAAAACTTATATAAATATAAAAATAAACGTAGTAGTATTACACTTAGAAAGTATGAAGCAAGATTAGATGAAGAATTACATATTATTAATAGCAAAGGATTTGCACCATATATTTTAACTGTATTTGAATATGTAAACTGGTGTGATCAACAGAAAATTCCTGTAGGACCAGGAAGAGGTTCAGCGGCAGGTTCACTTATTCTTTTCTTGTTAGGGATTACAAAAGTAATCGACCCAATTGAATATGATTTATTGTTCTTTAGATTCTTAACAATGGATAGAACTGCTCCACCAGATTGTACTCAAGTTGCATAATTAGTTACAATCATGTTTTTAACAAAAAATTATGCGAGTTGTACACAGTTGAGCCTAATGGGAACATTGGGTGTTAAGAGCCTTGAAATGCTGGGAAGCCCTAAAGTCTTATATGCTACAGCACAAGAATGAAACATATCTAAATGCGAATGCGGCGAAAGCAGAAAAAAATATAAGAATGTTATATGAGGAAACTCTAAGTAATAAACAACAATGGGTAATCAGCAGGGAAGCTTCGAATAGAAGAACCCTCAACGACCAGTCCAAAGGGACGTAGCGAAAGCGAAGTGGGGCAACCTCTCAGATAATGCTGGTGGTGAAGATATGGTCTATTCCGTAAAAAATATCTCGAAAGAGACGGTGTTAAAGATTGATTTGGATTTCAGTTACTTTGGTCGTGATAGATTAATAGAACATCTTGAACATAAATATGGTACAGATAAAGTATGTCATATTGGTACATATACAACAATGGGAGTTAAATCTGGTCTTAAAGATGTAGGACGAGTTCTACAAATAGATTTTGGTATCATGAATAGTATTACAAAAGAAATTGATATCATTACAGATGATGCTCCAGGAATTAAGTTTAAACATTTAGATGCATTAGCTGAATCTGATTTAGAAAAAGATAAAGCTAAGTATAAACAGTTTAAAGAATTAGAAGATAGATATCCTGAGTTATTTAGATTAGCAAGACGTTTTGAAGGTACACCAAGAAATATGGGTGTTCATGCATCAGGTATTTTAATTACACCAATGCCAGTTGCTGATTTATTCCCAACTCGTGTTGATCCAAAAACAGGAGTTACTGTGGCACTTTATACTGGTCCTCAATTAGAATCTTTATCTGCTATTAAAGTAGACATATTAGGGCTCAAGACATTAGATGTTCTTGATATGACAGCTAAATCTATTGACCCTAACTCTAACTTAGAAGATTACTATGATATTGTTAAAACAGATGATAAAAAAATGTTTAATCTTATAAAATCAAAAGCAACAGATGGTTTATTCCAAATTGAATCTCCTTTATTTAAAGGATTATGCGATAGTATTCAACCAGATAATATTGATGATATTATTGCAATTACATCTATCGGTCGTCCTGGTCCATTATCTGCGGGAATGGATAAAATGTATGCTGATAGAAAACATGGTCGTGAACAAGCAGTTGAACCATTACCTAATACATGGGATTTAGTAAGTAATACATATGGAACAATTATTTATCAAGAAGCAATCATGTTAATAGCTCAAAGAGTAGCTGGCTTTAATGGAAACCAAGCAGATAGTTATTTACGCAAAGGCTTTGCGAAAAAGAAGAAAGTTTTAATGGATATGTGTAAACAATGGTTTATCTATGGTAAGAAAAATATAGAAGCACCTATTGGTACAGATGAAAATAATCTAGACCAACCTATGTATGATCCAATAGGAAAACATGGTACAGAAATCTTAGGCGGTATTGCTAATGGATATGAAGAACAACAACTTAAAGATTTTTGGAGTAATATTGAAGGATTTGCTGATTACTTATTTAATAAATCTCATGCAGCATGTTATTCTTATATAACTGTTCTTACAGCATATTTTAAAACATATTATCCTGCTAAATTTATGGCGGCACTTCTTACTATGCAAGATAATGCAGATAAGATTGATCAATATGTAAAAATTACTAGACAAATGGGTATTCCAGTAACAGCACCAGACATTAATATATCTCAAAAAGGTTTTGTTGAAAACGATGGTAAAATCCTTTATGGATTAGGCTCTATTAAAGGTGTTGGAGAAAATTCAATTGCTGAACTTATTGCTAATAGACCATATACTTCTATTGAAGATGCTCTTTCTAAAGTAGATAAAAAACATCTAAATAAACGTGTAGGTGTTGCCTTAATTAAAGCTGGTGCTTTTGAAGCTATTAATAAAAATAGATATACTTTACTTCAAGAGTTTTATACTCTTAGAAAAGATAAAGATGAATATGAATCTGCTGAATTATATAATAGAGAAGTATGTATGGAAATGGAACAAGAAGTATTAGGAACAACTATTACATATGTTCCATTCTGGGATAATGTTGTAACAGGTCAAACTGTTGAATTAGAATTTGAACTTAAAAAGGTTCAAGAGAAAGCAGATAAAAAAGGAAACCTTATGGCATTTGTAGATGGTACTTGTGATGGTTCTCCTATAAGAGCAGTTGTTTTCTCTAAAACTTATGTTAAAAATATTGCTTACTTTGATATGAACTTTAATACAAAGATTATATTAAAAGGTAAAAAAGATGAAAAAGGTGCTTTAATTGTTTCTTCTGCAAAAGAATATAAAGAGACTTTTAATGAAGAAGATATGTTTACAAGAGATTTAGAGGGCGTTATTTAACGCTCTCTTTAAAAGGAGGATTATAATGAACTTAATAGATAATCTAATACAACCTGAGAAACAAATAAATACAACGCCACATCTTTCTGCGGGCGATCATATAATAGATTGGAGTATGGCTATTAATCCTGGAAATATAATTACAGATACTAATAGATACGGAACATTAACAGCTAATGCTACATCAAGCATTTCAAGAAATGAACTTTCAGATGAAACAATAAATAGAATAGCAGAAAGAGTTTATGAATTAATTAGACAAAGGGGATTGGAATAATGAATTTAGTAGATAAATATTGTAATACGATACATCAAAAGCTATTAAAATATGAACTTATATCTAAAAAATATTCAAAGTTAAAACTTGTTGATTTCACATTAGAACATAATAATACATATAATCAGTTTTCATGGACCGTAAATGGATATGTAAATACAAGTGATATTAGTAGTAGAACAATAACATATTAAAAGCTCCTTACAAAAAAGGAGCTTTATTTATTATACTATATTAATATTTATATTATTAGGTCTTTCTATAATTGACCTTCATGTGTATCTAACTGTAATTGTAATTTAACAAGTAAACTGTTTAGGTTATCGAATTTACTTGTTAATTCTCCTATTTTATCTACTGGAACAGTAATTTCTACTGATGAAGGTTTAACTGCATCTCCAAAGGTAAATTTATTTGTAGCTTGGGTTAGAATTGGTGGCATTAGTTCTTTTGGAATATTAGTAACGATTGGCGTTTCAAGTTGAAAACGTATTGTGACATTATTGGTTGTCACCCACGACTTGAATCCATTTACATCTAAATCGTTTATGTCTGACCCAGTGAAGTTTATTTGACTGGATGAATTATGTGCAGAAACACCATCAGAACCAGTTTTATATAAATCAGCATATGAAAGAGATTTTTTTACATTGCACATTACAGAAGCATTGTTAAGAGATTTTGCTACGTTTACGGTCGAAAGAGCAAATCTACACGAGTTAGATGAGCTAATTTGAAATTTAACAATGTTCAAAGCAATAGTTTCAGTAGGTGACATGCTTTTTGTATTCTGTGTCCAAACCCCACTACCATCTTCCTTAATCTCTAGTGTGTCATATACTCCGCCAATTCCGCCTAGTTCAATAACTTTCCCTTGTGCCTTATCTTCCTCTGTAGCATAAAATGAATATTTTAAGCCATTATTTGAGATGATTGCTTTAGTTGAGTTTAGTCCTTGTGGTATAAATTTGTCATATTTAGTTGTATTTGTATGGTCGCCTTCTATAATCCAATACCTATATACCAATTTTTCCCTATTAATGTTATGCACATAGTTTATATGTAATGGGGTATTGTCTACAATTGTTTTTGCTTGTTTAAATATCCCTATATCTCCAACTTTAGGCTTGATTGAAAAATATTGATAACCTCCAGCTCCACAATCAACCGTTATGTTATTTTCTATAATTTCCATGAATAATGTGTATGTCTTACCAATTATAAGGTTTGCACAAGATGCTGAAAATTTTCCATATGCTCCTGTTTGATTAATTTTATAATCATTATCTATTGCTATGTTTGTATCAATTTTGCCTTTCGCATAATCAAATATCTCATTTTTAACCGTCTGCCCCTCAATCTTAGCACCTAACACCCTTTGTTTCTCTATTCCATTTTCTACAAGAATATCTTCACCTTTGCTTGTAAACTCTTTACCGAGTTTACTTAATAATGCTGTATATCTTTCCTCTTCTGTATGCCCAGTGCGAGTTGTAATGTGGTCTGTATTAGAAGAAATAACGTAATCGTTTATCTTATTAATAGCTGGTGTATTATTAAGTACTGATAAGTTATGTTGGAATTCTTGATAAGATAATTCTCTATTATATATTTGCAAATCTTTTAATGTAGCATCTGCTCCTACGCTACCATCCCAAAACCCTAATGCCCATAAATTAGCTATTGAAGGTTCTTTATCTGTGTAATTGATATAGCATTCTTGTTTTCCATTTAAAAAAGCATAAACATGATTTCCTAAAAGTCTAATTATTATATTGTAATCAGTGCCAATTTGTATTTTTGTAGTACCTGTTGAAGATGAAGTTCTTCTTTGTAAATGCAATTGCCCTGTACTTGTAATACCAATTCTAAACTCCCCATTACTTTCTGATAGAAGCCATTTCGATGTAGATGGACTATTAAGTCTAACATTAAAAACTATCTCGTATTGCTGCGAAGGTTTATTGATTGCGAGTTTTGTTGAAGTTGTATATGCATACCTATCTGCATATACCAATCCCTCTTGTATAACTTTATTCTCAATGAAATTAACATTAACTGATTGACCATCTACAGTTACTTTATTATCAATACCGTCTAATTTAATCTTGTCTTTAAAACTCATAAAACCATCTTGTGAAGTAGTTGCATTAGAATGTTTATGATTATGTGAGGCAAAATCAGTTGAGTTTAAATTATTTAGTTTTTCAGCATTCTCTACTTCTAATGATGCCCATGTATTATTTAGCCAATACAATGCTTTTGGTTTCATAAAAAATACCTCCTATATTAATATATTTTAAAAAGATAGGCTATTAAAAGCCTATCTTAATTTCAGGATAAAATCTCTCCTTGTAGGATAAGATTCTACTTATGCTATTACATCTATATCCTTGATTTTACATAGTCAAGATATTTTTCTGGGCATTCTTCTAATGTTTTTCTTTTTGTTATTATCCATCTTACCCACATATCAGCCATACAATTAGATGATTTATCTTTAGTAGAAATAACATTAAGAAGGTCAATTTCTTGTGCATTTAATTTATTATCTATTTCAAATAATGCATCTGCAATAAGTTCAATATCTGTTAAAGTATTTTCTTTTTCCTTTTTTAATTGTTCTGTGTTATCAATTGAAATATAAATATCAGATTCAAATGATTTTAATTCGTTATCAACATAAGCTTTTAAAACAATATTACAATACTCTGTTTCCTTTGGAGTAAGTCTAGGTAGAGCTAATTTATCATAGTTACAAAAGACTTTATTATCTTTAAGATATAAAGGATCATTTAATATATATTCTTCTATATTAAGCTTAAGTTGAATTCCTGTTTCAAGATCTATATATAGTTCTGGAGAAATACCTTCTTCGTTTGCTATATGATTATTAACCAATCTATGTGAATAATTTAAAGTAATATCTTTTTTAACTGGCTCAGAAAAAGTAACTTTTGATTCTTTTATAACTTCATTTATAAATAAGTTATCTTCGCCATATAAAAATATTTTAATATCATTTCTATAAGTTAATGCTTTAGATGAAACATTATCTATATCATTCATCACGGCCGATTTATAAAGTTCTTTATTTAAATTGTCTTCTGTGATAGGTAGAACAAATTGAATAAGAACATATAGAGATTTATTATTAATAGCTATATGATATAACTTAGTATTTTCTGTAACGTTTTTTAATTCATTTGTTAAACATTCTTTTAAATAAAAACTTTGTTTCATTATAAAAATACCCTCCTTATGGATAAACAACTGTTTCGTTTACCCATACTTTATTCATTATTAAATAAGTATCTTCTCTAGGAATAAAAAAATCATCATCAAGGACCATCCATAAATATACATTTGTGAAATCAGAAGTGCAATCATACTGATAAGAATTATAATTATTTAATCCTGGCGTCCCAGTACTACCATAGATACCTGTTGCAATTCCCAATGATGGAAATGTGCTACTTGTTGATAAGCAAACTCTTCCAGTTTGTCCATATTTATCTGTAGAAAAACTTCCTCCATTGGGCAAAGTAGCATGTAATATATTTACTCTTATGCTGTCACCTGCTTTTAAAGAAAAAGGATGTGTACTTCTGATAGCACATTTACCATAACCATTATAACCAGAAGCAATTTGACAGTAATCAGGACCAACATAATTATGACCATATGTTGAGTTGTGTTGAATACTTGTCATAGCAATTTTAAAATTGACTGGTCCTCCATATTGAACAATATTAACCCATGAGTTATTTATATTTGCATAAGTTGTTGATCCTACCCATGTGCCATTAATGTTTACATATTTACTTTTTGGAATTATCCATGCATCATTTACTTTAATGTGTTCTTTTCTTGTTTTCATTGGAAGTGAAACTTTAGTAATCCATCCTATATCTTCATTTCTATTTACAGAACCATCTTTTGCATAATAAAAATGTAAATAATATGTACCTGGAACTGTTATTTTATAAAAATATGTTAATTCAGATCTCTCTCCACTTATATTAGCCATATTCCCTTCGTTTCTTCCTGGCGGAGTGCTACTAGTAGAAACATGCAAAGACATAAAATCGCAGCCGCCTTCTGAAGATACACCAATTGTAGCACTAACTGAACCGACTTCGGCTTCAAATTTTATATATCCACTTGTTTGTTGATTATGTGAAATTGGATTGCTTATTAATCTATTACTTACAAAAGTAAAGCCTCCTTGATTAAACACAATATCACTATGATATCCAGATGGAGGAGATGTTAAATTTAATGTATAATTTGCCATATGTCCCTCCTTAATATTTTATCCATATATCGTTATTTGCACCACCACTAGGACTAGCTGTAGAGATAGTAGTTCTTTTTACGTTACCATTAGAATTCCCAATTGTTAATGCATGACCAGATGATAAATTACCTGTAGAGTTTGAAATTACAAGTGGTCTTAATCCATTCCATATACCAAATGGATCACCTGGGTTTGAAAACATAAAGTATGTATTACTACTATCATTTCTAATAAAGAAACTTTGATTGCCTTGAATCATTCTGAGGCCATTTGGATGATGTGTTATTAATTCTCCAGATGCTCTAAAATTACCGTCTGTTACTAAGTTACCATTTCCTTCAGAATATATTTTTTGCCCACGATCACCACTATATGGTGCAAAATAAATTCCAGTATGTCCATTTGCTCCTTTTATACCTAAACAACCTGCAACGTTACAGTCACCCATATAAACATCATCACCAATAAAATTCCATGTATTATTAGCAAGGTTTAAAGGACCAGTCATCAACCCCCCAGTTGCAGGCAATGCTCCAATCTCAGATGGAGTTGGCTTACTTCCAGTGCTATATATTCTTCTCCATCCAGGTGAATATCCAGAGCCATTATTAACATATATAAATTCAGCATTAGTTGTGCCATGTGCAGTTGTAGTAGGCGTATGAATTCTAATAGTGTAATTATTTTCATTACCTATAACTTCAACAGTGCATCCAGCAAGATGTATATTTCCACATCCCGTATCAGTAATATATCTATTATTAGCATAGGACCAAGAACCTCTACATACCCAATATGGTTGTGAAAAAGCACCAAAACTTCTAAGTAAACTTATGAAATCTGAAGTTTTCATATCAGTTTCAGCATTTCCAAAGTTTACCCATGCTGAAAATGCTCTACCTGTACCTAGCTCAGCATGATTCCATGAAACATCAGCTGAACCATCAAATAATTTACCTGTAGCCCCAATTTTTATTGTTCTAGGTGTTTGTAATTTAGTAGCAGTTGTAGCATCTCCACCATTATCAATTGCTTTCCAATTCCCATAAGTATTATCTATTTTAGCTCTTTTAAAAATCTTACCACTTCTAATATCTGTTAATATCTGTGTTTGCCAACGTGTATTGGTAACTCCACTTGAAATAACTTGTAAAACAAAATCATTATCTCCATTAGTATAACCATCAGGATATCCACTTGTACTATTGAAGAAATGATAATTTCCAAATCCTAAATCTTGATTTAAAGTTTGATTACGTGGCATTTCAATAAGTTTGTCTAATTTATTATTTTTTAAGTTCGTGATATCTTCAAGTACTATCGGTTGTGACATATTATCGCGTCCTTTCTAATAATTAATAGTTTTATCTAGTTGTTATAAATTCTTTTAATAACTCTATAACCTTTTTTTGGATTTAATAACTATTCCATTTTTACCAACTACACCACATTCTTTACGCTTAGAAAATGGAATACCTTAAACATTAAGATTAAGGTATTCCATGATTAAATTAAGTTTGTCATTAATAGCTGTTAATAATTCCATATTTAATGAGTTATCTTTAGCAGTTATTGCTTCAGTCACTTTTATTTCTTTAACCTCAATTGGTTCACTAAACTCTCTTGTTTCGGGATTGAATTTTAAATAGGATTGCGATTCTGCGAATTCATCTTGTGATACTTCAACATATGATTCGTTTATAAGTTCACCAATCGCATGTTCTACGATATTAAAATTTTCGTCTAATAGTAAAAAATAGTTCATTTACACGCACCCCCTTTTTATTTGTTCACATACGCTATCGGTATAATAGAACTTCCACTATGATCGTGGTTCGTAATACTAACCGTATTATCGAACGGTATCATAATTTCGTGTTTGTACGACTGGTAACCTGACTCATCTGTAGACATAATATTTGCAAAGTCGGTAACCATTTTTCTCGAAACGATTGTCCTACCATCGACCACAATGGTAATAGGGTCACGAGCGTACCAGAATGATACTCGTAATAACCCTCCTTTTGAGTTCGAGTAAGTAAACGTTTTGTTATTAGATAGAGTCTGTTCACCAAGAACTACTACTGTTTTTCCCACATAATCACCTCCACACATTCGCTTAATTTGTTCTAAAGTATAGCCCCCTAATTTATTAGCATTTCCTACGGTTATACCAGATGTATGTTTTACATAACAATTCTCATCATCTCCACCATTAAACGCATAAAAATATGGTGTGTCGTTTGAATATATTGGACGGTCATTGCGTGGATGAAAATGCACTCCGTCTACCGAATGAGCATTATTTGCAAAATCTACTTTTGTAGTGTGTCCTTCAACATAAAGTTTAAACATACCATCTGAATCCCTATTATGTTGGCACATTAGTGGGAAACCTGTCCCATGTGAATTACCATTACTAGCGAATGTTCCTAGTTGATATCCATGTAGTCCGTCTACCGTATCAGCATTACCACCATCATGTGTTTTAGTCCACTGTGACCACGTTCCAGCATTAAAATTTCTCTCATATTTTATATGGGGACTATAATTCCAAGAATTATAAATTTGATTAATCCTGTCACCATTCCCATATATAAGAACAGTTCCCCAACCATCACCTATAGGAACATTTGTCGTAGAAGAAGAACACATCCAACTTCCACCCTTTTTCCAATTGTTTAAATCATTACCGAAAAGATCATTTCCATAATGATTTATTTTCATAGTGGTTGTATTTAAATCATTTAGCATTATACCCACATCTGTATCTTCATTGTTAACTTTAACATATAGGTTATTATTTACTCCCACTTTTTCAAAATGAGTAGTTCCAGTAACTTTTCCACCACTTAAAGGTAAATAATCATGAGTATGAGTTTTATTAGCCTTATTCTTTTGTAAATCTTTTAAATCAGTTAATACTTTCGGCTGTGCCATATTATCATGTCCTTTCTAGTAATTAATAGTTTTATCTAAAAACAACTTGAATAATGTTGTCAGAGATTCTTTTAATAACTCTATAACCCTTTTTGGATTTAATAGCTATTCCATTTTTACCAACTGAACAATATCCATTAATTTCACAAGTGCCGTCATCTCTTACTTTGATTTGACCAAGCATACCAACTACGCCCCATTCTTTACGTTCAGAACGTGGAAGATATTCCATATTTGGATCATAGTCAGGATTTAACTTGATATGTTTTTCAGTTACAGTTTTAGTCTTTGTTTCTATTTCACCAGTTTCTTCATTTAAAACTAATTCTTCTTTTTCTACTTCGACATCTTCATATTGTAGTCTATCGAATTCGTCTCTTATGTACATATCATTCCATGAATCTTCACAAGCATTACCAATAATAGATTGATTTCCAGAAATAATACCTACAATGTAATCATCATCTGGATTAGCTATTCTAATCTTATCTCCATCTAATGTAACAAATAAACCTATTCTATCTTCATTATCAGGATTTCCATCTTTCCATTCAAAGTATTCAGCATAGTCAGCACCTGTAGAGTTAAAAGCAGATAAACCATAAGATTTACCATCAAATGTTACTCTAAAAGCATTAGAACGAGATGAATCATTTGAACCATTTCCTATAACAAAAGCGTTGTTTGTTGCAGAAAATGCAGTTACGTTACCTTCACTCTTTTTGTTATATGTTCCAAGAACATGCAGCATGCTGGTTTCGGCAATCGTGTGATGTCCTTCAGCATGAGAGTAGCTTCCAGCTGCTTTAGTATACCATCCTTCTGAATGAGAACCATTACCAGAAGCAGTAGTATGATACCCTTCTGCATGAGCATGAATAGCAATTGCTCTACTAGCATATCCTTCAGCATGCGAAGACATTTGAGTAGCATAAGTGTCATTGCCTTCGGCGTGTGAATAAGGACCAGAAGCATAAGTATCATATCCCTCAGCATGTGAAAAATCACCTTTTGCTTGACATGAATATCCTTCTGTATGTGAACAATCGCCCTCAGCTTTTGTTTTATACCCTTCAGCATGAGAATAGTCACCAGTTGCAATATTTTCATATCCTTCAGCGTGTGAATTTTCTCCAATTGCATGTACACTATATCCTTCTGCATGAGAAAACATACCAGACGCGACATTAGCACAGCCTTCTGCATGAGAACACATACCAGATGCGATATTAGCACCTCCTTCTGCATGAGAATAATCACCTTTCGCTGCATTCATGGCTCCCTCTGCATGAGAAGCATCTCCAAAAGCGGCGGTATTATGTCCTTCGCAATGACTTGCTAGACCCCAAGATATACTAACTTTTCTATCTTCATCAAGTTCTTTCCAGTAGTCGTAAGCTCTATCAGCGTCATCGCCAGATAAAGCGGCATTATTCATATCTGCTAAATTAGAAGAAATCCCCTCAGCATGAGAAGATTCACCAGATGCTGTTGTTTTTTCACCCTCTGTATGAGATTTTTCTCCAAGAGCAACAGTATCATATCCTTCGGCATGTGAAGATTCACCTTTTGCTCTGCTATTAAAACCTTCAGCATGTGAGTATTTACCATCAGCTTTACTGCCAAATCCTTCAGCGTGTGAAGCTATTCCACTAGCAACAGCATTTTGTCCTTCTACATGAGAAGTTTCTCCAAGAGCTTTATTATTGCCTCCTTCAGCATGTGACTTTGCACCAGAAGCAACATTGGTTCCATAATCATTAAAAACTTCACCTAACGTTGAATTAGGATATATTTTTCCAACTAATCCAGTAATCATTGAAGCAGGATGTGTATTAGGATGTGTATAAACAGTATCTGTAAATTTAGCATTTGCAGGCACATTACTTAAAACTGTTTTACCATTAACTGTGTTAGCATTTCCGCCGTTAGCAGGAAGAGAAGATGGTCTTCCAGTAAGATTATTCCAAGTATGATCTGCAACATTTAACTTATTCTTTTGTAAATCTTTTAAGTCAGTTAATAGTTTTGGTTGTATCATGTACATATCTCCTTTTAAAGTCAAAATTATGTCAAATTAAATAATTATGTTTGTATAGCTGTTAATGTTTTTAATAGCTATAAGTAACTTTGGCCGTAATATGAGGCATCTAATGTATTTTATATTTATTATTTTTTTATCTATATATGTAAAATTGTTTAAGTATATTATTTATTAACATATGCTGTTATAGCAGCATCTGTATTAGATGCTTGGATAAACACACTAGAACTAAATGGAATAATCATTTCATAGATTTGATTTGTTCTATCTTGAAGATGTGCACATTGTCCTACACGTATCTTAGCCATTTTTGAAACACCATCAATAGTTATTCTTTCTATCATAGAATTTCCACCAGCTAAAAGAGTTAGTTTTAACAATCCACCTTTTGGATTAGAATAACTCCATCCATTTGCACTACTAAATGAAACATCTCTAAAAAAGACAATATCTTTTCCTTCAAAATCTCCTTTTGGACTATTTGCTATTTTACTTTCTAAATCTGCAGTTTTATTTTGTAAACCTGATAAACTATTTTCTAGGCCAGTCGTTTTACTTTTTAAACTTGATAAGTTATTCTCTAGTCCTGTTGTCTTACTTTGTAGACCTGATAAATTGTTTTCTAAACTTGATGTTTTACTTTGTAACCCAGATAGATTATTTTCTAAACTTGATGTTTTATTTTGTAATCCTGTTAAGTTGTTTTGTAAACCAGATATTTGTGAAATATCATGTGTTGCAGGATGAACATACACAGTATCTGTGAATTTAGCATTAGCAGGTACATTACTTAAAACTTGTTTATTATTAGTAGTATCAGAATTACCTCCATTTGCAGGAAGTGCAGCAGGTTTTCCTGCTAAATTAGCCCATGTATTTTCGGTCTTGTCTAGCTTATTTCTCATATCTGAAATTATTCTTGGTTCTGGCATAATACCATCCCTCTCTTATTTATATCTATAACTTATCTTCATAAGCATCTAGTCGTAACCGTAAATCATTTAGCTTAGTTTCTAAATCACTTATAGCTTGTGTATCTTCCTTTAAATATGTATAGTCGATAAATTCTCCACTTTCTAATGGTTTATTTAGTGTTATTTTATTTCCTTCTACTTTATAGTCTAAGTCTTTAAATAATCTTGCTCCTAACATATATACTTTTAGTTCTTTATCAACTGCATCTTCAACTATGTTAAAACTATCTACATTTGAAGTAGCATTATATCTAACATGTACTTCTTCAACAGGCATATCCATATTTAACTTGATGACAACATAATCTATATGTTCACCTGCTTCTAATGGAAGTGCTAGACGAATATCGCCACCTACTATTTCATACTCTTTATCTTCAAATAAACGAATTCCTAGTTGATAAACAACTACTTTCTTTTCATAAATGTCTTCTTTGATTTCAATCTCTGAAGTTGGTTTTGTAGCAACAAAACGATAGCGAGTACCTGTATAAGGTGCAAAACCTACATCGAAAGATCCTCCATTACCACCGCCAGCTTTTGCTAAATCATATACTTCATTAATAGCTTCAACCAAAGTTGTTTTATTTGATGTTTGAAGATCTGCTAAACTTCCTATGCGTGGTTTATTAGATAATTCTTCATAGTTATAACTAGAATGTGTAATTTTAACAAAGATTGATTCTCCTTTTTTTAAAGTAAAAGTAAGAGAAACTGTGTTTTTAGACAATGTAAAGTTTTCTACTTCATTAAGTCGTAATCCTTCAAAGTAAAACTGTGCTGTATCTGTTGTTGGATTATATATATCAGTAGGTATTACAAAACTAGTTACATCATTTTCTGCAGTAAATTGAAAACCACCATGACCAGTCATAAAGACATTCTTATAAAGATTACCAAACGCGTCGGCGTGAAAACCATCTACGGTATCTGCGTCAACTGTGTCAAATGTTGAACCTGTCCATATTAAATCTCTTATTGACATTTTAACTTGCCACCTTTCTATTATTTATTTTATACATAACTATATTACTAAATAATAATCTTTAATTAACAATCGCTCTTGCACTGAGTGGTTTAAAAAAATAAAGAAGATAGTAATAAAAAAATAAAAACCATGGTAATAAAAAAATATAGCTAAATTTTTCTCTTTATGGAGAAAAAAAATAATAAAGAAAGGAAATATAAAATGTTTATTGACAAAAAAAGAGAAGATTTTATCTATAAGGACTTGATGACTTCCATCCAAGAAGAGTTTGATCATTTAAATGATAAAATTAATAATATCGAAGGAAGTGAATGTGAAGACATTAAAGAACAAGTAAACACTAATGCAGAAGAGATTACTACATTAAAAGATAGCATGACCACATTAGAAAACAAAGTAGATGTTGATAGTGTATCAAAAGCTATCTCAGATGCAATAAGTGGTGCAGATGGAAAAATAGGTTTGCCAATAACCACAAATGATGTGGTTAATAGCTTTAATAAAACTCAAGATGAAATTAATAAATCATTTTATAAAGGTTTTAGTGCAGAATTTGTAAGTAATGGCGAAGACATTGTTATAAATGATGTAATTGGTGACGAAGTGTTCGGTGCTAGATTAGAGGGGCAAACTGTAAAGAATTATGCCACAGTTCATATCGATGGAAAAAACCCATCGAAATATACACCTTTATCATTTGATATAGAATTAAATAAAACATACACCATTGTATTTGAACAACTAAGTGGAGCATCTGATTATGGTTTTATTTGTTTAACAAAAGGATTCACGCGATTAACTACACCTTACAATGCCAAAATTCAAATATCTAATAAACAGCCAAACGGTGTTAGGTTTGGTGTTGTGCAAACAAATTATGCATCAGAAATTCCTACAAATGGTGAATTTGGAATAGAAATAAGTGGGATACCAGCTTTAGGTACAATATCAGATAAAATTATAATACTCGAAGGTGACTGTACAAATAAAATTGATTACTACACATTTGATTCTGTTGGCTTATCTTCAACTAAAGCAACTATAACAAACAACGGAGAAAAATATTCTTTCTACAATCCTATCATAGAGGGGAAAACAGTTGTTATGAGAACACCTAAAGGTACTAATAATTGGGTAGAGATTAGTGAGTTTGAAGAAAGAGATGTTGAACTCTATGATTATAAACTAAGCAGTCCTATTAATGGCTTAAACGGTACTTCTAGATTATGTGATTATATAGATAGATCTAGAAAGATAAAAGTTATTAATACGAAAGAAATTGTATTAGATGGTAGTCAGCCTATAAGTAATGCTGGTGTTATGTCAAATGTTTCTATTTTTAAAGTAACCGTTCCAGATATGCTAAACGAAAGAGGGGTTGGTATAATTGCGGCTACGATTAAATCAAGAGAAATACATAATAATCTAGAGGGTATTTATACTCAGTCAGGTTATATATATATTGGATTAAAACAAGATAAAGTAAAACCTAATATCAATTCATATTTACAAACCAATCCAATTACAGTACGTTATCAACTAGCAACACCAATCGAAGTACCACTCACAGATGAAGAATTTGAAGAGTATGAAAATCACAAAAAGGTAATTGAACTTGATGGAATAAAACAAACAGATTCAATATCTAAATCAAACAGCCTTAGCATTTTAGAAGATGGTAGTTGTGCTTATACGGAAAATATAATCACACTAAACGCTGAAAAATTAAAAGCTTATTTAGGAAGATATTATTTCAATAAGTTCATTAATGAAGATAAAATACAGTATAGATGTTTTATTGACGACTATCCTAGAGCCGTAAAAGAAACTGTATTTCAAGGTATTAGTACAAAAACTAATTTAGGGTTTGTAGACACAATCCAAGATAAGATGCACGGGTATGACTCCATTGGTAATAGATGTTCTGTAGTAAGAACCGCACCATCTATTATAATCATATTAACAGAGGAAAGTCTTCAACCAAAAGATAGATTAAATCCAACAAGAGAAGATTTTATAAATTATTTCAATAGAAATAGTGATTTAGAAATAAAAGTTATTGTTGAGCCAAAAACTACGATTATAGACAAATCTATTACGCCACCAGTTATACCAACTCAACAAAACAATGTTTTCTCATTCGGTGAAGAAGTTAAATCATCAAAAGCTATGGTAAAGGTTGCTACTGCAAAAACAAGTGATTTAAGTAAATTCAATGAGATCGAGTTACAAGTAAAAACAAATACTGCATCTATAAATTCACTTAGATCAACTGTTACAAATTATGGCACAAGACTTACAGCCTTAGAAACTAAACTAAATAACCTAAATAACTTAGTTGTTAGTTTGCAATTACAATTAGATGCCCATGAAGGTCAATTATAGAAAGGTGAGATTAAATATGAAAGAATTCTATTTAGCTATTAAAACAAAAGTTGAAACAGGAAACTATGTTTTAGACGATATGCACGAAGAGCTACAATTAGCTTATGAAAAAGGTAGAATTACTTTGGTTCAATATGAAGAATTAATAGAATTAGCTAATGATTCAATTAACTATGATTATGTAAAAGATAAATATCCTAGCCGATATGATTTGGACCAAGATAATAATTTAACCGAGCATGATGAAAGTATTACTGAATTATTTGAGATGATACTAAAATTTACAGCTAATACAATAGAGATTGAAAATGAAGAAACTAAATTAAATAGTTCTATTGTTAATAGCTATGCTAGATTAATAATTAAAGGTATAAAAGATTTATCAAGCGTACCAAATGTTATTGTAAAAGAAGTTGCTAATAAACTGATTGAACAAGATAAAACTGATTTGGTTGAAGAAAAAGACGACGATTTAGAACATTAATATTATAGTAAAACACATGTACTTAATAATTGAACATATATTTTTAGAAAAAGGAAGGAGCTAAAAAAATGTCATTAAATAATGTGCATTTAACAAAACAAGAAAAAACAGAGTTACTGAACAAAGTAAAGTTAAATGGTGCAGTAACAAATGTTAACTTTATAAGTAAAAACAATGCAGTGAAAACAATAGAAGCTACGGATAATGAAGGGCGTAAAACAAGTTTTTCATTATCTACAGACATGGACACAGACCACATTACAACTCGTACTGGTCATACAGAAGAAGAAAGATATACAGCATTATTAAGCCAGTTTGGTAAAAAGTATATAAGTAATGGCAGTGATATTACTGTAGAAAATGCAATTGAAAATCAAAGGGTGTTAGGTGCTAAGATTGAGGGGCAGACGGTTAAAAATGAGATATTAGGATACGGTAGAACAGACGATTTATATTGGTCTAATGCCACAGCAGGAAAAATATCATATTCTAACACATATTATTCTCTTGTTAATTCAAAATATCTTGTTTTGCGTGGTGCTAATTCTGGAGTAGTATCATCAAGTATTGATTTATCTAAAGATTATACTTTTATATTAGAAATTAAAGAAAATCCTTTAGAGAACTTTATGTTAACCACTCATTCTGGAGAAAATGTAATGATTGAAAAAGGGTTTACAGGTGTAAAGAAATTTACTGGAAAAATAAAAAGTGCTTCTCAGACTTTGATGAATGCTAGTAACACAATAACAGCTAGTGAAAAACCTTTTGTGTTTAGATTTATGCTTATAGAAACAAAAGATGTGGCAAATGTAAATTCATTTTTTACAGATAATATTAAATCAACCCAAGCTATCATTACAAACAACGGTGTAAAACATTCAATTTATGCAAATGCTGAAGATAAAGCTAATGGAAAAGTGATTGAATTGAGCGGAATTGGCGATGTTAGAAACACTTTTGAGATTAAAGAAGACGGTAGTGCTGTTTATACTAAAAGACTAGTAGAAAGGGTATTATCGGAAACCGATGTATGGTTGAAAGAAAGAACCGAAAATGATGTTTCTATGTGTTTTTGTCACCCAAAATTGGCAGGAGTAAAACCTTCAACAAAGAATATTCTATCCACACATTTTGTAACTAAGGCTGTTTACGGGCAAGGTGTTTTAACAGAAGGAATTGGTATGAGTGGTGATTATTTTTATGTAAGAATATTTAAAAATAAGTTAAAGACCTTAGATGTAGATAGTTTTAAGGAGTGGTTATCTTCAAACAAACTATGTATTGTTTATGAATTGGATAAACCAGTAGTAACACATATTCCAAAAGAATTAGTGCCAGCGATTCTAACAAAAACTACAAATGAATTTAGCTTTAGTGATGCAGTAAAAGCTACATCAGCAGAAATTACAGTGCCAGTAGATAATAAAGTAAAACTAGATGGTCAAGCAACAAGTGTTAATTTTATTAGCACAGACGGTGCAATAAAAACTATCGAAACTGTAGATAACGAAGGGCATAAAATAAGTTCTTCATTCGCTACTGATACAAACCACATTACAGACCGAGTAGGAAGAACACAAGATGTTATAAACCATGCGTTCTATAAGCACGCTTGCAAGGAGTTTGCAAGTAGTGGTCAAGATATTGTAATTGATGATGGATTAAATGGGTATATGTTAAGTGGTAAGTTAGAGGGGCAGACAGTTAAGAATGTACTACAACCAAGTGATTATAATAATACACATCTATATCCACAAGAAAAATTTGCAGATGACTACTATATTGTTGCAAATACAATGTTCCAAAATTTCAAAATACTTGATATAAAATTTGAAATCGGCAAAGAATATACACTTTCTATGGAGATAGTAGAAAATACCCTCAAGAAAGACGCATGGGGTGGGCATATGGCAACCCTTTTTAATTTTAATATTAAAGCTGGTCAAGTTGGAGTATTTCATGTAAAAAAAACAATTAAGACGCTAGATGATATTACAAGGATATTCTACTTTACTATGGCGGAAGGCTATGACAATAAAGTAGAAAAACTAAAATACAGATTTTGGGTAACAGAAAACGGTCATTCAGATACATTCTTCACAGGTCTATCTTCAACCCAAGCAGTCATCACAAATAATGGTGAAAAATATTCTTTCTATGCGAGTGAAGAAGATAAGGCACAAGGGAAAGTTATCGAGTTAAATGGAATAGATGCTAATGGATGGAATGATTCTGCAACACCACATGATAGATTAGAGATAAATGAAGATGGTAGTGGTATTTATACGCAAAATATTTTTAGGCTTAATGTTAAAGGTACAGAAACGTATCTAAGTCCTCTCAAAAGCAAGAGTGGAACTCATGTGATATACAGATTAAATATTACGCATCTTGTTAAGAATGTAAATACAGCTGCCATTGTTGATAAATATCCGTTCAAGCCTTGGATTAATGGATATGCAGGAAAGATAGATGAGACTTATGTGGGGTATGCAGATGCTAAAGTAATATGTATTTCACTACCAGTAGAAATTGCACCTACCGTAGATGCTTTAAAGGCATATCTTCAAGAAACAGGCGGTTTTGAAATGGTAGGTCAATTGAAAGAACCTATTACAACTCATATACCAAAGGAAGTGATGCTACAAATCATACCAACCTATGAAAAAAATACTTTCACATTCGGAGAAGGTGTGAAGCCTAGTAAGGCAACTGTTGCTTTACCTACATCAGACAATGTGAAAAAAGAGTATGACGTAACTTTGTTAAATAATTATACTCAAAATTCAATCAGATTTGCTCCTTCTGTAAGTTTAATGAAAGATGACAAAACGGTTAAAATTAGAATGGATTTGATTGCACCAAACACAGGAGTGAGTATAAACGTGTTTGCACTTCCTACAGAATTAAGACCTAAGACAAATACTAGGATTCCAGTATTTGTGAATCGTGT